ACAAACAAACAACCAATCATGTTCGCAGTTCAACCAACCTCATTCGTCACCTTTGATGAGTACGGTGCAGACTACACACCCACGATCGCTGGTGCCTATCGCATCGCCGCCATCAGACAGCAGGAACAAGAGGGAGACCAGATGATCTGGCGTCTCACCTCAGGGCAACCCATCCCATGGGTGAGGGTCTATGAAGACGAGGACATCTCCAGTGTGACAACCCAAGAGCTGGCACTGCTGGCATAGGCAGCGACCCCAAATCGACTACAATTCAGAAGTACACCACACAGGACACAGCATGAACGGATGGGCAAACCACGCCACCTGGAACGTCGCCCTTTGGATCGGCAACGATGAGATGATCTACCGTCACGCCAAAGAGAATCAGAACCTGGGCTACCGCAAGTGGGCAAAGCGTTGGATTGATGAGTACGGCGAGTACATCACAGGCGACGGCATCTCCTGGTTGTCTGACGAGGTAGACACAGACGAGATGGATGCGATGCTTGCTGAATTATGAACGACAAGCAACTCAAACGCCTCGCCAAGGTCAACGGATGGACTAAGCACCGCAACGGTGGCAGTCATGAGATCTGGAGACGAGGGACAGCGGAACAGATCACAATCCCTTACCGCTGCCGCTCCTTTGTCGCCAAGTCCATCGCCAAGCAACTGACAGCAGCATGACAGTATAGCACAGGGGGGGGACTGTATATTGCCCCCCTATGCCCCTTAGCGGTTGCGCCTAGCGAAAATCCATGGGTCCCTCCTAACCTACAAAAGTATCCAGACGACCGCTAAATATTTTTGAAAATGGTTTTTTAGAAACCTTGAAACCCAAAAAAATTTCCCAGTAAAAAAATGATGGAAAAAGTCGAGTTCAAAGATTTCGATAGTATAGTAAATAGATTTGATGAATTTTGCGATGACTTTGAGTCGCGAGCATCAGAAGCATTCATGAGAGGAGATCAAAACGATGGAAGAGTTGTTACAGCAGCAGCAGAAATTGGAGAGTCTACTCCTAAAGCTGTCCGAGAGATTGCAGAGCCTGGACCAACGGATATCGCAATTGGAGCGCCCGACGTTGATGTATCGCCGTCCTGAGGGAAGTGATTACGAGACTCTCTCAGAGACATTAGATTATCTGCATAATAATGTAGAGGGTATCAAGAAAGATCTTTTACAGGTTGCAAAGACAGTATAATGGCAGTTGCAATTGTTCCTTCATCGAATGTATTAGTAAGTGGTAATAATTTTGTATTACTTCCGAATCCCACGGTGCCATTATTTCAGACTACTGTTAGGAACGCAGTCAATCCAATATTATATGAGGTGATCGACCCAAGTCTTATGATCACTGTGCAGGCAGTGGGAGGGTGTCCTGATCCGGTCTTACCCGATCTAATCACAAGTATCACATTAGTCCCTGGGTCGGGTCCAGGGGGCACAGGGATTGGGAATAGTATAGTAAGTCTTATCGATATTGCCGAAGAACCCGTACCGAACATTCCAGCATTTAGGATGGGGAGTTGGGTTGAACCTAGGATGTTATATGGAAGTATTGCAGGTCCACCGAGTCCTACGATGGTATTAGTAGGACCATTAAGGGGATATTATGGTGAGAAATATTTTTACGACGCCGAGTACATGTATGCATCATATTATGCGGCGAGTCCTGATTTTACGGGAGAATTTTATGACACCATATCCGAGGGGATAGTACCTGAGGTAAATCGTATCACTCAAATTAGTTTATTAAATGGTAGGAAGTTTTTAGAATTAGATAATATACCGGAGGGCGCGACAGAATTAACGAATGATATGTTTCCACCTCCGGCGATTCCGATTAATCTAGAACAATTAGCGCCGATTGATGAATCTGATGTATTAACAGAAGGAAGTGATTATTTGGCATCATTTATACCAGAGATTAGTAGTTGGGTTAAATGGAAACCATCATTTATTGCTGTTATGCAATATAATTATACTTTAGTTGTAACTCATACGTGTCCACCATTTGTAACAACATTTAAAGGTACTATGTTAGTACAAAATAATTGGACTCCTGCGGCGAATCGATTGTCATACTACATAGATAGGCAGGTGGGTTTCTTAGATACACCTGACGGTAATTTCATTCCTTTAGTGTAATGGCGACATTAAGACCGGTAAGTAGACTAGGCGACATCACAACAGGACATGGGTGTTATTCCCCTTCAACAGGTGTTACAAGTGCTGCTACAGTATTTGCTAATGGAATCCCTGTTCATCAACAAACAAACGTGTTCACGCCCCATACATGTGGCGATGGTACTCATCCAGATGTAATTGTAGGTGGATCAGTAAAAGTTTTAGCAGAGGGGAAACCCATAGCACGTTTAGGTGATGCATTAGCACCTGGTGGTGCTTTGATGGCAGTTGCAAGTTGGAGTGTGTTTGCAGCAGGATAATTTTGTGGTATAATATAAGAGTCAATCAAATTTGAATTATGGCAAAGAGTAGAGTTGGTCTATCAGGTGCTGAGACAATTGAGTCTAAACCAAAGAGAACTCGTCAAGGACGAGGAAAGCATACCAAGTATGCAGCGACTTCACGTAACAGTGCCAAGAAGCGTTATCGTGGTCAAGGTAAGTAATGGCAGAGTATATTGAAAATATGTTTTCAATTCCCATCTTTCATTTGTATGCAGATGATTGGGAAAATAAAAAAGAAAGTCTCATTGCTTTATCCAAACTAAGTCAGTATGATCAGAAGGAAGGCGAGGGTTGTCGAAGTGATTACTACGATAAAGAGAAAAATTATTGGGAGGGTTTAGATTCTTTAATTTCTCCAGAAATTCAACGTTTTGTTGATCGTACTGGAGAAAATATGAGAGTACAGAATTATTGGTTTGAGAGATCTAGTAAAAATCAATCTCATTATGTTCATAACCATGGTGCTACTGGGTTTAGTGCAATCATGTTTATTGATTTTGATGAAGATGAGCATGAAGCTACATTTTTTCTAAGTCCGTTTAATGAATTTAAACAAGGATTACATCAAACATACCAACCAAGAGATATTAAAAGCGGTTCTGTACTTTTCTTTCCTTCAGTAATAAATCACTTTACACTACCAAATACGAGTGATTCTGATAGAGTTATATTATCTTGGAATATGGAGCATACTAACCCAATGCCATTTACTCCAGTGGTAGAAGAAAAAGAAGAAGAAAAACCTCCTAAACTTAATATTACTTACGTATGAATTTAATTTGCAATCTTCCTGCAGAGAAAGTTTGGGTTCGTAGAGAATACTTACGAGATCATCAAGACGGACATGGGGAGTTTGTTGAGGGCGTCTGGGTAGCTGCTAAAAGTATACCTGGACGTGCTTTTTACTTTGAGACATACTTGCCTTCATATGGTGCGATGTATGACAAACTACCCATTAGTGCGTTTGTACGATCCCCCGAAACCCCAGTCATAGACATGAGTTTGGAGAATCTACAATTTTGGAATTGTATGGATTATGGTGTCATGGCAATCAACAAAGGATTTGTCTCATCAATGGACTGTGAGGTCTTTACTAGAGATCATGGTTTAATGAAAGGACAATATTTGTTTACACTTGATAACTACCATGCGAATCCAGATGTAATAGATAATAATGTAAGTGAGGTGCCACAAGAGCACAAATCGCATAATTGTATTGCGTTAAACAATGGTCAGTATGCATTGTATCCTAATAACAGGATGCGTCTGTATGACCTCTCTATTACCCCAGAGGAACCCAAGTTCCCTGACTTTAAAGTATCTACCATAGAATACCAAGTAGAGGCAGGAACGGACTGGGGACGCCTAGGAGACACCGATGATTATTTTTGGCAAACACAAAAGGAGAAACAAAATGGGACACCCTAACCACTTAGACGGATCAGTTGACAAAGGTGAAGACTTTGTTAACGAAGGTATGACACTCATCACCGAGACTGATAGTGATAAGTATCTGAACATAGCAGCAAAGCGTAATCGCAACAAAGCAAAGAATCAAGATATTTTTGATTCTCAAGAATGGGCGGATGGATTCGTTGGTAAGTGATAAATAGTAACAGCCTATTGCTGTGTCTAAATGCCAACCTTTGAGACATTCAAAGATTTGAGTATTACCTTTAAAAAGCATCCTGTAAGTGATGATTTAGTGGTAGTAAAAGATAAAGCAGCTATTGTTCAGGCAATAACTGCTTTACTTCTTACAAACAAAGGAGAACGACCATTTCAACCTGATTTAGGTTGTGATATTCGCAGATCTTTATTTGAACCTCTAGATTATGCAACTAGTGGTCTTATTCGTTCTCAAGTTCTAGATGTTCTTGGTAAATATGAACCAAGAATTGAAGTTGAGGACATCAGAGTATCTCCTGACGAACAAAATAATGGTTATGATGTTGAATTGTATTTTACCATTGTGGGTAGAAACGACGAAGTAATAGCAACAGAATTCTTCTTAGAGCGTACTCGATAATGCCTTATACTCAGGTTGCTAATCTAGATTTTGAAGATATCAAATCTGCTCTAAAAGATTATCTTAGAGCGACATCAGATTTTACTGACTATGATTTTGAGGGATCTGCTTTTTCAGCTCTCTTAGATACACTTGCCTATAATACCTATTATACGGCGTTTAATACCAATATGGTAGTCAATGAACTATTCATTGATTCAGCGACCTTGAGGGACAACGTAGTATCCATTGCGAAGCAATTAGGGTACAGACCGAAGAGTGCTTCTGCCCCAGTCGCTTATATTTCTTTTACAGTAACGTATGCAAATCCTACGAACGATACAGAACTCCTATTAAAGAAGGGAACCGGATTTGTTGCAAACTATGATAACACTTTATATCAGTATGTTGTACTGAACGATGCAAAAGGACAAATATCAAATGGTGTCGCGACATTCACTGATGTTCCTGTCTATGAAGGAACACAAATCGTCAACACATTTACAATTAACACATCACTAAAGAATCAAAAATTTGTTCTTGATAATGAAAAAATAGATACAAACACTATTGAGGTTAAAGTATTTCCAACCGGTAGTGGTTTTAGTGAGTTATATCAAGTTTCTGAAAACATATTAGAAATTGACGGCGACTCTAAGGTAGTCTTTCTAGATGAAGTAGAAGATGAAAGATATGAAATTATTTTAGGTGATGGTGTCTTAGGTAAGAAACTAGAGAATGGCGCTAGAGTTGAAGTCTCTTACATCAAAACAAATGGTTCAGAATCAAATGGAGTCAGAACGTTTATCTTTTCTGGTGTACTAGAAAATGCGAATGGTGCATCACCACAAAGTATTACGACATCTATTACTAATACAATTGCGTCTAGTGGTGGTGAAGAAATTGAATCAACTGCAAAGATCAAATTTAATGCCCCAAAATCTTATGGGACACAGGATCGTGCAGTAACAGCACAAGACTACAATGCTATTATTCGTAATATCTACCCATCCGTAAGTGATATTATTATTTTTGGTGGCGAAGATCAAGAACCACCCGAATATGGTAAAGTATTCATTGTATTAAAACCAAATGATGCTGCTTATCTAACTTCACTGACTAAAAAAGATATTACAGATAAATTAAAAAAATATATGGTTGCTTCCGTGCAACCTGTCATTGTAGATCCATCGATTTTGTATATTGAGATATCAAGTAAGATTTTCTATAATGGGTTAATTACTGACGAAACACCAGCACAGATTAGGGACAAAGTAATTGGTTCTGTTCAATCTTATCTTGATACATCAGGTCTAGAGAAGTTTAATAGTACATTTAGATACAGTAAAATCGTTGGTGTAATTGACGATACAGAACGTGCTATTAATTCAAATCTCACTTCAGTAATGATGAGGAAAGATTTTTACCCACAATTGAATTCATCATTCTATTATGAGGTATGTTTCCAAAATACATTTGCCGAAGACTGTGATGATCCGGTCATGACATCTACTGGATTTAGAGTTACAGAATATCCAAATTTTGATGTTTATTTGGAAGATAGGGATGGCAAAATTGTCCTATATAGATTGGACTCTCTAAGTGGCGAAAAAGTTGTTCTCGACAGCGAAGTTGGTGAAATTAATTATGCTAAAGGTGAAGTCATACTTTACAGTTTGACTATTATTCGAGGTTCTACTTTCGACAACCGCATTTCAATTAGGGTAAAACCATTAACTAACGATGTCAAGGCACTCCGCGAGGTTTATCTTGATGTAGATGTATCAAATTCCAGTTTCGTTGCTTACAAAGAGTAATTAAATGAACGTAAAGACGAAGAGAATCTCAACCCTTATCGAGTCGCAACTCCCAGAGTTTATTGCTACTGAGTATGAGTTGTTTGGGAAGTTTATAAAAAAGTATTACGAATCTCAGGAAATCCAGGGTGGTCCTTTGGATGTCATCAATAATATCCAAAAATATTCTGATATTGATTTTTACGAAAAAAATATTCTCAAGCAGAATGATAAGTTAAGTACTACAATTTCTTCTGCAGATACTACTATTACTTTATTGGATGCTAGTTCATTTCCAAAAAATGATGGATATGTAAGAATTGATAATGAAATTATTTTTTATAGAAATAGAACAGATACACAACTATTAAATTGTGTTAGGGGTGTTAGTGGTAATACTAAACTAGGAGATCTATACGAAAACAGTAGTTTTGTTACTACTGAATCTGCGGTTCATAATGCCAACAAAGAAGTTTATAATGTTAGCAACTTATTCTTATATGCGTTCGTAAAAAACTTTGAAAACCAATACTTGGGATCATTTCCAGAAAAGTATTTAAAAGGTGAAGTTGATAAGAGAACTTTAATTAAGAATATTACTCAGTTCTACAAATCAAAAGGAACAGATAGTTCTATTAAGTTTGTATTCAATACAATCATTGCTAAGGATACTGAAAATAAACCAGAAGTATATAAACCAAGAGATTTTACATACAAGGCATCCGAATCAGATTGGATTAATGTATATGCATTAAAAGTAAAAGTTATTTCTGGTAATCCTACTGACTTAATTGGATTACCAATTGTACAATCATCTGATGATCAAATTGGATATGCATCTGCAACTGTAGATAATGTATATGCAGATGGTACATCAGATGGTGAACAAATTTGGAACATTGTACTAGCACCAGAAACTGTTAATGGATCATTTGAGATTTCTACAAAAACAAGATTAGAAAAAGCAATTGGTAGTGGAGACGGCGCTGGAACTAAGATAAACGTATTTTCTACGGTTGGTTTAGATTCTTTTGGTAAAATTTTAATCAATAGTGAGATCATTGAATATGATGATAAGAATGTAGTTCAGTTCAATATTTTAAAAAGAGGAGTACTCCCAGAAAATCATGCTGTAGGAGATTCTGTATACAAACCAGTTATTATTAATGGTACTGGTGTTGAATTACTGACCCTTGGAGTAGTATATAACTTAGAAGCGGTAGATGCACAACCATTTGCTTCTGTTGATGATTCTATTGAAATTTCAAATCCAGGATTTGAAACTGATAATCCAAAAATTGTAGAATTTGGTACGAATGTATCGAGATGGATTTTTGATACTGGATCTGCTGTAACCTCACAAACAAATCCAAATATTACATCTAGTTTAAATGATGTACCTAATAATGTATCTGCTATCTTTGAAGACGATCAATATTACTATATTACAAGTTCCAGTTTCCCCTCATATAATATTTTTGATGGATCAAAACCAGAACAAACTTTAAATGATCAGAAACTTCTGAAAATTATAAGAAAGACTTCTGTTATAACAACAGAAGTATATAAAACACCAAAGCGTGATGTTGGTCTGTTAATAAATGGTGTTCCTCTCTATAGTTTTAGAGATAGTGAAAGTCTTCGTTATGGAAAACTAGAAGAAATTCAAGTTAGTTCGAGGGGAAGAAATTATAAGAGACCTCCTTTTGTTCTTATAGATGGAGTTCCGAATAAAGCAACTGCATTCCTTAATGGTGAAGTAGTTGATAGAATCGAAGTAAATACCGGTGCTATTTTTACAAGGACACCAAATGTAGAAATTGTTTCTGGTCGTAAAGCAAAAATTCGTGCTGTTGTAACTGGCGGTAAAATTACAAGTTTGGTTATCGACAATCCAGGCGAATTTTACTCTAGTGCTCCAATTGTACAAATTAGAGATCTTTCCGGAAGAGGAAGATTTGCAGAGTATATTGCTATTGTTGATACCGAAGGAAAAATTACAGGATTTGAACAAAAAAGCGAAGGTAGTTTTTATGTACAAGAAAATGTAGTGGTAGACATCCTTACCGTTGGTGAGGGTGCTACATCAACTCCATATCTCAAAGAATGGAACAAGAATAGATTCGTATCTCTTCAAACTGAGTTAGACACAGAGTTTGGATATGTATTTGAAAATTTCGATAGTATTCAAAATTATGGATATGGACAAATTGCAAACCCTAAAAAATTACGTGTTTCTTTAGGTGATAACATTGATAGTGCTGGAGCAGAACCAACTGTTAAAACTCACTCTCCTATTTTAGGATTCGCTTATGATGGAAATCCAATCTATGGACCATTTGGACATCAGGACCCTTTAAATTCTAACTCTTCTATTGTAAGAATGACTTCAAGTTATTCTCTAACAGGATCTAGAACTGCAGGACCTTCACTAGCACAATATCCTTTGGGTTCTTTTGTAGATGACTATACTTATAGTCATAGAAGTGGTTCATTAGATAAGAATAACGGAAGATTTTGTATTACTCCAGATTTTCCTGATGGGACTTATGCTTATTTTATTACTATTGATAGTAATCAAGTACCACAGTTTCCATATATTTTGGGAGAAAATTTCTACTCTCTTCCAGTAGATAGTAACTACAACTCACCAATCAATCACAACGATATTCCAAAATCTGCTAAAAGATTTTACACTGCGGGTATGCCAGGAAATGGCGCTGGTCTTTTAGCAAAAATTTCGGATGTTAAATCTGGTACTGTTGAAAGTGTTTATGTAGAGGATTCATCAGACAACTTCTCAGTTAATTCACAACTATTCTTTGATAATTTAAATACCGAAGGATCTGATGCAGAAGCAATCGTATCGGAAGTACAAGGAAAGACTGTAAGTTATCTACAAAGTAGAGAAAACAAAGTAGTAAAACTGACTACTATTCAGAATGCATATCTTTTTCAAGATGATATTTTAACACAACCATCAAGTAGTGCTTCTGGTCAAATTGTAGGAACTGTAAGAAATGATAATGTTATTGTTCTTAAAAATGTTTCAGGAATATTTGATAATACCGGAACTTTTTCTGCTGCGACTAAAACATTTATCTTAGTATTAGATCAGGACAGTTCATATACTAAAGGTGCTATTTTAAGTCTCACCGATGGAATTAATATTCCAATTGCTACAGGTGAAGTTTTAGAGGGAACTAGCAGACAAAATACTGTACAGATTAAAGTTCTTACTGGTACTTGGGGTCTCGATGAAGATTATTTCTTACAGTCAAATAATCTATTCAATACTTCTGGAACTAAGATAACGGTTATTACTTCACTTAGTGATAACTTAGAACCATTTGAGGTTAATCAAAGTGTTGCATTGATAGAAACTGATGCAAACCATGGTCTTGGTGTTGGTGATATTGTAAATATCGATATCAATCCAGATGATACAACTAAAACAAAAACTTACTATGTAAGAAAAAGATTATATCAGAATGTACAATTTAGATCTTTTTCTAGCGAATCAACAATTAATTACAGTGGTGTAGGAAGATTTACTAATTTAAATGGTGGTGCTGATTATACTGAAGGTGTGTATACTAACATTCCTTTAACTGGAGGGTCTGGAGAAAATGCTACCGCAGCTATTACTGTATCTGCAGAAGGAGTCGTTAATGATATTCAATTAGAAGATGGTGGAAAAAATTATAGACGAGGAGATTTCCTTTCGGTTGATGATGATCAGTTAGGAAGATCTGGAGCATCCTTGTCTACTGCGCGTCTAACTCTTTACGTTGATCATTCTGGTGTTGGATCTCAATCATCTCAGATGAGACTTGCTAGTATTGATGGGTTCTCTGATGGGGATCTAATTAAAGTTGGAAGTGAGATTATTGAAATTTCTTCTATTACTGGTGATGTTCTTAACATTATTAGAGCACAAGAAGGAACAGAGGCAGTAAATCATTTTGATGGTGGGTTAGTACAGTTATACAAACCAAGATATAATTTCACACCGGATTTTCCTTTAACAAATACCAATGGAACTGGGTATATCAGATCATACGATCCAGATACACAAAAGGCAGTCATTGTATTTGATTATGATATTAATTTTGCTGATGCTACAAAAGTTGTAAATAGCACGTCATTTTTTGATACCAGTAGTCCAAATAGATTAGTACGAGTTCAATCAGTAGAGACTGCGGCATCTAAGTTTGAGATTTCTTCTGATAACATTAACTTTACACCAAATCCAGATTTAGATATTCAGGAATACTACAAGTATATTTTTGATACATCACACTCTTCAATGACTGGTGTCGAATTTAACTTAAGTCCAAGTAGAAATTATAATTTATTAACTCTTGAGCAAATTGTCTCATCTGTAGTTCCAGGAAATGTTGGATCTTTCGTTGATGTCAAATTTGGATTTGGTTCTAGATTAGCACAAAATAATTACAATGTCAAAAAGAAAACTAATTTCTCAAGTTTTTATTATTTTGATAAAAATAGTACTGTAGATGCAGAAGAAGCAAAATTAAATATTATACAGGATCCATTACAAGGAAATACAACTGTAAATTATGTAACATCTAATAGATTTGTTTATGATATTTCATCCACACCACTATGGGATGGTTCTGGGGATATTACTTATACAACTACAGGTCAATTTGCTGTTGGAAAGATTAATCGTATTGGTATCATCAATTTTGGTTTAAATTATAAAAAACTTCCTGTTATTACAGGAGTAGATACTAATAAAGATTTTAGAGGTGAAGCTACAGTAAGATTTGATAGTTCCACAAATACTATTATTGGGGTAGATATTGAAAATAAAGGTTCTAATTATGTAAACCCAATAACAGTTATCACTGATGGTGATGGAACTGAGGCAAGATTTAATACTGTTGCTAGAAATGGAGAATTGTTCTCTATTACTGTAGAAAGTCCTGGAAAAAATTATACATATCCACCTACAGTTAGAATTATTGAAGGTGCTGTAAAGTTATATGCTAGCAGCAGTGAAATTGGTATGCCAAGAAGTGTATCGATCATCCGGAATGGTGGTGCATATCATTTAGACCAAACAGTAGCATCTAAGATTACTTCTAAGTATGCTATTAGTTTAACTAATATTTCCGGAGATTTCCAAAAGGGAGAAGTAGTAGAGCAAGTTATTAATTCGGTAGTTGTCTTCAGAGCATATGTTTCTGAGTGGAGATTTGGTTCTAATATTCTAAAGTTAGAAGATACTTTTGGTATTATTAGAGAAAATCTTCCTTTGTATGGAAGAGCATCTTTTTCTACTGGTGTAGTAAAATCAGTATACTTAACGACTTTCAAAAATCAGATTACAAGTTTTTATGATAACTTAGGATTTTATACTTCAGATAAGGGTAGGTTAGGAGTAGCAAATCAAAAACTAACTGACAGTTTCTTCTATCAAGACTATTCTTATGTCGTAAAATCTAAGACTTCTATTGAACAGTGGAGAGACCTAATAAAATCTACCACACATCCTGCCGGATTTAAATTATTTGGACAGGTTGATATTGAAGGAGATGGCACCATAAAGATGCCAAATAATCTCAAAAATAAAGCAAGTCATTTTACTTCAATTCAACTTTGGGATCCTGATAAAAATAAAATTACAAGTGATATAAAGCAAAGAGTTGTAAGTCAGACTATACAAAGAGTAGAAAATACAAGAATACGAAAAGGGCAAGGTTCGGCCGCGACATCCGAGTTTAATTTTAATGAAACTCGTGGATTTGATTTTACTCTAGGTTCTTCTTTTGATGGATACTTTGATACTGATGGTAGATTACAAGGAACTACTACATTTACACTATTCGATGATTTAGGAGCTCCTTTCTTTCCTGTTAGTTCTAAAAATCTTATTATTACTTTAGATGGTATTTTACAAGAACCAGATGTTGCATATACCATAAATGCAAATCAAATTACATTTGCACAACCTCCACTTGGAAATAATGTAAAACTAACGGGTCAAAGTTCTGGTGCTGTAACTTCTTATAATGGAGTTAAATTCTACGGTAGAAACTTTAGTTTCAATCAAAATCAATACAATCAAAGATACATTAGGAAGATTAGAAATATTTTCCAAAGAAATGGAAGATGGATTGATGCAGCTAATCAAATCGAAAGAAATAAAACTTTTATTATTCGCGAAACACTTGGATATGCACAAGCAAACTATTCTGTAATTGATTGGAGAACTAAATTAGATGATTATACAGGTGATATTGGATACATTTTAGATGCTTACATTCACGATTTAAGATTTGGTGGAAATGCCAAAGTAGTAAATTATGCAGAAATATTTGCAAATACTGATTATATTAGTAAAAACAAAACAGAATCTTTAGACATCTATAATTATGCAACTAGACTCGCAAGAATTGCAATAAGAAATTGGGATTATACTGATCCAACTGTTTCATATCTACAGGGTTCCACCAAAATTAACGTTACTAATAGCAACGATTTGGCAATTGGAATGCATGTCAGTTCTGGCAGAGCATTTCCACTAGGAACTAAAATTATTGCAATTGATAGTTTAACAAGAGTTACAGTTGATTCTCCTGCTTTATCGAACTCTGGTTCTTCTGGTGGTGCATCAGTAGCAGAAACTAATTTGGATGGTTCTTCTGGTGGTCAGGGTGGATTTGTTGTTCCCACTAGTGTTGCTAGCATCTTACCAGGAAATACTTTTTCAGTAGAACCAGGAGATGTAATTGTATCTCCGTTATCTTTCTCTGGTATTGAAAGTGCTACGTTTTATCTAAGTGCTATTAATACCGGTACTTTCTATGACGCATCGAATTTAATTTCCAAAAATATTCAGTTGATTGCTCAAAAATCAATTGAAGATGCTGATAATATTATGAATAATAAGTATGGAATACAATATCTAGAATATACAAATTATACACAAAATCATTGGTATAATTTAGAACAATATATTAATGCTGTTGTATATCATTTTAGGTTTGGCGGAAACTCAAAAATTACTTCTTTTTGGGAGAAAGTTGATTTTAGGATTCCAACAAACACAACGATTGGATTGCCATCGGGTGATACTGATTTAGGGAACGGACAAACTTTCCAGCAATATCATGAAGAGATGCATGCAACTGCGTTATTTGCCGCTACCACTTACATGGTTGATGCAATGCGTAATAATCTGACTGTAGCATCGGATGATTACTCAAATCTAAACTTAGTACCATTTATTGACTCTGCTGTTGCGGCAGATACACAGTTTCCTTTCTGTGTGGAAGTAGAATCTGCATTGCAAACAATGCAAGATATTCTTTATGCATCTATAAAGTATGATTCTAGCACAACATATACAGGACCAGTAGATCCTACACCAGAAAATGAAAACAAAAAAGGATACTGGACTCAACTAATAACATATTCAAACTACAATATTATTCCTGATACGCAATATCCAGTAGGAGAATGCAATGATGTAATTTCATCTGTTGATTTGTTCTTGGATAATATAAAAGATATTTTTGACGACATTGATATAGTTCTAACTACACCAGACTATATTGATGGAGAAACAAAATCATTTGACTTATATTGGAGTAATGGAGATCCAGTAATCAGCGAAAAAGACGAGAATCTTTTATTGACTATTAATGCAGTTTTGCAAGAAACTAAATTTAATGCTTCATACCCTGGTGATGATTCATACTATATCGATAGAACTGTTGTACCAAATAAATTAGTATTTGATGTTGCTCCTATTTGGGATCAGGATGCGGGTGCAAAAACTCTTGGAGAACCAACTGCAGTTGAAAAAGTTGCTGGCGTTGGTATTGGTAATTATAAAAGATTAACAATTGATAAAAATTTAGTCAATAATGTAAGGTCTAGTCCATTCTTGATCTTAGATCTGGAAGATTTAACTGTACAAAATATTGATGAACCAGACTACTTACTAGTATTTGTTGATGGAGTTCTACAAGTACAAGGTGATAGTTACACTGTATCTGGTCCCAATATCTTCTTTACATTTCCGATTACAAAACAAATGAAGGTTGACATGCGCTACCTTTATGGTAGAGATGTTGGTCAAATCCTAAACATCTATGATTATAATCCTGATGTATACTATGCACAATCTAAAGTTAGATTAGAGACTACTTCAGGAATGAGCGATTTTGTTGCTGGAGTTTGGGCAGGTCCATATAGAGGTAGTGCTCCATTACAAATCGTGCAATTTGCACCTAACAATAAGTTAATTGTTATTGGTCAAATTAAAGATTATAGCATTACTGGTAACACTTTTGATATTAGTGTTTTTGGTAATAAAGCAGCGTTAGATCCTACATTGGATGTTGTATTCGTTGTAAAAGGACAGTATAATTACTATACATCATTTACTATTGATTATTCACAATCTTCAATTACATACGAAACAGATGAAAATGGTAGACTTCTTTTAAGGGGCAATGATCAAGTTTGGCGTGGTACATATTTAAGAAACACATATAAGAATCCATTCCTGAGTCTTTCTAATAATACTAAAATTAGAGTAGAAGGTCAAGAAAATTTCAGAAAAATCAAAAAACTGCCGGGACAGTTAACTACCAAAGAAGAGAGATACGAAGAATCATTATCCAATTCATATTATGGTTTTGTTGAAATTGATTCGTATAATGGTATTACTAGAGGTGAAGGTCTCAGTATTGTTGCAGAAATCCAAAATGGTTCTGTTGTAGGTCTAACTTGGAATCAACGTAGTTATGATCCTATTACACAACCTACTGCATATCAATATTATACTCCACCAGTAATTAACTTTGTACCTAGAAATGGTAATGGTGGTGGTGCATCTGCCAAGGTTCTTGTAAGTAAAGGTCAAGTCATTAGTGTTGATCTTGTTAGTGGTGGTAGTGGGTATACTGAAGCACCACAAGTAATCGTTGCACGTAGATATGATGTTCTAGAAGAAACAGATATTGGCGTATCTGTAATTAATTGTGGCATTCATCAGGAAGCAATTCTTACAACGTCTGGATTCTCTACTGTTTCTATCTTAGGCAATGCACTTTCTGGCGTCAATACATTTACGTCTCTTCTGTTTAACAGTCCAACTGATGTTAGTAAGAAAATTTCCGCAGAAATTCAACTTGTAGAAGCATGTAGTCAAGATCTATCTGCTGGTTTAGTAGGACCTCTACTCAAGATAGATGACTTTTTCTATGATGATACTATTCCAGGAACTCTGGTGTATGAGAAAACACAAGTTGATATTACTGTTGCCTCTCTGTCTCAGAATCTCAATGTATTCTCGATTGATACTTCTAGACAAATTACAACAACACTATCCAACTTAATTAATAATACCGCATTATCTAACACAAATTACTATGAAGTTGCGGCATTCTTGGATCTTCAACTTGATCCGGGTGAAAATATTATTTACATTGCTGATACAACTAAGTTCAAATCTAATGGATACCTATTAATTGGAACCGAAATTGTACGTTATTTACGTAAGATAAATGATCGTTTCTTGGCGGTAGAGAGAGCTCAGAAGGGCACTACCGAACAGACATGGGTAGCAGGAACTTATATCAGACAAATTCCTGATCCAGTATCTGCAGTATACTCTGGCGTCATTGCTGTTGAATCCGAATCTCAAGTCATGACTTTGAGAGGCGGTTCCGAAATTGGAGGAACTGAAAGGAAATATCAACAACAAATTATTACTCCAATCAACACAATTCAAAATACGCATAGAGTAATTGAATTTCAGTTGCAGATTGGTGTTACCATTGATAGTTCTTTCTCCATATCAACTCAGGTCAAGTATAAACTTGAGCAACCACATACTGCGGTTACTCCATCATCATTATCATATCAAGCAACTGTAATTTCTGCAGAAATTCAAAATGTAAGTTCGCAGTTTGTTCAAAAAGCATCTACCGAAGTATTAATTATTCCTCCAGCAAGCGGAGTTGTTGATGGATATAGAGAAGTTATTTTCATTACTGATCCAATTGAAACAAGAGTAAATGGATTTGTGAATATATCAAATGATTATGGTGTAACTAGAAGAGATAACACAACTATCTTTGTTACTAATTCTGTATCTGGTGTTTCATCAGAATATATTGGTAATTACACCAGGACCAATGTTGGTCCTACTATAGGAAACTTCTATAATTCATATGATAGTGGTACTGCAGATGTATCTGGATTAACTATTGAGATGCTTTCCGCATATTATGCGTCATTAACACTACAAGATTTTGTTGATAGAAAAGATTCTAGTTATACAATTTCTGGAATTAAATTCAATCTAGGAAATCCATCAATTCAAAATCCTGTTACCTTGATTTCTTCGTCTAATCCTCAAACTTCTATTGTTGGATATCCATCTATTTCGGTTCTAAATACTGTATACTTCCCGGATTCTGGTTATCTATTCAGTGATGATGGAAGTGTAATTCAATACACTTCTAAAACTACTGTTTCTTTTGAAGGATGTACTCTACTAAGAGGACCAGATATTCTTACAACATACTCACAGGTAGTTCCGTTTACAATTTAATTAAAACGGTATAAATATAAATAACACAGGCACAAACCTTACGTCGGAACAGAAAACCAATGGCTGCTATTATCTCAGATAAGTTTAGAATTTTTAACGCTAAACAATTCCTGGAATCTCTTACTGAAGGTCCTTCCGACACTAGTACAGAGCGATCGAGGATGTATTTCTTTGTGGGTCGTCCGCAACCATGGAGAGCATACTTAGAAGTATACTCCAAGAGCTCCACCAATTTTACTGTTGGTAATGAAGTATTCGTTGGAACATATGGTTCCTCAGCATTCCGTGCCACCGTTGCTGCAGTTTACGATAGTGCTCTTTATCTTACCGACGTTTTTGGCAGTAATGGAACTAACTCAGTTCCTTCCACTGGAGATACTCTTTTAGAAACTGCTGATGCAGGATCTACTACGACAAGTGCCACTGCTAAAACGGGAGTTTACCGTTATGCAACAGAAGAGATTCCGCCGCTTCCTTTGGATAACCAAAGAGAAAAAATTAACATTTATGACGAAATTATTGCTGCCAAGCGTATCACAGACGCTTTTGCAAGAACCGTCATCCGTCGCTATAACTGGGACGTAGTTGCAAACCCCAAATTTGACATGTGGAAGCCTGATTACTCTGACACCCCAGGTGGCGGTGGTCAAGTAGGTAAATCAAGTGCTACTGGTCAAACTTCAATTGCAGATTCTAAGTTCTATGTAATGAACTCAGATTACGAAATCTTTAAGTGTCTCTATAATGGTGAGACTCCTTCTAATCTATCAGGTCAAAACGCAACTGAAGAACCCCTAACTTCTGGCGGAAATTATGACGCTGCAACTGGCATTTACACAGAAACTAGTGGTGCTGGTTATATCTGGAAGTATATGTTCACCACCCCAACGGATGATGTTCTAAGATTCTTATCTTCGGACTTTATGCCGATTGTTCTTCCTTCAAATAACTCACGTACCAATGTTACAGCATTAGCAGTTGCTGGTGCTGTTGATGTCGTTCTAATTGAAGATGGTGGTTTAAACTTACCTGCTTCACAAACTCTATACTCTGCTATTGTTGGAGACGGCACTGGCGGTGTTGTTGAGTTTGCTACAGATGGTTCTGGCACTATTACTTCTGCAAGCATCCAATCTCGTGGGTCAGGTTATACTTATGCTAGCGTACTTCTTGCTAATGGCAACTTGTTCTCTGATGCTGGTCTAACCACTGCAGTTGGTACTCCTGCAAACGCAGTTGCTGCTTTAGAACTAGTTTTACCTCCTCAAGGTGGTCATGGTTCGGATCATGAACTAGAACTCAATGGTAAGCGCGTGATGACTAATATCCGCTTAACTTATTCAGAAGGTTCTGGAGATTTCCCTGTTGATAACGACTTCCGTCGCATTGGCATCATTAAGGATCCATTAAACTTTGGAACTACCGCATTTGCAACAGCAGATACACTAAGTGGTCTAAAAGCAATTAAGATTAATGGAGCAACTGCTGATTATATCCCCGATGAAACTATTACCCAAACAGTAACTGGTGGTACTGCATATGGCACAGTTGTTTCTTGGACTTTGGATAGTGGTTCGGTTGTGAACGGCGTTCTTAAGTACATCCAAACAGTTGACACACATGTTGATCAGGGTGTTGTAAGAGCATTTGAAGCAAGTGGATCTAACGCTGTCTCCGGTGGTTTATCTGCTGCTGCTGGCAATGTAGACACTTCATATACCGGTGCGCTTTTAGGATCCACTTTCCAAACTGGTCTAGATTCCGCTAATCCAGGTGCTGGTGGACTGGCAACTCCAGAAATCAAAAATAACTCTGGAGATGTAATCTACCTAGAGAACCGTCGTTTGATCACTCGTGCTCCTGACCAAATTGAAGATATTAAACTAGTCATCGAATTCTGATCGAAATTAAATAACTTTAAATCCCCTGAGATACCTCGGGGGATTTTTTTTATCTCTATAAATACTAAGGACAAAGAATGCTAGTATTTGGCGGAAAACGATGCCACAGAAGACAAACCTTAATGTAACTCCTTATTACGAGGACTTCGACGCAAGTAAGAATTTTTATAAGATTCTATTCCGTCCTGGATACTCTATCCAGACTAGAGAACTAACTCAATTACAATCTATTCTTCAGAATCAGGTTGAAAGTTTTGGTAAATATGCTTTCAAACAAGGAGACTTAGTTGTTCCTGGTGAAATAGGTTTTAATACAAAACTAGACTACGTTAAACTCTCTTCTGTATCAGAAGTTGCAGTAAACGAAGGCAATAGTATTGTCTACAAAAAATATGATATTAACCAATTGGTTGGATACCAATTAAAGGGTATTAGTTCTGGTGTTATTGCAACTATTTTAGAAGTAAAGTTAGCAACAGAGACATCTGCAGATACATTATATGTCAACTATTTAAATAGTGGCGATTCAAACACAGATACTACTTTCAGACAAGGAGAAACATTAGAAGTAGTAGATGGTATTAACAGTCCATTATTAGTTGTAGGAACAGATGGTAGTGTTCTACCCACCAGCGTATTAGTCAGAAATCCTGATACAGAAGAAGTTTTTTCTGTTAATAGTCCTGCTATGGGATATGCTTCTGCTGTAAAAGTAGAAGAAGGCATCTATTTTGTTAATGGATATTTTGTACGCAATGAAAAACAACTCTTAGTTATTAATGATTATTATGATGTTCCTTCGGCAAAAGTAGGATTTAAAATTTCCGAAGATATTATTACACCCGAGCAAGATGATAGTCTATATGATAATTCGATTGGGTCTTCAAATTATACTTCTCCTGGAGCACATAGATTAAAAATTTCATTAAATCTGGTAAAATATGATCTTGGTGATGCCACAGATAGAAATTTTATTCAGTTAATTACTGTATATAAAGGAGAGGTACAGAAAAAAGTAAGTCCTACTAATTACAATTTACTAGAGCAAACTCTTGCTAGAAGAACTTTTGATGAAAGTGGTGATTATGTTGTAGAAAATTTTTCTGTTGATATCAGAGAGTATGCACAAAAGAACAACAACGGTGGTTTATATGCCATCGATGGTTCTGCAACATTTAATGGTCTTAGTGAATCTGATGCTACCAGAAAGATGATCGCAAGTATCGGTCCTGGTAAAGCATATATTAGAGGATATGAAATTGTCAATAAGGAAACAAAATACTTAGAAGTAAACAAGGCAAGAGAAAGTCTTTCTAGTGATAATATTCTTTTAAAGTCTAAAGGTCTGCCAACATTCCCAATTACAAACGTATATGGAAGTATTCCATTAAACAAAGAAGGTGGAGATCTTACCGCATATCCATATATTAATTTGTTGAGTACATTTAATGATGGTTCAATAGGTCTTAATAATACAGAACTTGCAAGTGATCATAGACAGACTATTGATAGAAGAGGAAAATCATTTAGCACCGATCAAGTAATCAAAACAATTACTATCGAGGTAACTAGTGCAACAAATCCACTTGGATCTATTACAGATGGAACATTTGAAAGCACCATTGGAACTCTGCACTTTATTAAATCCAGAAATGATGGAGGCAGTCCAACATCTGTAGGAACTGTACAGTCGATTGCATATGCGTCTATCAACAAACCGTTGATCAATCCATCAGATACTTTCCAATTCTTAGAACTCACTATTGTCGGAAATAAAGATGATCTAGATCTACTAATGCTAGATTATGATTTAGGAGATAGTAATTTAAGAAGAAAATTATTTTTAACGGACAATGATGCTTCTGTTGATGCTAACCAACTAGGACATATTGTAGATTATAAAGATTCTATTACTCCTATTGTAGGTAGAGCAAAACCAAATAACTTCTTCTTAAAAAATAGAGGATCTGGATTTAATTCAGATTCCGACATTGTATTGTCAAAAGGTCGTTTGGAAGAAGGAACTCAATCATATAATGCAATTTTTGGACTTTCATATTTTGATCCTCAATTCTTCACTAAAATTAAATTAGATTCTACTCCTTCTGAAGGATTTGAAGTTGGAAAATATATATTTGGTTTATCAAGTGGAGCATATGGAGTTGTTGAAGGAACTCCAAGTGGAAAATACTCTTTCGGAAAAACACTATTCGTAAAAACTTTATTTGGCAGATTTAAATCTGGAGAGACAGTTAGAGACGAAGCAAGTAATACTAATAGAATTGCTAAAGATAATACTATCTCCCACTTTATTGTTGTTAATAGAGGATTAGGGTATGCAGATGATTTAAAACTTCTTGTTAATGGAGTTGAATATGATTCATCTGTTGTAGAAGTTTCACGTCGTAATAATGGAGAAATATATAGAGTCGCTATTAATAATAGATTAGCACTATATTCAGAATACACCCAACCACCTGCAATTAGTATTGTACAACCAGATGGTGCCACTGAACCAACTTCCGGTGCTGCAATTATTCCAGTATTAATTAGAAATGCAGTAACAACTTATACAACTCAGAATGTTAAATCAGTTTCATCTGAATATGGTTCTGGAAATGCAAATATATTCACTGCAGATGTTGTAGTTGATGATCAGAGACTAGCAGAAATTAAATCAGTTACTGATTTTACATTCTTTGGTTCTCAAGGATACGATTTTATTGAGTCAACTAGTTATAATGCCGATGCTAGTACATTAGTACAGCAAGGAGATATTGTTCAATTTGCGGATGTAAATAACCAGTTAATTCGAGCAACTGTTCAGTATGCCACAGAGCAGCAAGGCGTTTCTAAGTCTAGAGTATATCTAGATATTGCACTTCCTGGAGATGTAGTCAATACTAGTATTGTAAGATTACGTCCGAAAGTACAAAATGCCAACCAAGGAACACTAGTATTCCCAACAGGTAGCAATCAAGTTAAAAAAATTGCGGATAACTCAGAAGATACAAAGATTAAGTATTATCTGCGTAGAGATTTCATCACTACTGCATCTACTAGTGGTGGCACAATTACATTTGCAGCTCAGTTACCTTTTGGAACCCAAAGGTTTGTATCTTTCTCAGAGCAAAATTTTATAATTACAGTACTTGATAAAGGTGATGCTACAAATATTGAAAATGGTGATATCATATATGTCGATTCAGATTCTGTAGAAATTACATCATCTACTGATATTGCTAGTGCATTAACTTCTGGTAGCGTCAGTCTAAATCTTGCATCAACTTACTTTGGGTCTATTGCTGTAAATGGAACATTCCCTAAGTTAAAACTAACTGCTACAATTGAAGTAGAGAATGCAAAACCGAGATTAAAAACATCAATTGAAAATAAAAGAATCATCGTCTCTTCTGCTGGAGATAGAATAATTCCATTCAGAGGAACTGATTATGATTCAAATATCGCAGAAATTCTTTCGTATTCTGATGCTTACAAATTAAAGTATGTGTATGAAGGTTCTGCTACGCAACCGCCTACGGTTGATAGTACTGGAAACTTGATTTCAGGTAATGATGTTACTGATAGATTCACGTTTGATAATGGACAAAGAGATACAATCTATGATGTTTCTAGAATTGTTCTAAAACCAGGATATGAGCAGACTACAGGACAACTATTAATTGCTTTCGATTACTTCGAGCAATCACAAGGAGATTTCTGTACTATTGATAGTTATCTACACGAATCTGGAATTACTGAAGATGAAGTTCCTTCGTTTAATTCTTCTGTTCATGGAAATATAAGTCTAAGAAATGTTATTGATTTCAGACCAAAAGTAGACAGTAATGCATTTATTGCTGGATTCCAGGACACATCATCATTATCATATTCAGTTGGTGCATTTGCAGCATCTGGTGCTGTAGTAGCATCTACACCGGCACCAGATACTAATCTAGAATATACTTTATCATTCAGTCAAGTACAATATCTTGATAGAATTGATGGTGTATTCTTAAACAAGAAAGGGGAGTTTATTGTTAAGGAAGGAAATTCTTCACTGAACCCATCTAAACCAGATCCAATAGATGATGCTGTACCATTATTTTATGCACATATTCCTGCATTTACACAATCAAGCAAAGATGTAAGAATTACTCCTGTTGATAATCGACGCTACACAATGCGTGATATCGGTAAGTTGGAGAAACGTATTGAACGTCTTGAGTATTATACTACTCTTAGTATCTTAGAGCAACAAGCTCTTAATATGCAAGTCAAGGACGAAATTGGACTTGATAGGTTTAAGAGTGGATTTATTGTTGATAATTTTGAAGCACATAGATCAGGAAATCTATCTGCTCTTGACTACCAGTGTTCTATTAATTCTCAGCAGTCAGTTCTTCGCCCACAATCCAAGGAAGATTCATTTATTTTAGAAGAAGTAAACACAAGAGATGATCAGCGTATTGTTTCTGGATATAAAAAATCTGGAGATATTATTAGTTTACCATATACAAATCTTTCTCTATTGGGAAATAGTTTTGCTAGTAAGACATTAAACCCAAATCCTTTTGTTGTTCTTCAGTATGTTGGAGATTCTACAATTTCCCCAAGTATCGATCAATGGTATGATGATTCACAAGAACCATTAGTAGTAGACACCAACACAGACATCTATAAAATTTTCTTAGCAAAAGAAAATGTAAAAGAAAGTCTTTCCAGTTTACATAACTCGTTTGTAATTAATTGGGTTGGATCTTCGTCTTCTTTTACAAATATCAATTCCTTGGGGGAATTGAATACTCAAGATGCAAATTCTTCTGTAAGTTCTGCATCTGTAGGTAGTACATCCAATATCAGTCCACAAAACAATGATGTTGGTAAAGGTATCCAAAGTAAAATTACTAGAGGTAATAGCGTTTCTACTGCTCTTCAATTTTTCGCAAGAAGTGTTCCTATTAAATTTGTTGTGAAAAGAATGAAACCCAACACACAGATTACTGTGTTCTTGGAAGGTAGAAATATTAACCGTTGGACAAACCCCGACCTTCGTTTTACTGGTATTGCTGGTAATTCATCATCTGCATTTAACGGTACTATCACCACAGATGATGGCGGAAATGCTAGTGGTATTATTCTTTTACCTGCTGGATTACCACCAAGAGAAAATGCTACTTGGGGAGGTGATGTCGATACCGTAGATTATGATACTTCTGCAGAAGAGATAAAAATCTCTACAGGAATTAAAACATTCAGGTTTACATCTAGTTCTACTGACGCTGATAAGTCTACAGTAGATACTTATGCTGAAGTAAAGTATTATGCTACTGGTATTTTACCAGAAAATCCTGTTAGCATTATTTCTACCAAACCAGCATTCTTTAAGGCAAATGAAGGTGTTCAGTTTGTAGATAGTAATACTGATAATCCAGTAAGACCAAATCCACTTGCTCAAACATTCAAGATTGAGAATTATGAGGGTGGACTATTTACGACTGGACTAGATTTATACTTTAGCAAGAAGAGTTCTACGATTCCAGTAAAAGTATATTTGACAAATGTAGATTCCGATAAACCTGGAAAGAATATTATTCCTGGAACTGAAAAAGTTATTTCTCCATATACATTCCTTAAATTTCTTACTAATGGAAATGTTTATGTTACTAAGGGAGAAATGGCAACAGGTTCATCATCTGCTGCTAGTGGTCCCATTGAAAAAATCATTGATAAGAATGGAGTTGAGTTAATTCCTTCTTCATCTGGTAAGTATTTGCTTACTAACGAACAAGTATATACTATGGTTCTTAGCAATCACAATGGTCGTTCATTCTTACAAAACGAAACTTTAATTTTGCCATCTGTTGTATTAGCAAATGCTACTGAAGGAAACGTTTCTACTTTAACTATTGCTAAAGATAGTGGAAAACTTTCTAAAATTAAAGTTATCAATCCCGGTGATAATTACGAGAGTGCAATTCTTAGCATAGAAAGTCCACAACTTCCTGGTGGTTCTGTTGCTACTGCTCGTGTTGGTGTGTCTCTAGGAAAAGTATATAATACAGAAATTTCACTTCCAGGATTTGGATACACAGAAGCACCATCAGTAGTCGTCCGAGGCATTGGTAATGGCGCTGGAGGGTGTGTAATTGAGACTTCTATTGAGATAGACTCACTTGCGGTTAGAATGGGTGTAGCGGTCGATCAGGAGGGTCTTACAAACTCAACTGTCCCAACACATTTTGTGTTTGATTATCCCATATACTTACAAAATGATACAGAATATGCTCTAGCAGTAGAAACTGATTCTATTGATTATGAACTTTGGGTTTCAAGACTTGGAGAAATTGACGTATCTACAAGCACAGTTATTACAACACAACCATCATTAGGTTCTGTTTATAGATCACAGAACGTTGATGTATGGACAGAAGATATTTTTGAAGATCTTAAATTTACTCTTTATAGAGCAGAGTTCCAAATTGACAGACCTTGTGAAATTCTCCTTACGAACGAAAGCCTAGGATACAAACTAATTGATAAAAATCCTTTCTTGACAAATGCAAGTGCGAATACAAACGCTACTTCTAAATTATTTAAAAATAATAATTCTATTATTAAAGTAATTCATAAAGATAATGGATTTGAGGATACAGGAAATTCTTATGTTTTCTATAGGACTGCACAAGAAACCGGTGGAATTACTTCTGATGTGTTGAACACCTCTCTATTCAAGGTTACAAATAGTGGAGTAGATTTTTACAATATTACATCTTCACTTCAAGCATCTGGAAACTCTATTGGTGGAGGATCTAATGTATATTCAACCTACAACAGAAAGTATGAAACTCTATATCCACAAGTTCAGTATTTGACATTCAGTCAAACTAAAATTAATACTATGGTCAAAACAACAGATATTGTTCCTGTTGATTCTGTCACAACCAATTATGTTTCATATGACCAAACAGAATACGAAAAAACATTCTTGAATGAGTCCCACTTCTTTACAAATCAAAAAGTTCTTGCTTCTGATATTAACGAGACTTTAAATGATCTCGATACATCTTTAACTTACAAATTGGATTTTTCTTCTGAAGTATCTCATCTATCTCCAATAATTGATCTTGCAACATGTAGTGTTAAAACTGCATCAAATAGAATTGAAAAATCAACTGGATCTGAAGACCGCTATGGTAGAAGAGATCAAGTTATTGAGTTCTATCCAATTTACTCGTTTACTATTTCGGATATTTCGGGAGTAGATATTCTCAATGACCAATCTATTGTGGGATATAATTCTAAAGCAGCTGGAACTATTGCTAAGGTAGATGGCACTACTGTGTGGGTAAGAGTCAAAACATCACAGTTCTTCCAAAAAGGAGAGCGTATTACTTTAGGTAATCAACTAACTTTAACAGAAACCGTTAATGGAGAGGTTGTTCCTTTAGGAAAAATTGGCACAAATCCATCACAAGTCATTATCAGTATAAATGATTCTTCTACAATTATTGCTAGAAATCCATCTACTATTACAGAAACATATGATAATGTAATTACTGGTAAAACCACAATCTGGAATAATCAATCACAGCAACTCACATTAAGAGTTGACACTCAACCAATCTTAAATGACTTTACTGGAAGAATAAGAGATAATAACGCTTTCAATAGAAATGCAATCTTACAAGATCAAGTAGATGATATTTTTAGAGTTGGAGATTTTGTTAAGTACCCAGATCAACCCGATGACGAAGCTTACTTCTTAGAAATCGGGAAACTAGAATACACTAATGGTACTGATTTTGTACCAGAAGATAGTTCTAGAAATAGTGCCTCTATCGCAAAATACATAACAAAAGAAGTAGCAATCGCAACTCCAGCAACTGCTGTTGATGTACACCTTACAGTTAACGTAAAAGACTTTGCAAATATCAAAGTCTTATACAAATATAAGAAAGCATCTTCACAAGAGAACTTTGATGATCTTGACTGGGAATACTTCAATGAAGATGGATCTCCAAATTCTTTAGAAATTGCTACACCAGAAAATACTATCTCAAGTATTGTTGAAAAACAATCATCATATCAAGATATTAAATATAGCGTATCTGATCTCCCAGAATTTTCATCTTTCGCTATCAAAATTGTTATGAGCGGAGCAGATCCTGCGTATGTTCCAAAAATTCAAGATATCAGAGCTGTTGCTGCATTTTAATTTCCGCGTATGGATTATATCAAAGTAGAAGGACATGATGGTCTTGTTAGAGACAAGACCACAGGTGCCATCTTGAATAATGACGTTTCTGCTATTGAAGCAAGACGCAAAGTGAAGCACTTAAATTCCGCGTTGGATGACATAAATATGATGAAGGATGAAATCTCTGAAATCAAATCCCTACTTAGAGAGTTAGTAAAAAATGCCAGCAATTAATGTCGCTAGAACTGACACCTTTGAACTTCAAAGGCAAAAAATTAATAGTATTTCAACACAAATTTTTAATATTACTGCTGGTGGTAGTGATCTTGCTACAGGTAATCTAAAAATTGGAGATGGTTCAAAACAATCTCCGTCATTAGCATTTGAAAACGATCCATATCTTGGCGTGTATAGAGCCAATGTTGGGGTTATGGGTTTTGTTGCAGCAGATAAAAAGATTTTGAATCTTTCATCTGCTGATCTCACAGCATTTCAAGATATTAACTTACAAAAAAATACTGTTTCGGAAATTATTATATCTAATGCCGGACAAAATTATGATGCAGGAATTTACAACGATGTTTTTGTATCTGGCGGAACTGGTAACGGATTATCATTAGATATCGATATTCTCTCCCATCAAGGTGTTATCAATAATGATGGTGAGGGATATGATCCGGGATCATATAACAATGTACTCATTATAAATGGAAATGGAACAGGTGCGTTTGTTAACTTTACAGTACCAGAATTAGAAGGTACTATCAGCAATGCTGGTAGTGCATATGCCCCAGGAAATTATAATCCAACATTTGTTAGTTCTACTGGTAGTGGATCTGGAGCTTCTGCAAATGTTACCATCACTGGAGAAGTAGATTATTCTGGAGCAATTTCAGATCCTGGTACTGGATATACCGAAGGAGAAAACTTAGCAGTTTCACTTTTCAATAATCCAGTTACAACATACACATTAACAGCGATAACTAATCCAGGAACTCCACCTCCTGCCGAAGTTTTTGCAATTAATGGAGTAGCTCAGCAAACTTTAACATTAACTAAAGGAAATACTTACAGATTTGATATTTCTGATAGTTCATTATCGACTCATCCACTTATTTTTGAAAATACAGATGATTCTTCTGTAGATGGTGTTGTATTTGTTACAGCACAGAATGGTGCTGCTGGAATTAGTGGATCTTTTATTGACTTGATTATCAAACCAGATGCACCCAATGGTGATATCGCATATGATTGTGCCACTCATAATGGAATGGGAGCAGTCATCACTGTTGTATCAGGATCTGCTGGAAGTTATGGTAGTGGTATGCAAGCAGACATTACAGTAAATGCTACTGGTGTTGTTAGTGCTGTCAGTATTGGCACCAGTGGAAGTGGTTATATTGTTAATAATATTTTAACAGCTCCTGGTCTGGGACTATCAGGCGGTAGTGGATTTGAATATACGTTAGGTTCTTCGTTTACATATACAGGAACTGTAGCATCTGTCACTATTGATTCTCAAGGATCTGGATATGAAACAGGAGATCTCCTAACTTTCAGTGATGCAGATCTTGGAGGAGGAGGAGGTTCTGGATTTTCCTATGAAGTTACATCAAATCCAGGAAGCATTACTGACTTGTTTTGGCAAGAACGAGGATCTGGATATCAAGTAGGTGATCTATTAGAATTAGCAGGACCCGTAAATGGAGTATCTGCTGTATTAAGTGGAAATATTTCTGATGTATCTGGTTCATGTTTAGCTGCTAGCACAACATTAACAGTTGATGATAGTAGCGGTATTGTTGCAGGCATGTCTATTATTGGAGTGGCAGAAATTCCACCTGATGCAACTGTCGTTAGTATTCCAAATGGTACGTCTGTTGTAATTTCAGCAAACCCAACTGGAGACAATGCAACTGCTACCTTTACATTCAGTGGTCCGGGGTTAGGAAATCAAATTGTTTTGTCTTCTGCTACCGGCATATTTGAAGGAATGCTAATTACTGTTGCTAGTGGATCTGGAACATTGCTTCCAAATACATCGGTGAATTCTATTACAGAATTGGGTGGTAATTTTACTATTGAGTTATCTCAAGATGCAGAAAGTCCGGGAGCAGTAAATCTTAATTTTACTCCTCCATATGGAACTACTCAGACACAAGATTTTGAATATGAAGTTGAAGGTGTTGGAGTTATCGATACTATCGCGGTCAATAGTGAAGGCAATGGGTATGAAATAACAGATCAAATTACTGTTGATGCAACACTCCTTTCGCAACCTACAACTTATGTGGTGACAAACGAGGCACTGTCTCGTATGGAGTTCGTGAATCCTCCTGCATCTGGAACTTTTGTAGTTGGAGAAAACATTACATCTGATGGAACTATTTTATATGAAGTAAAATTTGTAAAAGAATCTGGTGGTCTTACATCATATATTTTAACAGAATCTAACACAGTTGCTGCTGGGGAGGATATCGAGACTGAAACTGGAGGAGTTGCTTATACGACTCAAAATAATTCAACCACATTTAAATATTTTATTGATGGATTAATTGAACCAAATATTACACTATACGTAAATAGTCAATATACTTTTGATCTTTCAGATTCTTCAAATGATGGACATGAATTTGCTTTAAGTGAATTTAAAGATGGACCATATGCACCAAGTCTTGTAGAAAATGTAATAACAAATCTTACTTCTGGAAGTGCCGCGATTACTGTTTCCCCATCAGAAGCAGCATTAATTTTGCCAAATATGGCAGTCACTCAAAATTCTGGAAGTGGAATACCAAATAATACTACTGTTGTTTCTGTAGATACAGGAACAAATGTTGTTACTCTAAGTAATGCATCTTTAATTGATGCAACATCAGCAGATTTAACTTTTGCAGGTGTAGAATATATTAATGGTGTATCCAGAACATCAGACGCTTTGACTATTGTTGTTAGAGATTCTACTCCTACTTTATACTATTATTGTGCAACAGGGGCAGGACACGAAAATGAAGGTGGATATGATAATGAAGAAGTTGCTCTTACTATAGATGCAAATAATCCAAAAGTTTTTGGATCCAATGCTCTGTTTGTTGTTTCTGATGTCAATAGTCAAAATTCCATTGCAATGAATATTGTTGATGGATCAATTACATTATCTGATGTTGTCTCAACTAATGCTACAATTACAACCTTATCTGCTACCGATATCACAGCAGAATCAGGATCTTTTACAACCCAAATCGCCACTCCTCTTTTAAACAGAGAAGGTTCAAACTTTCAATTAAAGGCAAATACATTTAACCTGACTTCAGATTTAAATGTTGACAATAAATTAACTATCTCTAGATCTGCAGGAAATCTAGAAACTAGTGGATATATTAAAGTTAATGATTATCTTCTTGTTGATAATGTTTTAAGAATTGAAGAAAATACTATTTCTACTATTACACCACAAGATATTATCATTCAACCTTCTGTAGGTAAACTTGCAGTGGTAGATGCTACTAGTGCATTAGTTCTTCCCTCTGGAAGTACACTACAGAGACCAGGAGCGGCAGTTGCAGTAAATGGTTCTGTTAGGTATAACAATCAAACAGAACAATACGAGGGTTATAATGCTAATAGTCTTTCCTGGTCTTCTCTTGGTGGTGTTAGAGACTTAGATGGAAACACTTATATCTTAGCAGAATTAACTACAGGTTCTAATGATAATACATTATGGTTTATTAATGATAATGTCAACACATTTAAATTTACTCCATCATATATGGAGTTTGCGAATGTAAAAAAAGCAAGATCATTAAGTGTAAGTGCTCCTACATTCACGGAATGGAGAGCAAATATTCCTGTAGTCTTAGGACAGTTTGTCAAATATAAAAATAATCTATATGAAGTAACAATTGGTGGTACTACAGGAACTACAGGTTCAGAACCCGTTCATACTACAGGTGCTGTCGTCAATGGAAGTGCTGAACTTACCTGGTCACAAATTGCTGTTGCTCCGATTACATTTGAAGACTATGAAGAGATGCTATTTGATCCTTTTGGATCAAGTCCAGTCAGAGTCAACAACAATCTCAAGTTTCAAAATGCCACAATTTCTACAACAGTAGATGACCTTATATTAGCACCAAACAGTGGAAAGAAAATTGTTTGTGATTCATCAACTACTATTGCTCTTCCAGTAGGTGCTGATGCAGATAGAGGAGTTCCTATTCAAGGATCTGTAAGATTCAGCACAACTTCAAGTCAATTTGAGGGATACGATGGAGCAAACTGGGGTTCTTTGGGCGGCGTAAAAGACGTTGACCAAAACACATATATTATTCCAGAAACTTCTCCTGGTGCTAATGAAAATACTTTATTCTTTTATAACGATGGAGTTAAGAGTGTAGAATTAAGTACTGGTGCTTTAGATTTTTATGCGGTTGATACTATTAGATCAGTTACTTCAGATGAGTTAGAAATTACCACTTCTTTACTTACTATTGATCAGGGAGCAACCACAATTGATAATACTTCAGCGACAACTACTTTCTTACATAGTTCAAAACAGTACTTAGACATTGGTCTTTCTGCTGGTATTACAGTAGATCCTATTTTACGTCTAGATGATCAGGGCGATGTATATTTTAATACTACATTTGGTGGAGGATTTAATGGAGTTAAAATTTTTGATGGGGAATTGAAAGAATTTGAACTTTCAGACACTCGTATTCTATCGGACGAATTTGTTTTAATTAAAGGTTCTGTCGATAATGGTGGAACTGATATCTACACAACAACAACTGAAGAGGGAGCAAAAGTAGTTGTCACAGCATTTAACCCAACAACTAATGATAAGGAATTTATAGAATTTGGTGTTATCGATAATGGATCTGATGCATACTATACTGAATACGGTAATGTGATTACTGGTACTAAATTAATCACACCAACTTTCGAGTACACCGCAAATAATACCATTAGACTAAATATTCTAGTAGGTGATTCAGTTGGATCTACTCAAAACGTTAATATCACTGTTGTTTCACACATCACTAAGAAATAAAAATGGCATCTATAAAAGAAAAGTTTGATTCTGCTGGTGGATTTTCTGTAGAGAAAACAATTCATATTGACGAATTGCATAATGCAAAAAATCTCAATAGTTTTGAATTAAAAAATTCTTTCTATTCTGATAGTAGAGTGAAAAACGTAATCTTGAGAGGTATCAATACTGCAGTATTATCTGTAGACGATATTGGTACACAAATTACAATTGAAAATAATACTATTAATTTTATTACCGGAAGAGTTATTGTTGTAAACCCTCAAGGAACAGCATACTCCGGAAAGTTGGAATCAGTAGTTCAATGTAATTCAGTTGGTGATGTAAGTATCTTATCTACAATGATAACATCTATTAAGGATGATATCCCTGCAGGTCAATCATGGGTTATTGAACCTTTGGGATCAACCAATCGTTTTAGTTATAGTACGACAAGAGCAGGAACAACACAAACATTAAAGTGGGCAGTAGCTACAGATGTAGTTAGTATTGCGTGGACCTGATGCTAAATATATCAGAGGATAAATAGGCGGAGCTAGATAGCACCATGAGTTTTAATATCAATTCCGATAAAGAGTTCATTAGAGGTTCCAAACCACAACTCATCGGTGATAATGAACTTACGATTAGAACTGGATCTGGTTCTCTCGAAAAGGAGATTATCAGAACACAGTTAGATGCAAATACTGGTTTGCCCCGTGTTGGCATCAACCGAACCGGACAGAGAGTAAACGAAGTTAAACTTATTTCCGGTGGATCTGCGTATACCAGTATTCCATCTGTAACTTTAGATCCACCAGGTACTGCTGGAGGAATTCAAGCACTAGCATCTGCTTTCATTTTTAACGGTGAAGTAATTAATGTCGCCGTTAATAATCCCGGTAGTGGATACACATCTGCTCCTGCTGTGACTATCACAGGTGGTGGTGGATCTGGTGCATCTGGAGAATCTTTCCTTGATACAGTTGACTTTGAACTTGATATCAACGGCGCAATCAGAACATCAACATCAATTATTTCAGACACAGCGAGAGTTCTTAATCTTGATGTTGATAATTTTGTCACTCCAGATCTCGTTTTACGAGGTCCAAATTTTAAAAATTATATGAATGGTACTGGAATTCTATGGGATTCCAATGTTATTGTTCAAGAAAACGCTTACAGATGGTTTGGTTCTAATGTATATCAAGCATTAAATACTGGAACTACTGCATCAACAGCACCAGTTCATACTGATGGTATCGTAACAAATGGTACAGTTCAGTTTAAACATATTGGTATTAGATCAGAGGATCAAAATGCATTTGCATATGGTGAGACAGGCGAAGCAGGAATTTTTCCGCGTTCTATTACTCCGCTCCTAGGTGATAGATCAGACAAAATTGCTACTACAGAATACGTCCTTAACCTAGCAACGAATGACGTTGGTGGTCGTATCTATGTTTCAGAACAAATTGGTTCTGACCTAAATGATGGTCGTTCAGCAGTTAATCCTGTACGTACAATCAAGAAAGCAGCACAAGAGGCATGGAAAACTGTTGGTGTTAAAGAAACTATTATCGTTTCTGGTGGTGAATACCTAGAAGACAACCCAATCTCTTTACCACCTGATGCTTCTGTTGTTGGTGATAACTTACGTTTGGTAATTGTCAGACCAAAAAATCCAGGCAAACATATTTTTAAGTTTGGTGATAAGAACTATGTTACTGGTGTAACGTACAGAGACAAAGTTGATGCTAACGGAGATTCTGTCTCTACTTGGGATTTTGCAATGGTCTTTGATGACAAGCAAAGAGTCATCTTAGATTATGAGGTAAATGGAGATTTTGGTGTTGAGTTTCCAGTTGGACATCAAATTTTTGGACCGGACCAGTTTAGAATTGGATTTCAGGAAAACACAGGATTATCTGCTCTACAAACCGGATTAGAAATTGTTGGTATCAACACAGGTGCTAGAGCAAAAATATTTGATCTCACTTTTACCGGTACAGGAGTTTTAGAAAATAAAGGCACTATAGACATTACACTGACCAGTGGTTCTATTCAAGAAGGTGAGACCTTTAAATACATAACTTCTGCTTCCACAAATGCTGCTATTAATGCATTCTCAATTAGTGCAGTAAGTGGATTCAATACATTCAGAACTACTACAGATCCCACAGGAGAAATTTCTGGTGGTGATTACATATTTTTAGATGATCTAGATGATTCTACTTTCACTTCTGGATATTATGAAGTTGCAAGTATTACACCAGATGACGAAAACACCCCAACATATTGGGATGTTACTGTTGTTCCAATTCTAAACTCTCCAGCATGGAATGCCAATACATCAGAAAGTATTTTAATCTATGAAGCAAGTGTTGTAGAATATCAGTTTGATGGAGTATCACTAGAATCAATTAGAGCAGAAGGCGAAGTTGTATCCGTTGACGAGGATGTTACAAATACTCTGCCAATTCAGAGACTTGATTTTTCGCTTCAAGGAGATCCCAGTATTACAACTGGAGGTTTCCAAGATGAGCAGTTTGGCAATGCAGAAGATTTAGGTGGCGTTGTTTTCTACACGAATGAATTAGTTGGTCGAGAGAATTTCCATGAGTTCAAAGAAGGTCAAGAAATTTTAATTGAAGGTCTTCCAACTGTTGGTCCCGATTTATCATTTTTAAATGGTAAGCAAAGAATCTACAAAGTTCTGGAAGATGCGGATGGTCGCTGCCGAAGATTTGTTATACCAAAGAAAGCATCATCAATTAATGATGCCAATTTTGATCCGGGACAAAATGCTACTGTAAGCACATATTCTAGAAGTGTTACCCTATCACTACTAAACTCACCAAACACATTTGCTCTTACGACTCCAGTAGAAAGAAGATTTCAAGATGCATGTGTTTTCATCCGTAATAATAGAGACTTTATTGCTGATGAAGTAGTAGGAAGAATTAATGATGAATTTAAAAAAGATCATTATTCGGTATATGATATTGGAGGACAATCCACCGCACAATTTACTCCAACAGACGTAACTTACGATACCGCCACAGGCGATGCAGTATTTACAGTAAATAACCACGGATTATCTCTAGGAGATGGTATAAGAATTGCTGATCAGTCTATTGTGTTTACATGCACAATGGACAACAATCAAACAGAACATGCGTTGCCCGATACAGATCAATACGCGAGTGGAAGATCTTTACCAATTACCGCATCAACAACTAATACTTTTACTGTAAATGTTGGTGCTTCCGGTCCAGATCAGCAGTTCACACCTTCTGGTGCTAATTACGATCCATCAACTGGAGATCTTGTTTTAACAGTCGGACCACATACTTTATCTGCCGGTGAAGGTATTATTATTGACGACAATTCGTTGTCCTTTACATGTGACATGGATGGAAATCAGTCTGTTAAGACTTATCCACGTCCTGGTATCGATCCTTTTGCTGGTAGGTCTATGCCTATCACATCTGTTGCTGAAAATACCATCACTATCAATGCTGGTATCTCAGGTCCTAATAAGTACTTCACACCAACTGGTGCTAACTACAATCCATCAACAGGTGATATGACAGTCACTGTTGGACAGCATGGTTTAGGTGTAGGTCGTAGTGTTGTTCTTGTAGACAGTTCACTCACATTCACTTGTGCTCTGGATAATAACGCAACTCAGCATAGTTATCCACGTCCTGGTACTGATCCATATGCAGGTCAGAAATCAATCGAAATTACTGCTGTTGGTTCTACCCAACATACAGCAACTGATGCTCCTTACGATGCAGCAACTGGTGTTGTAACACTAACAGTTGCGGGTCATGGGTTTACTAATGGCGATTATGTCAAAATTGATGACGGATCTCTAACTTATACTTGCGATCTGGATGGCAACACTGTACAGAAAGCATATCCACGCGCTGGATACGATTATCCATCAGGTCGCTGGTTAGAAATCAGTAATGTAACTACCAACACATTTGATATCAATGTAGGGTCTTCTTCATATACTGGTACTCATACATTTGTAAGTGCTGCAGCAAATGGCATTGATCGTCAAGACGGAACATTTACAATTAACGTTGGAATTTCTTCCGACACTTCTGTTCATACTTTCATATCTGCAACAACAAATGCTATTAAGCATGAACCACAATCAATACACAGTTTCTCCGGTTCCACATCAAATGCAGTAAAACATCTTCCACAATCTGGTCACACTTTTGTAAGATCTGCAACAAATTCTATATCTGTTGGTGGTAGTTCATTTAGTATCTACCTCGGAACATTAGATCATGTTAATACTTGGATTAGTGGTGGTACTGTAACTGCTACATCAAATGGTGCCGTAGCTAACGTTACTAATTTTGTATACGATACTGCAAATACTGGTGTCGCAGTAGTAACAACTGACACACCATTAACTTTAGCAAATGATGATATTGTAAGACTAGCAGATTTACTGATTGAATGTGAAGCTGGACAAAAAATCTATCCTGCTTATAGTTCTCCAACTTCAACAAACTCTGGAACTAATGGCGATGTTCAGTGTAGGCAAGATGTTGTCCACTTTTGTAATGCACTCGTAAGAGATCTTGAGTTTGGCACAAACCATAATATTATTGAGTCATCTCAAAAGTATATTGTTGATGGCAAAATTGCGTATATCGAAGACGAGATTACTCAAAATGTACGTGCAATAGAATATGCTAGAGAACTAGCAGTCTATGCAATGCGTAATTGGAGAACTAAAAATGGTACTCCCAACGATCCAATCTACACTCCAAGGTATTCTTCTATTACAAGATACTTTGACGATACTGTTATCACATCTACAGCAACTGATGGTGGTACAATTGCATGTGAAGATGTAAGATCAGCAATTGACACCTTATCATATCTATGGGTTGATGTCATCACCAATGGTCAAAATGGTACTTATAAAGATGCTGCATATTTAATTACTAGAAATGCTGATGTAATTGCAAGTGAAACATATTATCAAACTAAGGTTGCTTATCCTGGACTGAACCATAATAATATTGACGAGAGAAAGTGCCTTAGAGATACCAAATCAGTTTTGAATGCCTTAGTCAAAGATCTTACTCTTGGAGGAAACTTTGGCATTTTAGAAGCAGGAGAAATATACTTTACTGGAACCGCATTAACCGGTGTTGCTATTGGTGAATTGCCAGCGGTTCGTTATGCATATACGGTAGCAAAAGACTTAGCGCAAAAGGCAATGCGTAATTGGTCTACTAGTGGAAACATCATTGCTGCACAACCAACTAATGCTACGTACAATTCAACTAGTGGAGAACTTGTTCTAACGGTAATCACAAGTAATTTGCCAAGTGGTTTCTCGTCTGCTGCCAACTGTAGAGTTGGATTCCAATTAGGAGCATTAACATTTAATTGTGCTCATAATAGTGGTGGAGATGATGCAAGTCCTCAAATTTTAGATACAAATCCTGGACAATCTTACCCGGTTCTTGGATATAGTGAGGGAGGTGGAATTTCCACTATCACATTAAATGTAGGTGCTGCAGGAACAAATACCGATGCTCATACTTTTGTGAGTGCATTATCGGGTGGAACAATTTTCGTTAATGATTATGCAGTATTAAACACAACTATTCCAAGATTTGAGGACTACACAACTGGAACTGATTTTCCAAACACTCCCATATGTGCGGGTGTAAAATCTGCTATTGATACTTCTTTCCAATTATTGGACGATATTTTAAGTTATGCTGTTGATCCAGTTAATGGTATTGAACCAGGAACAACTACTCCAACATATGGAACTCTATTTACTATTTCTGATATTATTACGTATCCAAACAATTATGTTTATGATCTTAATAATACCAGGATGGCAATCCGTGGAACATATGATGATTATCCAATTATTGAGGCATCTCCATACACACAGAACGCTTCTGTAATCTCCTTCTTAGGTGGTGGCGGTGCTGAGGTTGATGGCAACAAAGTTAAGCAACCTAACTGCCCATTCCCCGGTTTAAACCAAGACGGAACAGCTCAGTTCCCAAATCAAGGTAAATCGATGGTTGCTGCGGCATTCACGATTGTCTCCTTTGGTGGTACAGGTTATAGAGTTATTAACGATGGTTATGTCCAGTTAGTTTCTGTATTCGTTATCTTCTGTGCTGATGGTGTTCTTGCTGAGTCTGGTGGTTATGCTTCTATTACAAACTCTGCTACCAACTTTGGTGTTCATGCCCTACGTGGCATTGGATTCAGAGAGGAAGCATACAGTTTCGACGTTGCAACTATTACTAATGTATCTTCGACTCCAACAGGTAGAGCAATTTTAACTGTTGATGGTCTTGGTAGAGAACCGCTAGAGCATTATATTGTCAAAATCGATGGTTATCAAAATACCAATGAAGACATTGAATACTTTGTTGATGTTGTAGCCAAAGTTGGTGCTGGTCCACCATTCTCTGCTGAACTTACCATTGATGATGGTCAAGGTCAAGCTATGAATCTTACTGATAGTGCAACTGGTGTTCCGGTAGCAACTTCAGTTCTGGATGGTAAAACAATTAGACTGCATAGACCTTCTATTGTTAACTCGTCTTCGCATACTTGGGAATATGCAGGTTCTGGTACTAACTACTTAGCACTACCAGAAAACGGTGGTACTAAAAATGAGGCAGAAGAACAAGTATCAGAAAACTATGGTCGAGTATATGTTTCAGGTACTGACGAATTAGGAGACTTTAAAGTTGGTACGTTTGCTAGGATCGAGAACAGAACTGGTAATATTACTTTCACTGGTACTGTTACTATCTCTGAAGTTGAATTCCTGAAACTGAAGGGTGGTGATGTTGTTGTTACTGGATTCTCTGCTGATAACACTCTTGGTGGAGCTACTACAAGTAATTCTGTTCTGCCTACACAAAAAGCAGTTAGAGATTACATCACTAACAATTTAGGACCTTTCATCAATAAACCATATTCCACAAATGCTGTTCCTAGAGCTCTAGTTGAACTTACGGATTCTGGTAAAATTTCTGTTGATCAAATTCCAGCACTCAGACCATTTGAAGTTTTTACTGTTGTTAATGAGGCCGAAAGACTCCAGTTAGAAGGAGCACTTGCAGGTGATATTGCTATTCAACAAAATAGCGATGTTGTAAATGGATCTCCCCAATCGTTTATTCTTAATAATGATTTGGATAGTCAGTTCTTGGCATTTAATCCAGATCCAACAATTCAATTTACTCTTAATGATATTTTCCAGGGTAGCAATACCACCGGTCGCGTTCAAGCAACTGAGTATAGAACTGGAGTTGTATTTACAATCAATCTTGTACAAGGTGGTAGTGGATACACAGTACCTCCAACAGTCACAATTGCAGGTACTGTTGGACAAGGTGGAATAGAAGCAAAAGCAGAAACAACCATAGCCAATGGTGAAGTTGTTACAATTTCACTAATCTTCTTCAATGGAGTTAAAGGTGGTAAAGGTTATACAAGTGCTCCTACTGTTACTATTTCGGCACCTCCAGGATTAGGAACTCAAGCAACAGCAAATGCATTAATTGAATCCAGACTATATGGAAATATTGTTAATAGAATTGCAATTATTGATACTGATCAGATTGAAAGTAGTGATGTTCCTGCGGTTACAGTTAACCTTACAAGAGTAGTTAATACTTCATCTAGTGATATCACCAATTGGGTTGGATTATCATCTAATCAGATTGCTGCTTCTGATATCACTTCTGGTACTATAGAGACTGATAGACTTGCTAATAGCGGCGCTGCAAACTCGTTTACTTTCCTACGAGGTGATAGTTCGTTCGCTCTTGCTGTTCAATCACTCAAAGGAGCAGAAACTCGATACTTTGCTAAGTTGTATAGCAATGTAAGTAGTGGTCAGAACTCAATGATCTTTACTACAAATTCAGAATTCTTGATTGGTCATTCTGTTCTTTCGAGCATTAATGGCATCCAAGCAAATACCAATATTACTGGTGTTATTACTGCAGCTGGATTGACAACTATTTCTATCAATAATCCAGTTTCACAAACAATTACTGCTGGAACTATTATTGAGTTCCAGCGTGGCAATTCGCCAATGATTTTTGAGTCAACTTATACTCAAGGAAACTTTGTTGATCGTATTATTATCGCCAATGGTGGTACTGGATTTACTAATGGTCAGTATTCTGATATTGCACTGAGTGGAGGAGCAGGAACTGATTTAAAAGCTTCAATTACTGTTTCTGGTAATACAATTACAAAGGCTCTTGTAACATCTGGTGGAATTAACTACACAAGTGATTTTACAATTACACTCAATCCCACTGAAATTGGTGCTGGATCTGGAATGGTTTTGGAAGCAAAAGTTTCTACTGTTAATAGACAGTATGCAAACGTTGCATTAGATGTTCAGAGAGTTACCGATCTGACTATTACAGCAGATGAATATGGAACGATTGGTGTATCTAGGTTTAGGAAAGCTCAATTTAATCTTGGCACAAAAGGAAATGGTTCGGTTGAACTTAAAACAGGTGCTGGATCCGGATTAGATGCAGATAAATTAGATGATAAGCAAGGTTCTTATTATACAAATGCAACAAATTTATTCACAGGAACTGTTCCTACAGATAGACTTGCTGGATCCTATAACATTAATGTTTCTGGTTCTTCTGGAAATACACTAAGACTAGCAACTGGTACTAACAACCCAACATCAAACCCAACTCCAAACAATTTTGTTGAAGGTCTTGCTGCTAATACTATTAATAATAGTTCTGATGGTTTGAATGATGGTGGAGCTCAACACCTTGTGTTGACAATCAGAAACAAAGGTCAAGGTTTAACTGCCGAAGGTGGTGTCAGACAAATGGCATTCACAGATAATGACAACATCTGGTTGCGTGGTTCTGGTGATGAAGTAACAACTTTTGGTACTTGGGCGAAGATGTGGACTTCTCTAAATGATGGTCCTGGTTCCGGTCTCGATGCTGATAGACTTTCCAACAAACAAGCAGAATGGTATCAAAATGCACTTAATATTAACTATGGAGTTATTTCTGATAATAGGATTCCAACATTCTTAAGTGCTACTAAATTTAGAGATAATCTTCGTATCCAATCATTTAATGGAGATCCTAAGTTTAAAATTTATGTTGCTGGTCAAATCTTAAATGCAACTCCATTTACTCCTGGAGGAAATGTCAACATATATAATGCACTTTCTCAAGCAATTGGTGCAATTTCAATTGATAATATTGTCATTAATGATGACGCAAGTGATACCTTTAATGATTACACGATCCTTATTGGTAGATTGACCGCCGGTAATTTTATTGGCGGAGAAACTATTGGTACTGCATCGAATAGAGTTCCTTACCAAGACTTTACACTTGACGATAATAATGTTGTTGAAGTTGCTACTTTAGAAAGTGATGGTGGTACTGCCAACTTAAGGTTGGGAAGGAAAGACGGTAATGCTACTTCTCCGGGTGTTTACTTTAATAGTTCTCAGTTAACTGCAAATTATAATAGTGCAATTGTATCCACTGGTGGTACTTCTACTGATGGTTCAGGAACCCTGAATGCTATAGTAGTAAATGCAGATGGATTTAATATTAATGGTAATGTTATCTGGAACGAAGGCAACATTCAATTTAATTCATCGAACGTTGTAAGTACTGCTGTTGAACGTGATGCTTCTGGCAACTTTGCTGCTAGCACAATTACAGCATCATTAATAGGTGCTTCTTCACTAAACGTCCTTAAGACGGGTGATACTATGACAGGACCACTACAACTGTCTGGTGTTAATTCCACTTTAACTATTGCAGGAGCTGCAACTTTCAGTAGTACTGTAGGAATCACAGATGATTTAACAGTTGACGGTGGCGTTTTGTTTGTAGATGCTTCTTCCAATGAAGTTGGTATTAACACCACAGATCCACAGCAAGCACTACATGTATATGGAAACATTAGATTGGATGCGGTAAACCCAGAAATTCAGTTTAATGGGACTAGCGATACCGGTATTGATATAGCAATCAAGGCAACACCAGAAGGTTTAGATTTTTATGAACCAGAAGATAGTAATAAAATTCAGTTCAGAATTTATGATGATACTGGTGTGGATTCTCCATTCGGTTATCATATTAACGGAACCAGAATTTTCAATCAAGCAAGAGATTTAACTAACGTTAACTCTACTACTATACAAAATACAGGTGCTGGTCAACTCAATTTCTATAATAATAGTGGTACAAGATACTGGAGAGCTGGTTCAAATAATAATACAACCAACTTCTTTACGATCGAAGCATCAGATGCAAATGGAGGAACGTCATTTAGTGGAGCACCTGCTCTTGCTATAAGTGGAGTTAATAATGCTGTAACAATTAACACCACTACAACTTCTGGTACTGACCCGTCAGATGGTACTACGGTAAGAAATTACAAATTTAATGTTCAAGGTGATATGAACCTTAACGGTCAGTTCTTCCAAAATAATGCAGAATTTGTAACCTCTAGATGGACTGAAGCAACTAATGGTAATGACATTTACAGATTGTCTAGTGTTGGTATTAATAAAGCAGATCCACAATATACATTAGATCTGGATGGAGATTTTAATATCACTGGTATTCAGTATATTAATGGCAATGCACAATGGTTGGATTCCAATGGAATCATCAAAATTGTTCAAAATGCTGATATCGCAGAAAACATTACAATTGGTAATTCCTCTGATTGTTTTTCCAATGGTCCTATTGTAATTGCTACCGGATATGCGGTAACTATTGGAAGTGGATCTAGTTGGGCAATTATCTAATCTAAATAAAAGAAAGTTTAAAAAATGTCAACTGTTAATACTGATAGGGCCAATATTGGAATTGGTATTAAAATTCCGTCATTAACTCAGTCTCAAATCAATAGTCGTTCTACGAGCGGTGGTGATATTGTATACAATAGCACCGAAGAGACAATGCAGATCTACAATTCTGTAGAAGGGCAATGGGAAATTATTGGAGAGGGAGCATCTTTGTATGATTTCTCATCAGCAACTTTTACTACTCCAATAGAAGGATCTTCAGGTCCTTCTTTGGCGCAAATTAGATCCGGAATTTCTGGTAATGATGCATGGAAAAATGACACAAATTTTCTAAATGTATCATCTGGTATTATTACATGGGCAGTTCCTGCTGATGGAAATTACCAGATTACCGTAAAAGGTGGGCAAGGTGGTAGAAGTAATTGTTATGGACCTGCTGGTGGATTAGGTGCTACCTTAGCAGGAACATTTTCATTGACTGCAGGTGATACCCTTAAAATGGTTATTGGACAAAGAGGAACTAACAACTGTTATGACTGTGGCGGCGGTGGCGGTACTTATGTATGCGATAGCAGCAACAGTCCATTAATTATTGCAGCAGGTGGCGGTGCTGGATCTGCTTCTGGATATCCTTATGGTGGTAATGGTTATCATGGAAGGCACGACCAAACCAACGGATCTTTAGGTTACAGCAGCAGACCTGGTGGAACTAATGGATCTGGTGGCAGTGGATATAGTGCATCTGGAGGTGGCGGAGGTTTAACTGGAGACGGTAGCGGATCTTGGTATGGCAGAGCTTTTACCAATGGAGCTGGAGGTGGTCCTGGACAAGCTCAAGGTGGTTTTGGCGGTGGCGGCGGCGGTGGAGGCACCAATGGCGCTGGCGGTGGTGGTGGATACTCTGGTGGTGGCGCAACTCAATGGAGTTTCTGGGGTGCTGGTGGAGGATCATATAATAATGGTTCTAGTCAATCAGGATCAACAGGAAATAATTCAAATGCTGGATCAATAAGTATACAATTTCAAGGATAGATAAAAAATGAAATATATTAAATTGGTAAACAACATTCCTATTAATTATACAATAGAACAATTTATCGAAGAATATCCAGAAGTTAAAATTTACACAAAGGTAAAAGGAATTCCAGATAAAAATGTTTTAAAACAGTATGATGTATTCCCTGTGATTACTACCGCGTCTCCGGAAATAACGGCAGATACAGAAGTAGTGGAAATAGATCCTCAACAAAATTGGAATGGTGAGTGGATTCAGCAATGGGAAGTAAAGGAGATTCACAAATCAATTGATGATATGGAAGTTGAGGAAGAGAAGGGATTTAAATTTCCTAATCTTGGTCCTGATGCATTTGCTACTAATGAACAAAGACTAGAAAGAATGAATATTTGTCAAGACTGTGATAGATATAGAAAATCTACTAGACAATGTAAAGAGTGTGGATGTTTTATGGTTCTCAAAGCGCAACTAAAAGTATCCGCATGTCCCCTAGACAAGTGGGGAAAATTAGTCTAAATAAGATATAGAGTACTTTTAAAAATGGCAGAAACTTCAAAACTTACGGTTGACACAGCTAACGTCTCACAAAATTTAGTTTTTGCAAGATTATCTGCAGCCGCGAGAGATGCACATTTTGCAGCCAATCCTCCGGAGATTGGCATGCTCATTTTTAATGATGATGACAAAGTTTTAGAATTTTGGAATGGTAGTGAATGGAAACTCGCTCTTGGAAATCGAACGGGTGGAGGAGGAGCACAAAGATATGAGTTCAACAGTTTTGAATATGATGCCACTGAGACGAGTGCTACTGGTCCATCGTTAGCGACTGTTGTAGGCAGGATTTCTGGTAATGATGCATGGAAAAATAACACAGAATATTTAAATGTTAGCGGTGGAGTCTGGTCATGGACCCCACCAGGAACCGGAAACTACAAAATTGAATGTTGGGGTGCCCAAGGTGGTAGAAGTAATTATTATGGACCTGCTGGTGGATTAGGAGTATATGCTACCGGTACTGTGAATATCCAAGGTGGAACTAAATTAAAAATTGTTGTCGGACAAAAAGGTGGAAGTAATGGATATGATTGTGGCGGCGGTGGCGGTACTTATGTCTGTGAAGATGACAACACACCTCTAGTTATTGCAGGAGGTGGTGGTGGTGGATCTGCTTCTGGAATGAATGGACCAGGACCACAAAATGGAACCACTAGTGAAACTGGAGGTAGCACTGCATATGGTCCGGGAGGATCTAATGGCGCTGGTGGCGGCGGTAATAATGGAGCTGCTGGTGGTGGCGGAGGAACAACCGGAAACGGTAATGGAAGTTGGGGAGGGCAAGGTTTGAGTGCCGGATCTCAAGGTGGTTCTGGTACTAGTGGTGGTTCTGGTGGTTTTGGCGGTGGCGGTGGCGGCGGTCAAACAAATGGCGCTGGTGGCGGCGGTGGTTATGGCGGTGGAGCTATGTCTAGATGGAGTTATTATGCTGCTGGTGGAGGTTCTTATGTAACCAGTGATGCTCAGAGCGTAGTGAAGACTGCAGGGCAAAAATCAAATGCCGGTAAAATTAAAATTACTAAAGTGTAAGGATGAGATGAAATGACAAGATTAATTAAATTAGAAAATAAGCACAATCCTATTGAATATTCAATAGAACAATTTATTGAAGATCATCCGGATGTGGATCCATGTGATGCAGAGTTTCAAGAACTTTCTCCTGAAATTTTATTAAAGTATGATATTCACATTCTCCACGAAGTAGTAAAACCGTCAATTAATGGAAATTTTGTAGAAGGTCCTCCTGTGTTTCTTGCAGAGAAATGGATTCAAAACTGGATTAAACAAGTGCCATCACCGTGGGAATAAATAATAGTAATAGGTCTATAATATAAATGTCTACCTTAAACGTAAATCACCTTTTTATCAATACTGATCTCAATATTCCACAATACAGTGAGGCAGCTAGAGATGCTTTGCCAAAAATTATTGGTGCCGTGATTTATAATACAACTTCAGGTCAATTTGAAGTTTGGACGGGAGATCCAGATAGTGAAGTAGACTCAGAATATGGAGTCGGGTGGATTTCTTCTCCTGGTCCGACACTATATGAATTCTCATCAGCAACTTTTACTACTCCAATAGAAGGATATCAAGGTCCTTCTTTGGCGCAAATTAGATCTGGAATTTCTGGCAACACGGCATGGAAAAGTGATACAAATTTTCTAAATGTATCAGCTGGTGTTATTTCATGGGCAGTTCCTATTGACGGAAATTACCAGATTACCGTAAAAGGTGGTCAAGGTGGTAGAAGTAATTGTTATGGACCTGCTGGTGGATTAGGTGCTAGATTAACAGGAACATTTGCTTTATCCCAAGGCGATACCCTTAAAATGGTCATTGGACAAAGAGGAACCAATAACTGCTATGACTGCGGAGGAGGCGGTGGAACATATGTATGCACATCTAATAATTCTCCTTTAATTATTGCAGCAGGTGGCGGTGCTGGATCTGCTTCTGGATATCCTTATGGTGGCAATGGTTATCATGGAAGGCATGATATTACCAACGGATCTTTAGGTTACAGCGGCAGACCTGGAGGAACCAATGGCTCTGGTGGCACTGGATATAATGCTGCTGGAGGTGGTGGAGGTTTAACTGGAGACGGTAGCGGATCTTGGTATGGCAGAGCTTTTACCAACGGAGCTCAAGGTGGTCCTGGTTCTGCTCAAGGTGGTTTTGGCGGCGGTGGCGGCGGTGGAGGCACTAATGGCGCTGGTGGCGGCGGTGGATATTCTGGTGGCGGTGCAACTCAATGGAGTTTCTGGGGTGCTGGAGGAGGATCATATAATGGTGGTAATTCTCAATCAGGAACAACAGGAGATAATTCAAATGCTGGATCAATAAGTATAACCTATCAAGGATAGATAAATACTACATACACAATTACATGTGATAACTATGGATCCCACACAACTTAAAACAAATTTTGAAGAGCAGATTGCTTCTACAGAAAAGCAAATTGCTGAACTAGAAAAAAATCTAGTCAAAGCAAAAGAATATAAAATTAAATTAGAAGGAGGTCTAGAAACTCTAGGTCTTCTAGAAGAGAAACCTGAGGAAGAAGCAGAAGCAGCACCCACAGAAGTAGTAGAATAACTCTCAGATCCCTTCTTCCTAAATAGGTAAGAAGGGATTTTTGTGTGTAATGGCGTCTCCAAATTCAAGAGCTGATCTTATCACATATTGTAAGAGGCAACTTGGTGAGCCTGTATTACAAGTCAACATCGATGACGAGCAAGTAAATAATGTTATTGATGACACGTATCAGTTCTTCCAAGAGAACTGCTACAACGGTATGGAGAGATGTTTTCTGAGGCATAAAATTACTGCTGAAGACATAACTCGTTTCGATAGTAAAGCGACAACATCATCAGGAACAACAGACTGGGAAGAATCTACTAACTATATTCCTATCCCAGATCATGTAGTTGGTATCAGTAAAGTTTATGGTCTAGTCAGTAACTCAATTAGATCTAATCTTTTTGGTGTTGAGTATCAAATGTTTCTGAATGATCTATATGCATTTGGATCTCTTGATATTGTCAACTACTTTATGAATAAGCAGTATCTAGAAACTCTAGATATGATTCTGAATAATGGAGCATTCCAACAATTCAGATACACACAACGTCGTGATCGTTTATATCTTGACATCAAAAAATCATTCCTCAATGAAGACAGATATCTTGTAATTGAGGCACATAGGATGATTGATCCTACAGATGCTACAGAAATGAATAATGATATGTTTGTCAAGAAATATGCTGCTGCTCTCATGAAGAGACAGTGGGGTCAAAACTTGATTAAATATAACAACGTCCAACTACCTGGTGGCATTACGCTCAATGGTAGAGAGTTATATACAGACGCACTAGCAGAAATTGAGAAAATCGAAAGCGAAGTTCTCAGTAAGTATGCATTACCACCCATGGATATGATCGGATAAAATGCCTACTAGTCCCTACTTTCCAACTTACTATTCAGGACACAGTGGCGAGCAAGGTCTCGTTCAGAATCTTGTGGACGAACAAATTAAATTGTTTGGAACAGATATTTACTACATCCCAAGAATAGTTCTACAAGATAACACTCTAGATGAAGTTAGATACTCCAAGTATCAAGAACAATTTCAGATTGAGATGATTTTACAGAACGTCATGGGATTTGGAGACAACGCTGAGTTTATCTCCAAGTTTGGTTTGAGGATTACTGATGAGATTATCTTCCGAGTATCTACTAGGAGATGGGACGAGGAAGTAGCAGAGCACAGTCCAAGTCTTACAGTAACTTCTAGACCCAATGAAGGAGATTTACTTTACTTCCCGTTAACACAAGACATCTACGAAATTAAGTTTGTCGGAAAAGAAGAACCATTCTTCCAGTTTGGTAAGATCCAATTCTATGCTATCACTGCTGAAATCTACGAAATCGGTAGTGATGACTTTGATACTGGTGTTGAGGAGATTGATGATATCGAACAACTCTTTGATCCTGCCATCAAACTCTTTATGGATCCTGGTGGATCTGGAGACTTCCAAGTTGGTGAAGAAATTGTTGGTGATGAATTCTTAGCGAAAGCAACCGCAACAATCGATAGTGGCGCAGTAAATTCAATTGTTCTAACTGATGGAGGTTCTCACTATAAATCAGCAACTCCCCCATCAGTAACTATAGGTTCTCCACCCGCACCAGGATCAGTTACAAATATGCAAACATCTAACGATAATGGAGTATTTGCTACAGATTCTGGAACTGGATATTTATCTGGAGTTACTTACAATACAACCACCATGACCAATTATGGTCCTGGAACAGGATCTGGATTAACCATCAGAATTGATAATTTATCTAGTCAAGGTGGAGTTAGGGGTTCTGGTGGACAAACAATGAGTAACATCACAATCATTAATAGTGGTAGTGGATATACAAAAGACTTGACTGGAAGTGGTGGTTCGCAAGGATCACTTGTTCGTGTCGATGGCGGAAATGACGATTTATATCTAAGGGTAAATTATGTTTCTGTAACGTCTCCAGCAGCTGCAACTGCAAACGTTAGTAGCACTGGTATTGTTAATGGCATCACTATCACTGATCCAGGTAGTGGTTATACTAGTGCTCCTACTGTCACCATTGATTACTCACCTAAGGATAATAGAGCAGAAGTCAAGTCTTGGGATAGCGCAACCAGAGCTCTGGAAGTATACAATAGAACAGGAACCTTTACTACTGCTGAAATAGTTACTGGACTAACCTCAGGTGCTACCTGGTCTCCGGAGACATTTGACACTCTAAATAATACCAACAGCAACTACGATCAGAATAGACAGATCGAAGATTCTGGTGATGAGATTATTGACTGGACTGAAGGTAATCCATTCGGTGAATTTGGTAACTTTACGGATAGCATCTAATGTTAGGATCACATTTTTACAATCAAATTGTTCGTAAGAATATTATTGCGTTTGGTACGCTCTTCAATAATATTACGATGAAGAGCAGTGATCCTAACACAGGAGAAGTTTTAGAAGAACAAAAAGTTCCTCTAGCATACGGACCCAAGCAAAAGTTTCTTGTTCGTCTAGAAGAGAATGCTGCTTCGTCTAAAGTAGCAATTACTTTGCCACGCCTCTACTTTGAGATGACAGGTGTTGAATATGATTCTTCCCGTAAGACATCACCAATTCAAAAATACAAAACAATCATTGCTGATAATGGTAATGAAGTCAAAGTGCAGTATGTTCCTGTTCCTTATAATATAAGTTTTGAACTAGGAATTATTGCTAAGTCTCAAGATGATGCACTACAAATTCTAGAGCAGATCTTGCCATACTTCCAACCATCATTTTCTGTGACTCTTAATATGATTCCAGATATGAATGAGAAAAAAGATATTGCTATTGTATTAAACAATATTGGCAGCGAAGATGAGTGGGATGACAGTTTTCTAGAGCGTAGATACATTAACTACACTCTCAACTTCACAATGAAGTCATACCTCTACGGTCCTTACAGCACTTCCAATATTATCAGGAAGGCAATTATCCATGAAACTATTGGAGATGCTGCTGTCAATCGTAGAACTATTACACGAACATATACACCCAAAGCAGTTGTAGACATTAATACAGATGGCGTCATCGATGTAAATGATGACGCACTAGTGGATGCTGGCGATGACTTTGGATTTAATGAAGGGATTGAATTCTTATGAGTAACCTAGAAGATAACATGGAGGAAATCCTCAACATTAGTGCTGAACCTGTTGAGGAATCCAAACCATCCAAACCCCAACCACCCAAGGTTGATGCTGAAGATCGTGAGAAAGATTATAGATATACACGAACAGAATTGTACTCCCTCATAGACAAGGGTCAGGAGGCGGTCAACGGTGCCTTAGAGGTCGCTCAGGAGTCAGGGCACCCAAGAGCGTATGAAGTCGCTGTAGCGGCAATGAAGCACGTTGCAGACATGACAGACAAACTTGCTGATCTTCATAAGAAGATGAAGGATCTTGACGAAGATAAGAAAGGTCCATCCAAAGTTACCAACAACGCTATGTTTGTAGGATCTACAGCAGAGCTTCAGAAGATGCTCAAAAATATGAGTGGAGGTAAACGCTAAATAATCTCGTACACCCTCGTCGGTTGTCATGAGAGATTATAAAGATCTAAAAGAACTCTGTGAAGCAAAGCGCGGTCTCTACGCAAATATCCACGCAAAGCGAAAACGAGGAGAAGCACCAGCGAAGTCAGGTAGTAAGGACTACCCCGCTAAGGATGCTTTTCAAAAGGCGGCGAGGACTGCCAAAGAAAGTTTTGAACTCACCACAGAAGCAGCCTGGACAAAAAAGTCAGGCAAAAATAAAGAAGGAGGTCTCAATGAAAAGGGACGAAGATCTTATGAAAAGGAAAATCCAGGATCTGACCTTAAAGCACCAAGCAAGAAGGTTGGAAACCCCCGTCGCGCATCGTTCTGCGCTAGAATGAAGGGCATGAAAAAGAAGTTGACCAGTAAGAAAACTGCTAGTGATAAGGACAGCAGAATTAACAAATCATTACGTGCGTGGAATTGCTGACATACTTGTTAAAAGTATGTTAAAATAGAGCAATTTTACTCACACAATCTATAATTATATCATGAGTTCTGATATGACAATGCGTTTAAACGACTGCGACATCACACGCCTAATCACGGCTTGCCGTCTCTATCAAGAGAAGACAGGTTCTGAGTGGATGTGGGACGAGTATAATGATCTAATCAATAAACTCAATACTTACAAAGAACAACATTCTGTATCAAAATGAAAGCTCTAATCACGTTTCTGGTTGTGTTATTTTTTGCTGCTCCGGTGTGGGCAGTGGATGTATCAATGGGTGCCGGTGGCAACCTAGTATTTGAACCTAATGAGATTACAATCTCTGCAGGAGACACAGTTCACTTCATCAATGAATCACTACCTCCTCACAATATTATTGTTGAGGCACGTCCTGATCTCTCAAGAGAAGCACTACTGTTTGCTCCAGGAGAATCACAAGATGTTGTATTTGCTGACACAGGAGACTATAACTTCTTCTGTGGTCCTCACCAGGGCGCAGGTATGACTGGAGTTGTTCACGTAAATTAAATAACATGAAACTTGGAATGATAGGTCTTGGTAAATTGGGTGAGGGTATTTGCCGTCGCCTTATTGAATCAGGACATGAGGTTTGGGGATACCAAACCAACTACGAAAAAGCATGTGAGCAGTATGAATCAAAGTACATTAGTGGTTGTACCACATCTATAAAGTATTTGGTTCGAGCAGTTAAATCAGATGGTCTTCAATATACTAGTGCTGGTAAAGTTCCTGGTATATTTCAACTGACAATTCCAGAAGTAAAGGTAGATAACACACTAGATGAGTTAATACCATTACTTGAGGAGGGTGATATCATTATTGATTATAGTAGTTCCGATATAGTAAAATGCATTGAACTAGAAAAATATTGTTCTAAGTTAGGTATCTCTTATATTTTTGGTGGGGTGTATGGAGCAAGTTATGCTATCTCTACATGCTCTAAAATTTTCCAATCTTTATCACCGGGTAATATTAAATGACCTTATCTGATGTCTTACTTTTCGGATCACTACCCTTTCTATGTGCCACCATATATTTCGGGCACAGAAGAGGTGAAAATATCTACTATGCAAGTGACAAATATGACGGAAATGGAACAGCGCATTAGGATGAGACATGCATTTGCTATGTCATCATTTGCTAGACTGTATACACCAAATAGAATAACTTTTGAGATGAGAGCATTCTGTTTAGAGTGGTCAAAAAATGAAGAGCAACCACCCCAAGGTGATTTGTATACAGTAGATCGCTATTTTTTAGAAATCTGGAAAGTTAAAAACGAAGCAAACAAATGAACCATGCTATTTTTTATGGATTAATTTTATTTTGCTTCATAGTAGCAAGTATCACCTTGAGCTTAGAATATGCATATACAATCTGAGTTTTTAATTATAGGATTATATTGTTTGCTTGGATTATTTTTATTCACATTATCGGTAGTATCAGAATGATGTTACAGTTTGCTAAATTTTGTGGTGTTGTATTAAACAACCCATATGGATTAGGGTTTCTCTCGACCATTCTAATTTTTGTTCCTATCATAGGAATGTGGGCAGTTCATAAATATAATTGGAAACACTGGGAACCTTTCCACAAACATGAATAAGGAACCAGACTACAGTGTCAATTTAACAATAGAAGATATACGTCTTTTACATCACTGTGTAATAAAGAGAATTGAACGTTGGGAAGGTTTCCCTGCTCGACCTGCCGAAGAACAAGAACACTTATGGTTCATGAGAGATTCTTTATACAGAATGATTTTAGATTACCAATTCCACCAACTATGAAATTTGAATTAACAATGGAGGATTACACAATCATCCTCAATGCGCTTCACTATTATAAGAGAGTTGAGAAGAAAGGAAACTTTCAGCAATATGACAATGAGCGTATTAATAAGTTGAGAGACAAAATGGCATATCAATTAATTCCTTCATCAGATAGTGGTAATAGATTATGATGAGTGGAATATTTGTATTTGGATTTGTTCTGCTACTCACGATAGGAATGGAACTTACTTGGCCTGTTAAGAAATGAATTTGTTATTGCGTCCTTTAGATAATGTGAATGATCCTGTATGGTCAGTGATCTTTATGGTATTCCTTGCTGTCGCAGGAGCATTCTATTGCATCTACTATATACTAGGAATAGCATTTAAGGAATTAGAAGATGGGAGCAATGACACCACCAAGCAGGAAGAGCTGCTACAACTTCCGAGTGACGGAGATCAATCGTGTCCTTGATGGTGATACTATTGACGTTACTATCGACCTCGGGTTTGATCTATACAAGAAAGAAAGAGTTAGAGTTGCAGGAGTTGATACGCCAGAGAAGAGAACGAGAAATCTAGAGGAGAAAGCCCTTGGAATCGACGCAACAAACTGGCTCAAAGAAAAACTCGAAGGCACGTTGGCTGGTGATGATGAGTTGTCTGTTAGGACTGAACTTGTTGGTGGGACTGGGAAATATGGCCGTCTTCTGGGTTGGCTTTACATCGGGGATAGCAGCGTGTCCCTTAACGAGCAAATGATTACTGAAGGTTATGCTCATGCCTATGATGGAGGCACTAAAGATATGAACCTAGAAGCACTGAAAGAAATTCGCCGTGAGCATGGAACACTAGTAGAATGAGTGTAAACCAACACTTATAAAAATGTAGCCAAACGATACAATATTTTTCACTACATACACTATAATGTTTGTAGTGGAACAATATTATGCTTGGCATATATGTAATCATCACTCTCATTGTCCTCATGGTAGCGTATGCTGGCATGGAAGAAACTGTGCAGTTATTTGCTTACGTAGATCTTATGATTCGATGGCAATGGGTTCAGTTTAGAATGTTTATGATGAGACGTAAATTAGAACAACAACTTATAAAGGATCTACCCAACTTCAACAAACTCGCAAAGGAATTAAAAGATGACCAACGATAAGGAACTGTCAGATCTCAGACTTGAGAGAAAAGAATGTCCTAAATGTGGTGCTACTTGGATCAACGGTAAGCATGTGTTTAGAGGCACAGCTGCGTCATATGACAAGAGTGAATTAGACCTTGCTGGTCTTGTTTGTAATAAACTAGGTAACGAGGAATGTATCAACCCATCAAAAGGAAAAGAGGGTGGAACTACTTGGGAATACCGTTCTGGATATATTGATGGCGTTCATGCCACAAAGAAAAAAGAAATGGAGGACTTGCGCGATCAATTTGGAGATCTATAAATACTAGTGGTGAACTAGGTTTTTGTTTTGGCAACTGGTACTGATGTATATTTGGGTAATCCCAACCTTAAAAAGGCTGGGACCCCAATACAATTTACAAAAAAGCAAATTGATGAGTGGATCAAGTGTAAGAATGATCCCATCTACTTTGCGATGAACTATATAAAAATCATCTCTCTTGACGAAGGTTTGGTGCCTTTTGAGATGTATGATTTTCAAAAAAAGATTTTGAGCGATTTTCATGAAACAAGATTTAACATCGCAAAGCTCCCAAGACAAACAGGGAAGTCTACTACGGTTGTCGCTTATCTTCTTTATTACGCAATTTTTTACGATAGTGTTAATATTGGTATTCTTGCAAACAAGGCATCTACCGCTAGGGAACTGCTAGGAAGATTACAACTTGCTTATGAAAATCTACCAAAGTGGATGCAGCATGGTGTATTGGTGTGGAACAAAGGTAATGTGGAGTTAGAAAATGGCAGTAAGATATTGGCAGCTTCTACATCTGCAAGTGCTGTCCGAGGCATGTCGTTTAACATTCTCTTCCTCGATGAGTTCGCCTTCGTTCCAAACCATGTTGCAGAGCAATTCTTTGCCTCTGTTTATCCTACTATTACTTCTGGTAAATCAACGAAAGTAATTATCATCTCTACGCCTAATGGGATGAATCACTTCTACAAGATGTGGGAGGATGCTAGGCGTGGTAAAAATGATTACACTACAAACGAAGTTCACTGGTCTCAAGTACCTGGCAGAGATGCTAAGTGGAAAGAAGAGACGATTAAGAACACATCCCCAAGACAGTTCGCACAAGAGTTTGAGTGCGACTTTCTTGGATCTGCTGACACTTTAATTAGTCCAGCAAAACTACAAACTATACCATTCGCTGATCCGATTAAATCAAATGCTGGACTTGATATCTATGAGAGAGTCGAAAAGGATCACGAATATATTATTACTGTTGATGTTGCCAGAGGAATTGGTGGGGACTATTCTGCTTTCCTCGTGTTTGATATCACCACGATGCCGTATAAGATCGTTGCAAAGTACAGAAATAATGAGATTAAACCTATACTGTTTCCCTCAGTAATTTTTCAAATTTGTAAAGAATATAACAACCCATACGTTCTGGTAGAAGTAAATGACATTGGTGATAGTATCGCTGCTACTCTTAATTACGATCTTGAATATCCTAACGTACTTATGTGTGCGATGCGTGGTAGAGCAGGTCAAGTCGTGGGGCAAGGATTCTCAGGAACAAAAACACAACTAGGTGTCAAGATGAGTGTAACGGTCAAGAAGATCGGTTGCTCTAATCTCAAAGCTATTATTGAAGAAGACAAATTAATATTCAATGACTTCCAGATCTTCCAAGAACTTACTACGTTTGTGCAGAAGAAACAAGCATGGGAAGCAGACGAAGGATATCATGATGACCTTGTAATGTGTATGGTTCTCTTCGCATGGTTAGTCATGCAAGAATACTTTAAGGAGATGACCGATCAGGATATCAGAAGGAGAATTTATGATGAACAACGTAATCAAATAGAACAGGACATGGCTCCATTTGGTTTCCTTGATGACGGCATGGGTGATGATACTTTTGTTGATGGAGATGGCAATCTTTGGGAGTATGGAGACAAGCAAGAAGAAGTCGGATACATGTGGAACTACTGATGAATATTGAAGATCAATTTTCACTGGAACATATTCTGTTTAAAGAAAGAAAATGTAGATCATGTGGAATTAAAAAAGATCTTATCGAAGATTTTTATCTTACCAGAAAAACTAAGAAAGGACATCCATCAGCATACGCATACGAATGTAAGGAGTGTACTGTCAAAAGGGTTATGGAATCTAGAAAAAAGAGAGATCCGTTTCATGATTGGGGATATCCAGATTGGTAGTTCATGCATAGTTCACCACCTCTGAAACATTCAAAAATCTAAATAGATTTAGATAAATTTGATATCTAAAGAGGTATAAACATGGCAAGTCAAGTCTCGCCTGGTGTTGTTATTAGAGAGAGTGATTTGTCCAATGCAGTTGTTGTAGGCGATGTAGCTATTACTGGCGCTATTGCTTCCTCATTCCGCAAAGGACCCGTAGGCAAAATTACAAACGTTAGTACCGAAAGGGAACTAATCGACACATTTGGAGCACCATCCGAGGCTAACGCTGGAGATTGGTTGGTTGCTTCAGAATTCCTCCGTTATGGTGGAAGACTAGCAGTTGTTAGAGCAGCAACTGCAGTTGTTAACGCAACAGAATCTGGCACTGGTGTTCTTATCGCTGACAAGGATGCATTTGATGCTGGAGTAACTTCAGAAAAATTTGCTGCTAGAGATGCAGGTGCAGATGGAAACAACCTTAGTGTTGTTATCATAGACAGAGGTCCTGATTACACCATCAACAAAACCGGTCATGGTCTAGCAGTCGGTGGCACATACACTGACGACGCTGCTGTAGCACACGAAGTTTATGAACTAAATGGTGCTAACAGTTTCAGAATTATTAAAGGAAGTGCTGCTCCAACTCCTGCTGCAGGAGATACTGCTGTTCTATATTCAGCATCTGATTGGAACGCACGTCAGATTGGATCAACTGGTTTGACATTCAAATCAATTGCTCCTCGTCCTGGAACTTCTGCATACGCAACTGAGCGTTTCTTGTCATATGACGAAGTGCATGTTGCTGTAGTTAATACTGCAACCAATACAGTTCTTGAGAGAATGACATATCTCTCCAAACTTACCGATGGTAAGTCTCCCGAAGGTAATTCAACTTACTGGAAGGATTATGTAAATCAGTATTCTGGTTATATTTACGCTGGTGCTGCTCTAAGTGGAACCGAAATTACAACTGCCGGAGAAGATCCCGGTGCTGCAGCTGCCTCTTATGGTGCTACTTCAGGATCTCCATTGGTATTAGCAAGAATTCTTCCTACTGCAGGTGGAGCTCTTTCTGGTGGTACTGATGACTATGCATATACTGCTGGCGAAGTTAGTGCTGCATACGATTTATTCTTAGATACAGAAGCAACGGATGTTGATTTTGTTCTTATGGGTGGCGATGCTGCTGACGAAACAGACACAATTGCTAAAGCAGCTTCTGTTGCTGCTGTTGCTAATAGCAGAAAAGATTGTGTTGCATTCATCTCACCATGGACCGGTGCTCAAATTGCAACCTCTGGTGGCAGTGCATTAACTCCAACACAACAACTAGCAAATACACTAGAGTTCTTTGAAAGCATTGGTTCTAGTTCCTTTGTTGTTCTAGACAGTGGTGTTAAGTATACATACGATCGCTTTAATGACAAGTATCGTTATGTTGGTTGTAATGGTGATGTTGCTGGTTTATGCGTTTCAACTTCTGCAATTCTAGATGACTGGTTCTCACCAGCAGGTCTAAACCGTGGTGGTTTGCAAAACGTTGTTAAGTTGGCATTCAATCCCAACAAAGCACAACGCGATGATCTCTATACAAATAGAATCAACCCAATCGTTTCATTCCCTGGTTCTGGTCCTGTTCTCTTTGGAGATAAGACTGGTCTTGCTTCACCTTCTGCATTCGATCGTATCAACGTTCGCCGTCTCTTCCTCAATGTTGAGAAGAGAGCAAGAGCTCTCGCAGAAAGCGTACTGTTTGAGCAGAATGATCCGGTAACACGTTCTAATTTTAATTCTTCTATTGCTTCTTATCTTTCCGAGATTCAAGCACGTAGAGGTTTAACAGATTATCTAGTTGTTTGCGATGGAACAAACAACACTCCTGAAGTTATCGACAGGAACGAATTCGTTGCTGAACTATACCTCAAGCCCACCCGCTCTATTAACTACGTAACTGTCACAGTGACTGCTACGAAGACGGGTGTTTCCTTTGAGGAAGTAGTCGGTAGAGGTTAATCAATACTAGATAAAACATAACGAGGTAAACAACAATGGCAACGTCAAACGTAAGTCAATTTCTTCAGACAATTGGGCAAGGTGTCAAGCCCAATATGTTCTTGGTTGACATCAAATTCCCAGATGAATTAGGTGGTTCATCTACAGCACTAGGAACTGATCTTTCAAATATTCTTTGTAAGTCAGCAGCACTTCCAGGTTCTAACTTGGGTGTTATTGAAGTTCCTTTCCGTGGTAGAACAGTTAAAATCGCAGGTGATCGCACCTTCGATACATGGTCTGCAACCTTCTTCAATGATAAGAACATGGAACTCCGTGGTCTATTTGAAGAGTGGGCAAATCAACTCAACACCCATGAAGCAAATACTGCTCCTAGGTTCCTACCTGATAGTGCAAGTACTGGATACATGGCAAGTCTCTATGTAACTCAACTAGAGAAAGATGATTCGGAAGGTGGTTCTGCAGTCAGAACTTACAAACTCCATCATTGCTTCCCAACCAACATCTCTCAGATTGATCTTGCTTATGATAGCAACGATCAGATTGAAGAGTTTACAGTTGAATGGCAGTATTCCTTCTTCACCGCGCAGAAGGAAAATAGCGAGACCTCTGGTTCCGCTAATGTCAAGGGTACTGCATCTGCTAAGACTGTGGTCTGATAAATAGTTGGAAGCGCACAAGTTGAATAGATAATCATGAGTCAGTTATTTGGCTTCCAAATTAACAGAAAAGAGGGGCAGCGAGGTCAATCTCCTGTCCCTCCTTCTGCTGAAGATCCAGTTGCAGTAGCCGCTGGTGGGTATTATGGAACGTATGTAGATACAGACAATCAAGCTCGTAATGAGTTTGAGATGATCCGTCGTTATCGCGACATGGCAATTCACCCTGAGGTGGATAGTGCCGTAGATGAAGTTGTAAACGAGTTTATCGTAAGTGATGCTTACGATTCTCCTGTAGAAATTAACTTAGATAATCTAGGTGTTGGTGCTGGAGTAAAAACTAAAATTCGTAATGAGTTTGAGTATCTGAAAAGACTTTTAAACTTCGACAATCGAGCACATGAGATTGTCCGAACTTGGTATATTGATGGACGTTTATTTTATCATAAGGTTATCGATTTAGATAATCCTAAAAAAGGTATTACAGAACTTCGTTATATTGATCCGATGAAGATCAAGAAAGTTCGTCAAAAAATTGACAATACTCCAAAAGATTCTCTAGCGAAAGCAGCAATCAAAGGCACGGCGCTTGAGTATGAATATGGAACGTTTGTTGATTACTATCTTTACAATCCAAAAGGTTTCTATAAAGGCGGTGTCCTAGGACCGATTGGAGATATGTCTTTGTCTCAGGGTGTCAAGATGGCAACTGATTCGATTACATTCTGTCCCTCTGGACTACAAGATTTAAACAAAAGAATGACTCTTGGTTTCCTACACAAGGCAATCAAGACTCTCAATCAATTAAGAATGATTGAAGATTCAATTGTTATCTACAGATTATCACGCGCACCTGAGCGTAGAATTTTCTACATCGATGTTGGTAATCTACCTAAAGTTAAAGCAGAGCAATACCTGCGTGATGTCATGTCTCGCTATCGTAACAAACTAGTGTATGACGCAAACACTGGTGAGATGCGTGATGACAAAAAGCATATGAGTATGCTTGAAGATTTCTGGTTGCCTCGTAGAGAGGGTGGTCGTGGTACTGAAATTACTACGCTGCCTGGAGGACAGAACCTTGGAGAACTTAAGGACGTTGAGTATTTTAAAAAGAAACTTTATAACTCTCTCAATCTTCCTCCCTCTCGTCTCACAGACGATAGCAAAGGATTCAATCTCGGTAAAACCACTGAAGTCCTCCGTGACGAACTTAAGTTCACGAAGTTCATTGGTCGTCTCCGCAAGAGATTCTCTGAGATGTTCCATGACATGCTCAAGACTCAACTCATTCTTAAAGGAGTAATTTCTCCTGAAGACTGGGATGATATGAAGGAGCATATCCAGTATGACTATCTCTTTGACAATCATTTCAATGAACTAAAAGAAATTGAAATGATGAACCAGAGGATGATGACTGTAAGTCAGATGGATCCTTTTGTTGGCAAATATTTCTCTGTTGAATATATCCGTCGTCATGTTCTAAATCAAAAAGATACAGAATATAAGGATATTGACAAGCAGATAAAAGCAGAGATTGCTTCTGGTCTCTCTGTTGATCCGGCAGAAACAAATGCTATGGATCAAATGACAGCAGCAAACACTGCCCTTGCTCCTGAAATTCAGGATCAGCAAGCACAAGATGCTGCAGAAAGACAAGAACTTGCTGCGGATGCTGCGTCGGAAAGAGAAGTATCCAAGGCAAAGAAAATGCCTTCACCTTCTACAAATAATAAATAAATTATACAGAATACTTATTATGGAACAACATAACCCTGAACCTGGCGTGGTAAATATCGTTGATAAGATCAGCGACAACGACAGGGCATCTGCTATTGATGCTATTCATGATCTACTTTTTGCTAAAGCATCTGATGCTATGGCAACATATAAGCAGGTTGCCGCGAATACATTCTTTGATGAACCTACCGAAACGGAAGAACCCGATGAAACTGATAACGGAAACGATTGAGAACGTCAAAATCCTCACTGAGGAAAGAGACGGAAAGAAACTTCTTTATATTGAAGGAGTATTTTTACAGTCAGAACTAAAGAACCGTAATGGTCGCATGTATCCTTTCGATGTTCTCAACAATGAAGTTGAGAGATACAACGAAGAGTATGTAAAATCAAAACGTGCTTTAGGTGAACTCGGTCATCCTGATGGTCCTACTATCAATCTTGATAGAGTATCACACAGAATCACAAGTCTTCGCGCTGAAGGAAATAACTTCATTGGTAAGGCACAAATTCTAGATACACCTATGGGACAGATCGCTAAGTCTTTACTTGGCGAAGGAGTTCAGTTGGGTGTTTCATCTCGTGGTATGGGAAGCATTGAAAAGCGTGAAGATACTTCAGTAGTTCGCGATGACTTCATGCTTACAACTGCTGCTGATATCGTAGCAGATCCTTCCGCTCCCGATGCATTTGTTAATGGCATTATGGAAGGCAAAGAATGGGTATGGGACAACGGTATTCTTAAGGAATCAAAAGTTGATAAATACCAACGTTATATCAATGGCGCTCCGCGTCGTGAGTTAGAAGAGAGAACACTCAAGGTGTTTGAGGATTTCCTCGGAAAGCTTTGATTTATAAATAAACTTAGATTAATTATTTACGGAAAATTACGAGGTAATCTCAAATGTCAGATATGTTAAATGAAAAATTTGAGGAGTTCGTTACCGAGCAAAAGGTGATTGTAGAAGCTGGCGATCCTATGCCAACAGTTTCTGCTAACATTATCCCCGGTGCTGGTAGCGAACCCTCTCAGGTTTCTGACGCGCAGACTGGTTCTGGCGGCAAGGATCCTATGCCTTCAGTTCAACCAGGTGTTGCTCCTGGACAATCTGCTGCTGCAGATTTAGGTGGAACTTCCACCGCTCCTAATGAGGATGATGACGACGGCGAAGAGAATCCTGGCGCTAAAGCGGCAGCACCTATTTCGCAAGTATCTGGCGATCCCCAACAACGTGCCGGTAGTCCCGACGCTATGCCTACCGTTGGTGCTGATGTTGCATACGCGACTAGTACTGGACCTGCTGTTACTTACCCCATCAAACCTTCTTTTGAAGAACTTGATGTTTCCGCTGATGTTGCCGCTCTAGTAGAAGGCACAGAACTCTCTGAAGAGTTCGCTGAGAAAGCAAAAGTCATTTTTGAGGCTGCTGTCAAAGCGAAAATCTCTGAGGAGTATGACAAACTTGTAGAGCACTTTGCTGCTGAACTCGATAAGCACGTATCATCTGCTAAGGCAGAACTTTCCGAGGAAGTAGACGGCACAGTGTCCTATGCCATCGGTCAATGGATGGAGCAAAACCAAGTTGCTATTGACCGTGGAATCAGAAATGAGATCACTACAGACTTCATCGCAGGTTTGAAGGGTCTCTTTGAAGAGCACTACATTTCTATTCCCGACGAGAAAGTCGATGTTGTAGAAGGTATGGCTGAATCTATTCGTGAAATGGAAACCCGCCTTGACGAACAGGTCAAAGCAAACGTGAAATTACAAAATCGTCTTAACGAGTCTGCCAAACTCAATGTTCTGTCCACCGTGTCAGAAGGACTAGCAGATACTCAGAAAGAAAAACTCGCAGCACTTGCTGAGGGTCTAGAGTTTGTCTCGGAAGAGTCATTCTCCAAGAAGGTTACGACCATCAAGGAGTCTTACTTCAAAGAGTCAATCGCTACCCCAACGGAAGTTGTTGATGAATCCCCAGTTGAAGGTGTAGATGATTCTAACCCAGTAATGGCGCAGTATCTGAAAGCACTTGACCGCTGGTCCTAATAATAAACCCCACATTTTTCAAACAAGAGCAAACAAATGTTTAATTCAAAGGCTCTAACCGAAAAGTGGTCTCCTGTTCTAAGTCATGAAGGCGCTGGTGCCATCAAAGACAATTATAGAAAGGCTGTTACCGCTGTTCTGTTAGAAAACACAGAAAATCAACTACGCGAAGAGCGTGGTATGATGAACGAAGCTAGTACTGTTGGAGCTATCAGCGCAGCTGGTGGACAAGCACTAGGCGGTTCTGGTCTAACCACCAAGACTGGTGGACTTGCAGGTTTCGATCCTGTAATGATCAACCTTATCCGTCGTGCGGCACCTAACTTGGTTGCATACGACATCTGTGGCGTTCAACCCATGAGCGGTCCTACTGGACTTATCTTCGCAATGAAGAGCCACTACAACACCAGAGCTGGCGCTGAGGCACTCTACAACGAGCCTGACACCAACTTCTCTGGAAACACTCAGGGTCCTGGCGCATACAACGATCCCGTATCTCCTCTTGGCGATGGCGGTTCGACTGATGCTAACCCTGGTCTGCTTAACGACGCCACTGGCGGCGGCACCACTGCTGCTAACTACGAGCGCCAAGCAGGCAACATTGCTAGAGAAACAGCAGAAGTTCTTGGATCGGGTTCGACCTTGTTCAACGAAATGGACTTCAGCATCGAGAAGACTGCGGTCACTGCTAAGACCAGAGCTCTTCGCGCTGAGTACACTCTAGAATTGGCACAAGACCTTAAGGCAATCCACGGTCTTGATGCAGAGCAGGAACTCGCTAACCTATTGTCTAGCGAAATCCTTGCTGAGATCAACCGTGAGGTTGTTCGTACCGTTTACACCGTTGCTAAGCCTGGTGCTCAGAACAACGTTGCTAACGCTGGTGTATTTGACCTCGACGTTGACAGCAACGGTCGTTGGTCGGTTGAGAAGTTCAAAGGACTTATGTTCCAAATCGAGCGCGATGCCAACGCTATCGCACAAGAGACTCGTAGAGGAAAGGGCAACTTCATCGTCACTTCTGCTGACGTTGCTTCTGCTCTTGCCATGTCTGGCACACTCGACTATTCCTCAGGTCTAACTGGTTCTGGTGGTCCTTCCATCGGTGATGTTGATGACACCGGAAACCTTCTAGTCGGCACCATGAACGGTCGCATTAAGGTCTATGTTGATCCTTACTCTGCTAACGTTTCTAACACCCACTACTACGTAGTTGGTTATAAGGGTTCTTCCCCTTATGACGCAGGACTATTCTACTGCCCCTACGTTCCCCTCCAGATGCTACGCAGCATCGATCCTCAGACCTTCCAACCTAAGATTGGTTTCAAGACCCGCTACGGCATGGTCAGCAATCCTTTCGTTGAGTCTTCTGCAGGAACTCCTGATGCTGAAGCACTTACCGCTTCTAAGAACCAGTACTACAGACGTGTTCGCGTTGCGAACCTCGCCTGATATCGGTTATTACGAAATCAACACAGGGACGCTGCGGCGTCCCTTTTTTTGTGCTTAAATAGAAGTAGTAATTCTTTATCGTTATGCCCCGTGGTCGCTTACAGAAAACAGATATGCTTGCCAAAGTATATAAATTGAAAACTGAATTGTATGATAAAGAAACAAATCCTGGTATGACAGGTCAGTGGTATGACGGAGCTCATGATTCACTAGATAAGATATTAGATATAATTAATGAATACGCACAATGAATAATACAATAGAAGACGTAACTGATTCACAAAAAGACTGGGAAGATTTTTGGTACAATGAAGATAAATGATTGAAATTAGTAATTTTATATCAAACGAATATTGTGATAAATTAATAAAAATACATCAACAACATTGCAACACTAAAGTAGAACCATTTAAACAAAGACCATACTACGTCAATGGAAAGTTTCCAGATATAGAAAATAAAGTAAAGAAAATTTGTAAAAACCTTTCCCCACTATCACTGTTAGATACAACTGCTATTGTACATTGGTCTGTTGGATCATATATGAAACCACATTATGATCACCCAAAAGATTTGTTTGCATGTGTCATATACTTAAACGATGATTACAAAGGAGGACAAACATGTTTTGATGGAGTAGAGATCCAACCAGAAAAAGGAAAGTTGTTTTTATTTTCTTCTTGTGGTGTAAAACATTGGGTTAATATGATATCTGAATCTGATAGATATACTATTGGATTGTGGATTGCCAAAACAGATCCATACACATATGTTCCTGGAATAAATACTAAGTAGCTTGGGAAGTTGATATGTCTGCTGATTGGTATAAGGAACAACCTACTAACAGGAATTTCCTGAACCCTATTGGTTATCTCCTCAAATTAGAAAAATTTGAAGGAGTAGATTTCTTTTGTCAAAGAGCAAATGTCCCCGACATTACAATGCCAACTACGGAAGTTGTAAGTCCTTTTAGAAACTTGCCTATCCTTCCTGGTGGTGGAGTAACGTTTGGGGATCTTTCTGTATCTTTTATTGTAGATGAAGATTTAAAAAATTATAATAGTATTCATAAGTGGATTCGTGATAATGGCAATGCAGATCAGATGCAACGCACTACACCAAAAAATGACATCTTGACAAATGGTTTACTGCATATTGTTACTTCACAATACAATCCAGCATTTGTTGTAGAGTTTAAGGATATATTTCCTGTATCACTATCAGGATTAAATTTTGATGCTACAATAACAGATGTAGAATACATTACTGCTGAAATTACATTCAAGCATCAACAGTTCTTCATTCGTGATAAAAACTTACAACCTCTATGAATTTTGAAACCCTTCGTAATAAATTTGACAAACTGAGAGAAGACTGGACAGAAGATTCTGCAGTTGACTTTCAATTTAAGAACAAACAGTATACCACGGATCTGGGGCAACTTGCATTATCGATCCCTTTCCAACACAATAAATACTTAAACCATTACACTGACATTCAGCAGATCAAGACTTCGCTGGAATTTGAGACCCGCAAACTGGTAAAGAATAAACGTGAGTATTACTCTGGCGAAGCAGACGCTAAGACATACGCCGCCAAACCATTCGGATCAAGCATTAAGACTTCGGAAAAAATGAGAACTTACCTTGAGGCAGATGAGGAGATCATCAACCTTGAGGCGAAGATCAAATATCTAGACCAGATGCTTTACTGGTTGGATCAAGTCATGCGTCAAATTTCTAATAGAGGTTTCCAGGTCAAGAGTGCCATTGAGTGGGAGAAATTCGTTAATGGACAATGATGACCACCCTCAGTATCAAAAAGAAAAACGAAGTATACGTTACTATTCAATCTGCTGAGCCACATGTACATCAGGAACTCTCAGATTACTTTTCGTTTGAAGTTCCCGAAGCAAAGTTCCTGAAGAAGAATCCCAGATACAAATACTGGGATGGAACTATTCGTCTGTACTCTCCTGGTACAGGCGACCTTTATGGTGGTCTGATGAAGCACCTGCAGGTATGGGCAAACGAGCGACAATATAAAGTTGAGTATGAAACTAATGACTGGTATGGAGAAGTCAGAGAAACTAACGACTTTGTTTCATACGCAGGCATTGAAACATTTATGAATAAAATTACACGATCTGAAATTAAACCAAGGGTGTATCAGTATCGTGCAGTTTATGAAGCAATTAAAAATAATAGAAAACTTTTACTTTCTCCTACGGGCAGCGGAAAGAGTTTGATGATCTATTCCCTCGTCAGATACTATACTGCTACCAACAAGAAAACGCTCATCATCGTTCCTACTACGTCCTTGGTGGAACAAATGGTCAATGACTTTAATGACTACGGATGGAACGCTGACGATCATGTGCATAAGATTTATTCGGGCAAGGATAAGAATACGGATAAACCAATTGTTATTTCAACTTGGCAATCAATCTACAAGTTTCCGAAAAGATACTTTGATGATATTGATTGTGTTATCGGAGATGAGGCACACCTATTTAAGTCGAAGTCCCTCACGGGAATTATGACTAAACTCCACAACGCTAAGTATAGGTTTGGTTTTACTGGAACCCTGGACGGCACCAAGACTCACAAGTGGGTATTGGAAGGATTGTTTGGCGACTGTGAACAAGTTACTAAAACAGACAGTTTAATTAAGGAAGGTTATCTTTCTAAATTTAGGATCAAAATCTTACTTTGTAAACATGCTCCGCAACACTTTGAATCATATCATGAGGAGATTGATTACCTAGTAGAGCATCGTGGTAGAAATAATTTGATTAAAAATTTAGTAAAAGATATTGAAGGAAACACTCTTGTGTTATTTAACTATATCGAGAAGCACGGTGAACCACTTTTAGAATTGATAAATAGCACCATAGACCCCGAGCGAAAAGTATTTTTTGTTCACGGTGGTACTGATGTAGAAGATAGAGAAGAAGTCCGACAACTTACTGAAACTGAGAACAATGCAGTAATCATTGCTTCTTATGGCACATTCTCTACAGGGATTAACATCAAACGATTACACAATATTATTTTTGCTTCCCCAAGTAAGTCGCGCATTCGCAACCTCCAGTCCATCGGACGTGTCCTCAGGAAAGGCGAAGGAAAAGATATAGCAACCTTATACGATATCGCTGATGACATTGGCGGTCAGAATTATACCCTTAGACATTTGAATGAAAGAGTTAACATTTACAATGAAGAGAATTTTAAGTATGAGGTTATAAAAGTAAACCTTAGAGCAAGTTAAATATGGAAGAAGAATTCTATGCAACTATTAAATTAGTATCCGGTGAAGAGTTAGTATCAAAAGTATGTTATCTTACTGAAGAAGATAAGATAATGTTAGAGAGACCTCTTATGGTTGAAAATTCTAAACTAAAAAAAGGTCAATTAGAAGTAACAGGTTTTGCTTTGAAAGAATGGATCTCTGCTACATTTGATAATATGTTTATTATTAAAAGAGATCATGTTATTACCATAACTCAAATTGAAGGAGAAATTGTTGACTTCTATGAAAAAACTCTCAACCGATTAGAAACTGGAAAGTCTCTAGCGGGTAGAGGAAATAAGATACCTAGAGGATCTGGATACCTAGGTTCAGTAAAGGAAATGAAAAAATCTTTAGAAGATCTATTTAATAAAAGCTAAGAGCTACAACCCTTCTGAACTCTGACATAGTTATTCTACTGAGTTTATGGGGATCTGTCAAGCTTTGACAATAATCGAATAGAGTGGTATACTTAATATTATGATAATGTAAGGCAAACCGTGGCATACACAGTAATGGCAAAAAGAAAGCAAACCGAATATTACGTTAATAACAAAGAGTTTCTCGCTGCTATCACTGAGTATCGAGACAAAGTTATTAAAGCAAAAGAACAAGAAAAACCTCGACCGCGTGTTACTAATTACATTGGTGAGTGTTTCCTTAAGATCGCTACACATCTATCATATAAACCAAACTTTGTCAACTACATGTTCCGTGAGGACATGATCTGTGATGGTATTGAGAACTGCCTACAGTATATTGACAACTTCAATCCAGAAAAATCTCAGAACCCGTTTGCCTACTTCACTCAAATTATCTACTACGCTTTCTTGCGTCGTATTCAGAAAGAGAAAAAGCAACTAGAGATCAAGGGCAAGATCCTAGAACGTTCTGGATATGATGAGGTTATGCATACTGATACTTACGATGGTACAATGTCTGGTATGAACGCTTCGTATTCTGACATGGGTAGTATCAAAGAAAACATTGAGACAAGAATGAACCGATGAATTATGAATGGTATGAAACACCCTATGGAAAATTCCGCATTGAGAAGAGACGGTTTGGAACGTGGTCTAGCTTTGGTGAGGATGGCGAGAGCATCGTCACAGGCGGTACGAGGGAATCTGTCATGGTCGGAACGCCATTCCACTTGGAAGGTGTCGCTACTAACTGGGCAAACTGTAAATACTCAGCACGATACGATGGGACAGTGAGCGGTAAGTTATGAAGATTGCTTTAATTACTGATCAACATTTAGATGGACGTAAAGGTTCTTTAGCGTTCTGGAACTACTGGCAACAATTCTATGATAATATCTTTTTCCCAACTCTTGAAAAAGAAGGTATCGATACCGTCATTGATCTTGGCGACACATTTGATAATCGAAAGTCTGTGGACTTTAATACTTATCACCGTGTGCGTGAAAATTATTTTGAAAAACTAGCAAAGTATAAAGTTCATATGTTGCTCGGCAATCATTGTACTTACTACAAAAATACTAATCGTATTAACTCACCAGAACTTCTATTAGAGAAGTATGACAACATCACAATCTATTCTGAACCCAAGCATCTAAAACTTGGAAACAAAAAATTTCTGATGCTTCCATGGATCAACAAAGAAAACCTAGAAGAAATAACAAATTTTCTTAACACTAGTGAAGCAGATATCTGTTGCGGTCATTTAGAACTTTCTGGGTTTGAGATTACTCCGGGCATGAAGATGGATCATGGTATGGATGCTGGTTTATTTCATCGCTTCAAACGTGTGTGGTCTGGACACTATCACCATAAATCTAAAAAGGGTAATGTTCAGTACCTAGGCAACCCTTATCAGATGTATTGGAATGATTATAAAGACGCTCGCGGTTTCCATATCTACGATACTGAAAGTGATAAACTTAAGTTTGTCCGAAATCCCTACGAAATCTTCGACAAGATCTTCTATGACGATTCCAGTATGGACTACAACAAACAAGATGTGTCTAGTTATAAAGACAAGTTCATCAAGATCGTTGTTAACGAAAAACGAGACTACCAAATGTTTGAAACATTGGTTGATCGTCTTTACAACGTAGGAGTCCATGATGTAAAAATTGTAGAGACCTTAGTTGATATTGAAGACCAGGTAGACCTTGAAGTTTCTACTAAAGATACACTCACTCTTCTTAATGAGTATATTGATGAAGTAGAAATGACCGTAGATAAATCTGATCTCAAGAGTTTAATGAGATCTCTATATATTGAGAGTTGTAATGTTGTCTGATGTTTATCGTAACCTTAGAAGATCAACCTGATGGTGTGTACTCTGTCTTTGATGATGACGAGGATAGAGTAATTCCTATATTTCAGGACGAAGAAGATGCGGATAGATATTTGATGATGCTACAGATTGATGAAGATTATCCACCCATGCAGATCCTAGAGATTGACGACCATGCTATAATTACAGCATGTCAAGACAGGGGACATAAATTTTCTATCATAACCCCTGACGATTTTTTGATACCCCCTGATGATTCTGAAGAATGATTATTTTTAAAAAGATCCGTTGGAAGAATTTTCTTTCGACGGGTAATGTTTTTAGTGAAGTTGATTTAAGAACATCAAAAACAAATTTGATCATTGGTAGCAATGGCGCAGGTAAGAGTACTATTCTAGATGCTCTTACCTTTTCTTTGTTTGGGAAACCATTTCGTAAGATCAACAAACCGATGCTGGTAAACAGTATCAATGAAAAAAACTGTCTTACTGAAATTGAATTTAGTATTGGTAAGAAAGAATACAAGTTGGTTCGGGGAGTCAAACCAAATGTATTTGAGATTTACTGTAATGGTGAACTGTGGAATCAGGAGAGCTCTTTAGTAGAACAGCAGAAGAACTTTGAGAATAATGTTCTCAAGATGAACTACAAGTCATTCACACAGATTGTGGTGCTTGGTTCTTCTACGTTTGTTCCATTCATGCGTCTGCCTTTGGCACAGCGTCGTGAGATTATTGAAGACATCCTTGACATCCAAGTATTCTCTACGATGAATGTTCTTCTTCGTGATAAAGTTAGAGAGAATAACGAAGACATTAAAACAATTGATTACGAGATACATCTTTTGGCGGAGAAGATTGATCTCCAGAAGAAGTATATGCTTGAACTCGAAAAGAAAACCAAGGAAGAGATTACTCGTAAAGAGAATAAGATTGCTGAATTGTTAGAGGATGAGAATACCCAACACCAAGAAATTGCGCGACTAACTTCTGAAGTTGAAAAACATTCTAAAGAAATGGAAGAGGTGTCTAGCAGCACTTCAAAACTGAAGAAGTTAAACACTTTTCTAATTAAAGTTCAGGGTAAATTAAAAACATGTAAAAAAGAACATGAGTTTTTTGAGAAGAATCATGTGTGCCCTACATGTACTCAAGACTTATCAGAAGAATTTCGTGATGAAAAGTTGGAGTCTGGAAAAACTAAGGTTGATGAAATGCTTGTAGGATACAATGATATCCTTGCTGCTATAGGAGAAGAGGAAGTTAAATTTAATAAATTTACTGAGTTGTCAAGTCAGGTCATGACTATCAACAACTCCATCAGTCAATCTAATTTCCAGATCACTTCATTCAGAAAAACTATTTCTGATATCGAATCTGAGATCAAAGAACTGGAAGGTAGCAACCCAGACAAGAAAGCAGAGTTTGTAAAACTTGAGGGTCTTGTTAAGAATAAAAAACAATTGGGTAGCACACTCGCAGAAAACCGCAAGGACCGTGATACACTATTGGTAGCATCGCAACTGTTGAAAGACAACGGTATTAAGACTAGGATCATCAAGACCTATCTTCCAGCGATGAACCAACTCATCAATCAGTATCTTCAGAGTATGGACTTTTATGTCAACTTTACACTGAATGAGAACTTTGAGGAGATAATTAAATCTAGGTATAGGGATGTGTTTTCTTATGATAGTTTCAGCGAAGGAGAGAAATCTCGTATTGATATTGCTCTTCTGCTTACTTGGAGAAGTATTGCTAAGCTCAAGAATAGTGTGGATACTAACCTCCTCATATTAGATGAGATATTTGACAGTTCATTGGATCAGCAAGGTGGTATGGATCTAAGTTGGATCCTACGCAACTTTGATGACAACTCAAACATCTATGTTATCAGTCATAGAGAAAACCTTGACGGTAAATTTGAGAGAACTATCACAGCAGAGAAAGAAAAGAACTTCTCCGTGATCCGAGAGACAGTTTCTGAACTGGACTAGGGATGCCTTCGGGCATCCTTTTTTTGTATATACTAGTAGCATCAACGAAACGAACGTATGTCATCCCAAGAAATCAAAGGAAACCTTGCTCGTCTGCTCGCAACAGAGAACTTGATTGTAGAGCACCGTAAGGTCTCCACAGCATCCTTTGATGTGGATCGCCGTGTGTTGACCCTTCCCAACTGGGACAAGGCATCTAGCACCGTATACGACATGCTGGTGGGTCATGAGGTTGGACATGCTTTGTTTACACCTAACAAAGACTGGCGTGATGTTGCAGATTGTCCTAAGGACTTTGTTAATGTGATTGAGGATGCTCGTATTGAGAAACTCATGAAACGTAAGTATCCTGGATTGCGTAAGTCTTTTGCTGGTGGTTATAAAGAATTAAACGATGCTGACTTCTTTGACATTGATGGAGAAGACTTTAATACTTTTAGTTTGATTGATCGTATCAATCTCCACTTTAAGATTGGTGCTAGTGCTATGGTTCCTTTCTCTATTGAGGAGCAATTGTTTGTTGCTCGTACAGATGTTGCTGAGACTTTTGAAGAAGTCCTACAAATTGCTGTAGATGTTTTTAACTATAGTAAGCAAGAACAAGAAGAAGAACAGGAAGAAACTCCACAAGAGATGCCTGCTAATGAATCTTCATCAGAATCACAGGAAGATGTAGAGCAGCAAGAAACAAATGATGAAGAACAACCTAAACAAGAAAATACTACTAGTAGTGGTCAAGAGCAATCTGGTGTTGAAGAAGATGAAGAAGAAGAAGAATCTATAGAAGGTTCTAGGACACAAGATAGTTTCAACGAGGCAGCAAAAGGTTTAACTGATCGTTACTCTAATGATCCTGTATACGTAGAGATTCCTGACAGTGTGGATCTCCCCACGTTTGTTGCTGACTGGACTGAAGTTCATGACTGGATTGATGAGTATCGTAATAACTTCCTTGGTAAGAATGAAGGAGACGATTATTACAATCCTTATGAAACTGTAGATAAATCTTACACAGAGTTTCGTAAGCAATCACAGAAAGAGGTAAACTATCTTGTTAAGGAATTTGAATGTCGTAAGTCTGCTGACGCTTATGCTCGTGCTGGTCAATCTAAGACTGGTGTGCTTGATACTACTAAGCTACACACTTATAAGCACAACGAAGATCTTTTCAAAAAAGTAACTGTAATTCCTGATGGTAAGAATCATGGTTTGATATTCTTGCTTGACTGGTCTGGTTCTATGCAGAGTGAGATTCTTTCTACAGTAAAACAGTTGTTGAATCTGACTGCCTTCTGTAAGAAAGTTCAGATCCCATTTGAGGTGTATGCTTTTACGAATGAGTTTTATACTGTTCGTCGTATTAAGAACGGTATTGATGAATACGTTTCTAATGATGAGTATTTTCAAAAAAATGGTTGTATGGAAGGCAAAATCTTTCTACCAAAAGATATGTTCCACTTGATGAACTTTGTTTCTTCTCGTTCTAACTCTAAAAACTATGAGCGTATGTGTTTAAACTTGTATCGTGAGGCATATGCTTTTGTGTATGCTTGTGCTTATCAATCCACTATCGGTATTGGTCTTTCTGGCACTCCTTTGAATGAAGGTATTATTATGTTGAATTATATTATCCCTCAATTCAAGAAACAAAATGATCTACAAAAAGTAAACGTGTGTGTTCTATCTGACGGAGAAGCATGTCAGTCTTCTTATGGTCGTGAACTTTATAACGATCATAAAGATGAATTTTATGTTCGTCCTCGCCGCCTTGATTACCGATCTGTTTTACGAGATCGTACCACTGGTCATGTTTATGCTGTAGGTGATAGTTGGTCTGGTATGACTAATATTTTTATTCAACAACTGCGTGATCGTAATCCTGGTGTGAACGTTCTTGGTTTTCGTATTATGTCTAGTGGCGGTCTTAGTAACTTTGTCTCTATTTACGGCAATATTTCTTACTACGATCAAGTACAGAAACAATGGAAAAAATCTAAATCTGCTGTGGTTCCTTTCCCGAAGAGTTACACTGCTCTGTATGTGATTAGTAATAACGCTGTAGAATCTGATGTAGATTTTGATGTTGAGGCTGGTGCCAAGAAAGGCGAGATATCTCGTGCCTTTAAAAAGATGCTTGGATCTAAATCTACTAACAAGAAACTTCTAAACTCCTTCATTGAGTATGTCGCTTGATGAACCGTCCACTAGGGGTCGCTAAGACCCTGCCCATCCTTTATAATAACTACATCAACGAAACGAACCATGCCTGCCAAACTCGATCTCACTACAACTCAACTCGCTTCTTTCCTATCAGAAAATTTTGGCAATGATGTCAATGCCGAGCACGTTCGTTCTGCCTGTGATCACTTTGGTATCACCTATGCTACTGCTACTAAGCGTCTGCGTGATTTCTATGTCAAGCGTGGCACTTGGAACCTGACAGTTCAGGAGCGTCTTGAGCAATCTCTTGCTGCCCCTGCTGCTATTCCAGTTGCTAATAGCAACGATGAGAATCTTGTTCCTATGAAGGACGAGAACTATGTTCCTTTCGGAAACTTCTCTGATGTAAAGAAGATCATTCAATCTAAGATTTTTTATCCTACTTTTATTACTGGTCTATCTGGCAATGGTAAGACTTTCTCTGTTGAGCAAGCATGTGCTGCTCTAAATAGAGAACTTATTCGTGTAAACATTACCATTGAAACTGACGAGGATGATCTTATTGGTGGGTTCCGTCTTGTTAATGGCGAAACTGTTTGGCATAATGGTCCTGTCATCGAAGCTCTGGAACGTGGAGCTGTGTTGCTTCTAGATGAAGTTGACTTGGCATCCAATAAGATTCTCTGTCTGCAGTCTGTTCTAGAAGGTAAAGGTGTTTTCTTGAAGAAAACTGGTCGTTACGTACAACCTGCTATGGGTTTCAATGTCATCGCTACTGCCAATACTAAAGGTAAAGGTTCTGATGATGGTCGTTTCATCGGCACCAATGTTCTCAACGAAGCATTTCTTGAGCGTTTTGCCTTGACCTTTGAGCAGGAGTATCCTACTCCCGCTACTGAGCAGAAGATTTTGTTGCGTATTGCTGCTTCTGTTGGTAAGCACGATGAAGACTTCTGTAAGAATCTTGCTAACTGGGCAGACATTATTCGTAAGACATTTGCTGATGGTGGTATTGATGAGATCATTAGCACCCGTCGTCTAGTCCACATTATCCGTGCTTATGCTATCTGGGGTGATCGTATGAAGGCGATCAAAGTCTGTGTAAATCGTTTCGATGATGAGACTCGTCAATCATTCATCGAATTGTATGATAAAATTGATGCTGACGTTCAAACTGGGGAGGAAGAAAATGCAGCATACTGAAAAACTTCATGGGTATGTAAACAATCTCGCCATCATAGTAGATGGTGAGGATCGTAAAACTGTAAAAATTATGGGTGGCAATGGTTTGAAGTTGTTTGTCAAAGACCTTGACGGCAAGGTTCAAGAGTGCTACCATAGTAATCTACGCTTAATCTGGGATAACTGAATGGCGAAAAAATACAATGAAGATGCTCTGTTGAAAGAGCTGAGTGATTACATTTCTGGAACTTATGGACAACACTATTCTGCTGGTAACGACAGCATTCAAACGTTAGATCTAATTGAAGCATGTGGAGACGCTGAGGCATTCTGCCGTAGCAACATCCTCAAGTATGCTTCACGCTACGATCGTAAAGGCACTGCCCGTCGTGATATCATTAAGATCCTTCACTACGCATTGCTGCTGCTCCACTTCTCTGACAAATCCCAAATTACCGAATCTTACAATCAATGAGTAAAGTTATTCTTTCTAGAAAAACCCTAGATGTTCTCAAAAACTTCAGTACTATCAATTCCTCGATTGTCTTCCGTAAAGGATCCACGGTTAGAACTATCTCTAATGCAGAGAACATCCTCGCAAAGTTTACTGGCGAGGAAGTGTTTCCTGTTGACTTCGCTATCTATGATCTTAGTCAGTTCCTTTCTGGGATCTCTTTGTTTAGCGACCCTCAGCTTGAGTTTGACAACGAAAATTTTGTCAGCATCCGTGGCGGTCGTCAGTCTGCTCGCTATTTCTTTTCTGATCCAGAGATTACGCTCAAGTCTGCTCCAGAAAAAAACGTAAAGTTTCCTGGTGCTGACCTTCAGTTCAATCTAACTGGCGAAGATCTGATTGCTTTACAAAAAGCATCTGCTGTCTACAGTCTACCTGATCTTACCTTCCAATCGATTGAAGGTCATGAAGAGATTAAACTTATCCTTAGGGACAAAGAGAATGATACCAGTAATACTTATGATATCACTGTGGCAGGTTGCTCTACTGGCACCTATACTCTTGATCTTAAGATTGAGAACATTCGTCTTCTCCCTGGTGACTATACTGTCAAAGTATCCCAACACCTTATCTCAGAGTGGACCAATGTAAATACTGATTTGACTTACTACATTGCCCTTGAACCAGCGTGAAGCATATTCTCTTTACACTCAAAGGGTGTAATGTTGATCTTCTAAATGACGAGGAGTTCATCCGAGATATTATTTACACTACATCTAAAAGGTGTAAATCAACTCTGCTATCCATTAACTCACATAGGTTTGATCCGCAAGGTGTTACTTGTGTGGCGATGCTGGCAGAGAGTCATATTAGTATTCACACATGGCCAGAGAAAGGTATGGCAGTCTGCGATATCTTTACCTGTGGTGAGCATACCAAACCCAAGAAGGGTATGGAGTATATGCAAATGATGTTCAGTGCCAAGGACATCGTATCTAAATCATTTACTAGACCATTAGAATGAGCAAAGAATTTTTGTGGGTGGAGAAATACCGCCCAAATATTGTTGAGGACTGCATCCTTCCTGCTAGCACTAAACAAGTGTTTCAGGGTTTTGTAGATCAAGGAGAACTCCCTAACCTGATGCTGACAGGCACAGCAGGCGTTGGTAAGACCACTGTTGCTAAGGCATTGTGTGAGGAGATTGGTGCTTCTTACATCGTCATCAACGGGTCTGACGAGGGACGTTTCCTAGACACTATCAGGAACCGTGTTCGTCAGTTTGCTACGACTGTCTCTCTCACGTCTGGGGCATCCCACAAGGTGGTCATCATCGATGAGGCAGACAACACCACTAACGACGTGCAACTGTCTCTGAGGACTGCTGTGGAAGAGTTCCATAGCAACTGCCGTTTCATCTTCACCTGCAACTTCATCAATAAAATTATTGAACCGTTGCACTCACGTTGTACGGTAGTTGACTTTAGAATCAAACCTGAGCAGTCTACTAAACTTCAGGGAGAATTCTTTACTCGTCTCAAAACTATTCTAACAAATGAGAATGTTGAGTATGAAGACAAAGTTCTCGCGAAGCTTGTCAAGAGGTATTATCCTGATTGGCGTCGTCTTATTAACGAGTGCCAGCGTTATGCTGCCACAGGGAGTATTACTTCTGCTATCTTGGTTGACGTTGCAGATGTTAATCTGGACTCTCTACTTACATCTCTGAAGAAGAAAGACTTTACTACTGTAAAGAACTGGGTAGTTCAGCATCTGGATAACGATCCTAGTATGGTGATGCGTAAGATCTATGACAGTTTGTATGGTGTATTGAAACCTGCTTCTATTCCTGAAGCTGTTCTTATCATCGCCAAGTATATGAAAGACATTACTATTGTTCCTGATCAAGAGATCAATCTGTTGGCATGTCTGACAGAGATCATGATGAGTTGTGAATTCAAATGACGCTACTCAAATTTATTGAAAAAGAACCTAAATTTATTATGATGGAGGAAATGTATGAGAGACTCGAAAACGAAGCAGAACGGCAGTGGGCATATATCAAAAGTCAAAACGACACCAGAAAATGTAGCAGAAGCAAATAAAGCATTGTTTCATGCTACAATGAACTTACCTCATGCTGCTGCTCATTGTGGTATGACTGAACGAGAGATGAAACATATCTTTCGTGAATACTTAAAATATAACAATCCAGATTACGATGCCAGTTGACTCTCTTTATTCTATCCCTTTTTATCGTGCTAGTGTATCTAACCTTGAAACAATTCAAAGTGAGTTAAAACCTGCTATTGAAAGTATTAAAATTGATACCATAGATGATTGGGGAAGTCCGCATAAGTTATCAACAACGACCTTTACTGATAGTTTTATTGATGAATACAATTTAATTAATTTTAAAAATGAAATCTATAAACATGTAGATGTAATGTTATCTGATCTTAGATTTGATATGAGTGCAAACTACACAGATTCTATGAGGGTGAAAATTAATTCTTCATGGGTTTCGTTGTTTGAAAAACATGACTATGCACATATTCATGATCATGGTGATGCGGATATATCTGGAGTTTACTACTATAAAGTAGATGAATCTCATGGAGATTTTTTTGTATCCAGTCCTTTTCCTGCTCTCTCCTCTTCATATCCTTTCTTTCATTTGTGTAATAGAAGAACTTTTCAACCAGTAAATGGTACACTATATTTGTTTCCTGGATTTTTATCTCATGGAGTTTGTACAAATACTTCTGATGTAACCAGGATCAGTGTAGCATTTAATATTTACTTTCAACGAAACGTTTAATTATGGCAAGTTTGAAATCTCTTAAGACTCCTCTTCGTTATCCTGGTGGAAAGAGTCGTGCCTTGAGTAAACTCTTTCAGTACATTCCTAACCTGAAAGATTACACTGAGTATCGCGAACCATTTATTGGTGGTGGTTCTGTGGCATTGGAAATTGGTAAACGATATCCACACCTAGACATCTGGGTCAATGATCTTTATGAACCTCTCTATAATTTCTGGCGGGTGCTTCAGGATCAAGGACAAGAACTTCGTGATGAGTTGGTTCAACTTAAGCAACGTCATCCAGAACCAATATCAGCAAAACTATTATTTTTAGACGCCAAGGAGAAAGTGAACGATGATCAGATATCCGATGTATTTCGTGCTGTTAGTTTTTACGTTGTTAATAAGTGCTCTTTTTCTGGTCTCACTGAATCCAGTTCCTTCAGCAAGCAAGCGTCAGAGAGCAATTTCTCGATGCGAGGCATTGATAAACTTCCAGACTACTCCTTGATGATCAAGAAGTGGAAGATTACTAATCTTCGCTATCAAGAACTCTTTACTGATAACAAAGACATCTTTACTTATCTAGATCCTCCTTATGAGATTGGTTCTAATCTCTATGGTAAGAAGGGGAATATGCATAAGGGATTTGATCATGATGGGTTCGCTGCCATCTGTGATCGGTTTGTTGGTCATCAACTTGTGTCATATAATTCAACGCAACTGATCCGAGACCGCTTCAAGAAAGGGTGGACAGCTGCTGAATTTGCACACACTTACACCATGAGGAGCGTGGGGAGTTATAATACAGATCAAGCGTCTCGCAAGGAACTCGTCCTAACCAACTATGAAATGTGAAGTCACTCTCTACGTAGCAGGCACCGTCTTTAAGGAGGAGGTCATTGCTCGTAATTACGAAGAAGCAAGGCAAACTGCTATTGCTCGAAATCCCACTGCTAGAATTGTTTCTGTTACCGCTGTATTTAAATAATGTATCAACTGAAAGATTACCTGTACTCCATCAATCAATCGAAAAAAAGTATCCTAAATGATGACGCTGATGGTGAGCGAGGGTATCCTCCTTATATTGTTAATAGGTGCTTGTCTTCTTTCACTGATACTATTCTATACGTCAATGAGATGAATAAAAATTCTCACCTTGACAAGAAGATGCAATATGACTTTTTACTAAATAGTGTGAAACCGAGGAAGCGTTTCTCTCCTTGGGCACGAAAAGATTCTATTGATTATCTTGAAGTAGTTAAAGAGTATTATGGTTATAATGACGATAAAGCTCTACAAGCACTCAGAATTCTCACCAAGGATCAGTTAGATCATATTACCAAGGTATTGAATAAAGGTGGAAAAACATGAATGATGAAATTATAATCCAGTGGAAACAATCTGATATGGTTGAAGTGGTTCTTGGAGAACCAGATGATTTTCTCAAGGTGAGAGAAACTCTAACACGTATTGGTGTTGCTTCACGTAAAGAAAAAAAGATTTACCAGTCTTGTCATATTTTGCATAAGCAAGGTAAGTATTATATCGTTCACTTCAAAGAGTTGTTTGCTCTTGATGGTAAAAATACTAACTTGTCTTTAAATGATGTTCAACGTCGTAATCGTATCATTCAATTGCTTAGTGATTGGGGATTGATCACTGTTGTTAACCTTGAAACAATTAATGATCTTGCTCCTCTGAATCAAATTAAAGTCTTGTCTTTCAGAGAGAAAGGTGAGTGGACACTTGAGAGTAAGTACAATATCGGTCGCAAGAAGACTACGGTAGAGTAAACCGCAATTTTTAATAAGGAAAACCGTTATTAAACTTTAAACGATTGTCGTTAAATAAGAGTGTGATGCCTAACGGGTCGCATATAAACGTCGCTTATTTAAGGACATGGTAAACATTAACTGGGAAACATATACTCCCTACTCAATCGGATTTGATGAAACATTCAGCAGACTTGAAGCTATTGCGGGAGGTGGATCAAATTACCCACCTTACAATGTGGTGGACGGACATGATGGCAGAACCTTGCTGGAGGTCGCTCTTGCAGGATTTTCAGGAGCAGATATTGAAGTTACAACAGAACGAAATGTTCTAACAGTATCTGCTAAGAAAGCACCACCGGATAAAGAACGTAAATATTCCCACAAGGGAATTTCATATAGAACATTTTCACGCAACTGGCAAATGGCAGATGATGTAGAAGTGGAAGATGTGAAATTTGAAGATGGTCTTCTTAAAGTTCTTCTTGTCAAGAACCTACCAGAGAAACAGAAACGAAAAACTTGGTTCTAAATAAAAATGGAAGGCACTTGACGGTGCCTTTTTTTAATGCTAAACTTAGAAGGAATTCATAATAACTATGGCAGTATCAATCTTAACTTTGAAAACTGGCGATCGTGTTATTGCTGAACTGAAAGAAATCTTTGATGGGGAGGGAGACGACAAACGTGGAGTTTGTCTCCTCATGGAAGAACCATACGTTCTAAGTTTAGATGGCAGTTCGCCGCAATATCTTACTGAACAAAGTGGATCGGAATATCAAATTCGATTTAGTAAGTGGAATCCTTACTCTTCAGACTGGCAGTTTAAGATCCCCTATGATTGTATCATGACAATCAGTAATCCAGAACCTGGATTACAAGAAGCATACGAAAACAAAATCGCTGAGAAGCTTGAAAAATATGGAAGAGACACAGACACAGACACAACTGAAAGTTAATCATTCAGTTCGTATTGCAATTCTTTCTACTGGAGAAAGAATACTTTGTTTATTTGGCGATGTAAAAGATGATCAGAACAGAACAATAGGGTATAAAGTAATTTATCCTTTTGCTTTGGGTCTTGGTGATAAAGATGAAAATGGAAACCTTCCAATTAGGTATTCAAAATGGTGTCCCTATACACCAGTTCAAGAGTTTCGTATTAACGGCGAACATATTATCAGTGTAACATATCCAGATAATGCTATCTTGGAAAATTATGTTTCTGAACTTGAAGAATATGGGTTGACCAAAGATCAAATTTTTTATCCTGAGGAATCTAATGGAGATAACAGCGAACCTGCTGAAACTGCAGAATGAGTGGATTATCGCTCAGGTAGAACCTGCTGAGGGTGACACTATACCAGGTGACCCTGACGTGTGGATGATCGAACCTTATGTGGTAGACTGTGAAGGTCAAATAAATCAATGGGCTCCTCATGCTGCTGAACGTGAATTCAACGTTAGGTCTTCTGACCTGACTGTTGTGACCAATCCAAGCAAGGCACTCCTTGCTCGTTATATCGAATCTCTTGAATGAAGTTTTACACTAGTGTTGAGCAAGCAGGCAATCGTCTGCTTGTACGTGGTTATGAGAATGGCAATCGCTACAGCGTAAGGGTTCCGTTTAGTCCCACGATGTACTTGCCTAGTAAAAATTATTCTGAGTGGAAAACACTAGAAGGTGATTGTGTAGAACCACATAAGTTTGGTTCTATCAATGATGCCCGTGAATTTATCAAACAGTATAAAGAAGTTGATGACTTTGATATCTATGGAAACTCTCGTTTCCTGTATCAATACATTGCAGAGCAGCATCCTGAAGAGGAACTAAAGTTTGATAGTAGTAAGATCCGTGTCTTTACTATTGACATCGAGACTGCTGCTGAGAATGGTTTCCCTGACATCGAGACGGCAGACCAAGAGATCCTTGCTATCAGTATCAAGGACTCCTTCAGCGGTCGTATAACGGTCTTTGGTGCCCGTCCTTTTAACAACCAAGACAAGATGGTTGACTACATGCACTTCAGGTCTGAGGAGACTATGATGGGTGCTTTCCTTGACTTCTGGCAACAGAACTACCCTGATGTTGTTACGGGGTGGAACTGTCAACTGTTTGATATGCCATACATCCATAATCGTATCAATCGTATTATGGGTGAGAAGTTTGTGAAGTTGTTGTCGCCTTGGAAACTTGTGTCGCAGCGTGAGATCTTTATCAAAGGTCGTAAGAACTTCTCTATCGATATGCTTGGCATCTCGCAACTTGATTACCTTGAGTTGTATAAGAAGTTTACTTATACCAACCAAGAATCATATCGTCTGGACCATATTGCTTTTGTTGAACTTGGATCTAAGAAACTAGATCACTCAGAGTTTGATACATTCAAAGAGTTCTATGAGGGAGACTGGCAGAAGTTTATTGAATACAACATTCATGACGTTCGTCTGGTAGATCAACTAGATGATAAGATGAAGTTAGTTGAACTCGCATACACTATGGCATATGATGCTAAGGTAAATTACGAGGATGTATTCTCACAGGTTCGTATGTGGGATAACTACATCTATTGTGAACTGCTTAGGCGTAAGATTGCTATTCCTCCCAAGAAGGAAAGCGCAACTAAAACAGAGAAGTATGCGGGGGCATATGTTAAAGAACCGAAGCCTGGATTCTATGATTGGGTGGTGTCTTTTGATCTCAACTCTCTGTATCCTCATCTCATTATGCAGTACAACATCTCGCCCGAGACCCTTCTTGACAAGAGACATTCAACAGCAACTGTTGATAAGATCCTTGATAAAGAACTAGAGATTGATGGTGAGTATGCTGTGTGTGCTAATGGAGCTCAGTATCGTAAAGATAAGCACGGGTTCCTGCCACAAATGATGAAGAAGATGTATGACAGTCGTGTTATATTCAAGAAGAGAATGATCAAGGCAAAGCAACAGTATGAGAAGACTCCTACTGTTGAACTCATGAAAGAGATCGCCCGTTGTAATAACATCCAAATGGCAAAGAAGATTTCTTTGAACTCTGCTTATGGTGCTATTGGCAACGAACACTTTAGATACTATCGTCTTGCTAATGCTGAGGCTATCACTTTATCTGGTCAGGTTTCTATCAGGTGGATTGAATCTAAAATGAATGGGTATCTAAATACTCTTTTGCAAACGGAGAAGGTAGATTATGTCATCGCTAGCGATACCGACTCGATCTATCTTAATCTTGGACCTCTTGTTGATAAATTTTTTGCTAATAAGTCTAGCGATAAAGCAGCAATTGTTTCAATACTTGATAAGATCTGTGAAGACAAGTTGGAACCATTCATCGAATCCTCTTATCAGGAACTTGCGGATTACGTTGCGGCGTATGATCAAAAGATGAGTATGAAGCGTGAGAACATCGCTGATCGTGGTATTTGGACTGCGAAAAAGCGTTATATTCTCAACGTATGGGACAGTGAAGGGGTTAGATATAACGAGCCCAAGATGAAGATTATGGGTCTTGAGACTGCGAGGTCTTCTACTCCAGCGTACTTTAGGGATAAGTTATATGCAGCGTTTAAGATTATTATCGGCAAAACAAATGATGAACTTATCGATTTCATCAATGTCGTGCGAGCAGAAACCAGACTGCGACCCTACGAAGAAGTCGCCTTCCCCAGAGGAGTTAACAATCTGGCAAAGTATCGCCACCCAAATGAGATTTACCAGAAAGGAACACCCATTGCAGTGAGAGGTGCTCTACTCTACAACTACTATGTTAAAAAACATAAGGTAGAGAACAAGCATCCTCTTATTCAGGAAGGTGAAAAGATCAAGTTCATGTATCTTAAGACACCCAACCCTCTTCATGAAAACGTGATTAGTTTCTTTGGTGAGTTGCCTAAGGAGTTTGGTATTGAGAAGTATGTAGACTACCAGACACAATTTGAAAAGTCTTTTCTCGAACCGCTCAAGAATGTGCTATACTGTGTCGGGTGGCAACACGAGAAAACCATTACCATTACGAGTTTCTTTGGATGAGTAAGAGAATTTTTGTTGTGACATGGACTAACCATCTTGTCGGTCAAGTAGGACCAGAGGACATCAAGTGCTTTGAGGACTACAAAACTGCCTGTGGGTTTGCTAAACTCATGGGTAAGTCTTATAATTATGTAAACTTTTACGAGGAGAATGTAGAAAAATGGGATTCCTAGACACAGTAATTAGGGATAGTGGCAATGAGTTTGCTAGTCGTGTTAGTGAAGGGGTTGCTGCTGGCGACATTACATCTTACGTTGATACTGGGTCTTATATTTTTAATGCCCTGGTTAGTGGTTCGTTGTTTGGAGGTTTACCCGCCAATAAAGTTACTGCCTTGGCAGGAGAATCAAGCACTGGTAAGACTTTTTTTGCTCTCAGCGTCGTTAGTAATTTCCTTGCTGCTAATCCTACGGGTGGAGTCATTTATTTTGAGTCTGAATCTGCTATCTCGCGTGATATGATTGAGACTCGCGGTATTGATTCTAAGCGTATGATCATCATGCCTGTCGCAACGATTGAAGAGTTCCGGACACAAGCTTGTCGTATCCTAGACAAGTATATTAAAGAACCTAAAGACGAGAGGGTTCCTATGCTGTTTGTGTTAGACTCTCTTGGTATGCTTTCAACATCCAAGGAGATGGAAGACGTTGCTAATGATAAGCAGGTCAGGGACATGACTAAGAGTCAGTTAATCAAGGGTGCCTTTCGTGTGCTTACCCTCAAACTAGGACAGGCATCTGTTCCTATGATTGTGACCAACCATACATATGATGTTATCGGTTCTTATGTTCCGATGAAAGAAATGGGTGGGGGAACAGGTCTTAAGTATGCTGCTTCCACAATCATTTATCTTGGTAAGAAGAAAGAGAAAGATGGCACTGAATTAGTAGGTAACATCATCAAGTGTGAGGCAAAGAAATCTCGTTTAACAAAAGAAGGTAGTAAAATTGAGACACGTTTGTTCTTTGATGAACGTGGACTTGACAAATACTATGGACTATTGGAACTGGGTGAGAAGTATGGAGTCTTTGAGAAAGTTGGAAATCGTATTAAGATTGACGGCACCTCTGTATATCCCAAATCAATTCTTGCAGATCCCGAGAAGTATTTCACAGAAGAAGTAATGGTTAAACTTGAAGAAGCAGCACAGCAAGAATTCTCCTATGGCAACTGAGCGCATTCAACAAACTATCTTACGTAATCTCATCTTCACTGAAGAGTATTATCGTAAAGTAGTCCCTTTCCTAAAAGCAGATTATTTTGAGGAGTATCATGAGAAAGTTATCTTTGAAGAGATCGCTGACTTTGCTGGTAAGTACGACAAGGTTCCTACTCAGGAAGTCTTATCGATTAATCTCCAGAATCGTAATGATCTTACTGACGAAACGTTCAGAGATTCGTTATCGACAATACGAGGACTTACCGATGAATGGGTTGACTACGAGTGGCTCCTCGACGCAACTGAAAAGTGGTGTCAAGACAGAGCAATCTATCTCGCCCTTATGTCCTCGATCAAGATCGCAGATGGAGGTGATAAAAAAATATCAAAGGATGCGATCCCAGGTATCTTACAAGAGGCCCTGGCAGTATCGTTCGACGAACACATAGGACACGACTACATTGAACAAGCAAAAGACCGCTATGAATTCTACCATCGTAAAGAGGAGAAGGTTCCCTTTGATCTCGAAAAGTTTAACTATATCACGAAAGGTGGTATCTCTAACAAGACTCTCAGTGTCGCTCTTGCTGGAACGGGTGTCGGCAAGTCTCTATTCATGTGCCATTGCGCTGGTGCCGCACTCACGCAAGGGAGGAACGTACTCTATATTACATGTGAAATGGCAGAGGAGAAAATTGCTGAACGAATTGACGCAAATCTTTTAAATGTTTCTATCAAAGATATTGCTGAACTACCTGAAGTTATCTTCAATTCTAAAGTTCAGGAGATCTCTAGGAAGACTAGAGGCAAACTTATTATCAAAGAGTATCCCACAGCATCAGCACATGCGGGTCACTTTAAATCACTTCTAAGTGATTTGTCTCTCAAGAGGGATTTTAAACCAGATATAATCTACATTGATTATCTGAACATCTGTGCATCAGCGAGGTATAAAGGTGCGATTGTCAATTCTTACACGTATGTCAAAGCGATTGCTGAGGAGCTTCGGGGTCTTGCTGTGGAATGTAATGTTCCTATTGTCACAGCTACTCAAACTACTCGCAGTGGTTATGGCAATAGTGATCCTGACCTTACCGATACTTCTGAGTCTTTTGGTTTGCCTGCCACTGCTGACTTTATGTTTGCTCTTATCAGCACTGATGAGCTTGAACAACAGGGTCGCATCATGGTCAAACAACTTAAGAACAGATACAACGAAACCGCTGCCTCACGAAAATTCATGGTGGGAATTGACAGATCCAAGATGAGGCTGTATGATGTAGCGGAGGATGCTTCTGATATTAGCATCGACCAAGAGGACCCTGGTGAAGAGTTCTCACAATTTGCCCAAACACAAAACCGACTATCTAAATTTGCTGAGTGGAATGTATGACTATTAATTTTGACCGTTATGAAGAATTTGTTTCAGCAGTTACTTCAGAAGCTTCTACAAACTTTGTTGATTTCGCTGACCGTATTGGTGATCTGGATCGACAAGGTGCCAATATTGAGAGACTGCTTACTGCTGGGGTTGGAATTAATGCTGAGGGCGGTGAGTTCCTTGAGATCATTAAAAAAATGGTCTTCCAAGGAAAACCGTGGAACGAAGATAATCGTGAGCATCTCATTATTGAGTTGGGTGACGTTATGTGGTACGTTGCTCAAGCTACAATGGCACTTGATATATCCTTTGATGAGGTAATTGAAACTAACGTTAACAAACTGAAGAAGCGTTATCCTGGCGGTGAGTTTAATGTTCATAATTCAGAAGTTCGTGCTGCTGGCGACAGATAATGCTTAGTCTCTGGATCCACTTGGTAGCATTCTTTCAAGTTGTGGTAGTGAATTGTATTCATCCTGCCAACTGGCAGTATTGCTATCGAGTAGACCAGTGGCTCTTGCCAGAAGTCAAGGAAGGGTATAAACTATGGACAGGACAGACAACCCCCTATCAAAGTGAACAAAATTATCTCGACCTCCCCTCTAAATAGTTAGACGGGAGGTTTTCTTATGGCATTTAATAGCATACCTAAAAACTCCTCTGAAATGAGAGCTCTTGCTGGGAGTAGTATTGAAAAGAAATACAGAGGACCAATTATTCATTTTTACAACCATATTAAAAAGCACTATGGTATAGAAGATGCGTTGGCATTTAATCCTAAAACTAACGCAGGTAAGAGTTGTAAAATTATGCGTGGTTTGAAAGGAACAGTTGATGTAACAAAGGTTAAGAGACAGGTAGGATTGGATACTAATTTTAAAATTACTTGGGGTGATGGTAGTAGAGGTAATCGTGGCACAGGTAATAGAGGTAATTTATTTGAGGGGCAACTTGAGAACGGATTGAATGATTGGATTGAGACTGGAGAATACTCTGACAATCCATATAAAAATCTTATTGCTGATCTAATAAAATACTATGACCTTGAAGATTGTCAGATTGTAGGGGTTCAAGAAGAAGGTAGTCAAAATAAAGGAAGACCACTGAAATATGAAAATGGAAATTGGAAAGTTGGTGATGCTGATGGATCTCATTATGATATTGGATCCACCGTTACAGACCTTACACTGACAACAAAGAAAGGATCTAAAAAAAGTGTTATCTATCTTTCTCTTAAAACTAGTGGCACTACTACCATGTCTAACTTGGGAGTAAAGAAAATATTTACCAAGGATGAAATACAGAAAGGTGTTATTGAAACTGATGTAGGATTAAAAGTTTTAGAAACTTTTGGTATTAATAACGATAGATTTTGTAGAATTTTTAATGAAGCAGCAATGGGTAGAGTTAGAAGTGGTGGAAATGATCCTAATCCACAATTTAATAGAACTTTGTTACAGGGTATGATTCGTGGATCTATTGGATATGGATATCACTATACACATAAACAAGGAAATAAAATTAAAAACTTTCCTATGACAAAGCAGTTGTGTGATCGTGCTACTAGTATCACTTCTGTAACTGTCCACTATGGAGGTAAGACTGGGACAGGACAGCGTGTTGATATCACGGTCAACACACCCATCATGGAACTTAAGTTTAATATTCGTGACACTAGCGGCAGTGCGGACCCATGGCCTGATAAACTACAGTCAGCATACAAGTTTGATGGTGAAGCTGTGTTCAGTGTTCCTGAGGATGGATACGTAGACTAATGGCAAACATTAAACAGCTCAAGCACCTAGAGCACTTGGAAGATGAGATGCTGAACTACGGCGTCGATGGGTGTAAGGCAGCAGTATCATTTCTTAAAGAACTCCGCAAGATGTTGGGTCAGCAAGAGAGTGGTGGTTTTATGCAGACTAAGTGGGACGGTGCTCCTTCTGTTATCTGTGGTATGGATCCTCTCGCTGATATCTTTTTTGTGGGAACTAAGTCTGTATTTAATAAAGACACTCCTAAAATTTGTTATTCGGAAGAAGATGTTGACTCCATGTATAGTGGAGACCTCGCAGAAAAACTTAAGTTTTCATACAGGTATTTTAGTAAACTTGGTATCAAGGGAGTTATCCAAGGAGATCTTCTTTACACTTCTGATATTAGAAAAGAAACTGTAGATGGAGAATTACTATACACTTTTAGACCTAACACTATTACCTATGGTATTCCTGTAGATCATCCTATTGGTAAAGCAGCAGGTAAATCCAAGATTGGTGTAGTATTTCATACTCATTATCAGGGAACTGACTTGCCTACTATGCAAGCACTGGCAGGAGCTCCTGTCGATACTTATAATGATATTCCTGAAGTTTTACTTGTCAAAAATGATACTCCTATGGATAGGGTTGGGTTCTCTAGAGCAGAGATGTCTAAATTCAATAACTATATTTCAAAAATTGAACGTATGTGTGGCATCTGTGGTGATTTTTTAGATGAATTAGTTGCTAAGACAGGTACTACTGGTGATTCTAAGTTCCACATCGCATCTTATCTAAAGCAGTTCTTTAATAATGAGATTAAGAATGCTCGTAGTATTGTCAGAATTGATGAGACGATGTATGACATGCTTAACTTCTATGAAGAGAAAACAAATAAAGAACTTGCCAAAATTAAAACAGTTGCGAACCTGACTAAGAAGAGATCTCTTGTATATGATAGTCAGAACTACGTAGTAGATAATGTATACAAGTTTAAAGCAATGCTTACTCTGTATAAAGAACTCCAAGCAGTCAAGCAAATGGTTATAGATAAACTGGACCACCTGGAAGAGTTTAGAACATTCGTTCAAACTGACAAGGGATATAAGGTTACAACTCCCGAAGGGTATGTCTTACATAAAGACGGTGATATGATTAAGTTTGTCAACCGTATGGAGTTTGCTTACAATAACTTCACCCTACAGAAGCAATGGCGTTAAATTGTAATACTTGCTACTTTACATTTGGTAGGTTTCAACCACCTACTACAGGACACAAAGATAACTTTGATGGGGTGAAACGTATCGCAGGTAGTCATGACTATCGGATCTATATTTCTCAAACATTTGATACTAAAGGTAAGAACCCCTTACCACCTGATCGTAAATTGTATTACATGAACTTGATGTTTCCAGAACATCGTGGTAAGATAATATCTGGACCCAAAGATCCTGTTGCTATTATGCAAGACTTAATGTTGGCAGGATATAATGAAGTTGTATTTTTAGTTGGATCTGATCGTGTTAGTGCGATGCAGTTCTTACACAGATACAATGGCAAAGACTTCTCGTTCAGAAAGATCGAGATACAATCTTCTGGTAGCAGAGATGCTGATGGAGATACCTTTGCTATTTCTGGAACGAAGATGAGACGTGCGGCATTTGCTGACGACTTTAAAACATTTCGTTCTGGTATTCCCAGAGCATTGAATGATAAACAGTGCCAGAAAATGATGGAAGAGATACAATCAAATCTACCTGCGAATTTTAAATGAAAGATTTCAAGAAACTACGAGAAGAAGCACTGCGGCAACAACAGAGGCAGGAAGAAATATTCAAAGAAGGTGATGCTGTTATGTCATCACGTACAGGAGAGAAAGGACATCTCCATAGAGTAGGTGGAAACTATGCTATAGTAATTTCTGAAGAAGGTAATATGTTTAGAGAGTGGATTAGGAATATTAGATCTATAAATAATACGAGAAGAACCTCCTTGTTAAACGATGAAGTATCAGAAGACAGTCAATAGCGTTAACAACAATGACGAGTTTTCGTCTGGGTTGATGGAAGCATACGGTAAATGGATGGGTGGAGATACCTTCCAGAATACTACCATCAGCGAAGCAGCATTTGATGGTATGCCACAGCAGTCCAATGGTGCTGAAATTGAAGACACTACAATAAAAGCAAAGAAAGCAAAGAAAACGGTCAAGAAAGAAGAAGTAGAAGTTCTTGAGCGTGAAGAGTATGAGATCGATGGCGAGATTTATGTCATCGAGAAAGTAAAGATGGATGGCGTTGATGACAACGGCAACACCTCATGCTGGAAAGGATATAAGAAGCAAGGCACCAAGAAGAAAGGTGGTAAAGAAGTTAACAACTGTGTAAAAGCAGGCGTTGAGTATGAAGGTAATGAGCTTACAGAAAAGAAACTTGACCCCGTTGGTAAAGCAGATGCTGACATCGACAATGACGGTGATGTAGATAAGTCTGACAAGTATCTCCACATGCGTCGTAAGAAGGTCTCCAAGATCATTGGTATGTCAAAGAAAAAATGAAAACATTTAGACAACTCCGCGAAGAGTGCGATTGTAAAGATAAGGAACGTAAAGGTAAGAAGAAAAAATCTACCATAGAAATCATGCCTGTTGTCAACGATGGCAAGAAAGGCATGGTTACTAAACCTACTAATGAATCAGTATTTGCTGGTAATTATCAGGGACCATTGTATGCTCCTCATCCTGACCTTGTTAAAAAAGTTAAGAAAGAATCATTTGAAGGTGGCGTAGCAAAAGCAAGAAAAGACTACCGTTCTGGAACACTTTTAAATTTTAAACAGTTCATGTCAAAATTGACAGACATTTTAGACGAGTGGGAGAAATAAATAGTTCATGCTCTATGACATGAACCAATGTTATCCTTTCTACTTCCACTAGCATCCAAAATTATTTCTGATGCTGTTAATAAAATTCCAGAAAATGAAGAACTGGGCGAGAAACTTGTTGAGATCTGTCTTGCTATTCTTGCTAAAGCAGTTAAGTTAACTAAGACTGACATGGACGATCAACTCTTGGAAGTTGTATCGAAAGCGATTGCTGCTCGCAAAGATTCCTGAGAATATAAATAACCATTAGGAAAATAAACGCTGAATAAACATGTCTCTATACGGAAGAACTGACAGCAATGCAAATAAAACCAAAGCTGGTGTAGGCATTGCAGCGTCAAGTCAAGCAAAAACTACAGTCTTCGTTGACGAGACTGAAGCACAACTAAACGAAACCAGGTCTCGTGGTATCACTGGTCCTGGTTGGTGGTCTTATTTCACCTATACTGATTCTTCTGGCGCAACCCGTCATAAGGCAGAGCAATTGATTGTTGTTGCTAACCCTGATCTCAACTCTAACGAGACTCAATCAGATGACACTATCGCATCAGACGTTGCGTCCGCAGTAACAATTACTGTTCAACCTGCTAACTCCACATCTTCCTCTGGTGCTGGTACTTACACCCTCACCACTACGACAACAGGAACACCTGGAACACTTGCATATCAGTGGCAGCGTCAGACAGCAACTGGTAAGCGTTGGGTCAACATCGCTGCTGGTACAGACACAGGTATTACTTATGCAGACTTCACGACAGCAACTCTTGCTTACAGTGGTCTCGCTGGCGATACTCTGGACGGTAATAAGTTTAGAGTCAAGATCACCTCTGCGGGTGGTACTGAAGAAGTAATGTCTGACGGTGCGGCAACACTAACCTTCGGAAGTTGATGAATGAACTTCGATGAATTGACGCCAGACAACTGGCTCTTCTTTGCTATTCAAAATTATAACAACCCGTCGTCAGTAACTTATAGTGATTTTGAAGAAGACTTAAAGAGATTTAAGTATATCAAAAGATTGCTAAAGCGATATGAGACGACGGGTGAATTAAAAACACATCTTATTTTAAATCATATCATTGTATTATATAATGTGTTTGGTGATGCAGCAACTCCGTTGTTGTTTTACAAGACAGAAGCGACATATTGGCGACAAATTACTGCTTTCATGTTGTTTCTAAATAGATTACCACCTAACTTTACTGATGCTGACGAAGAATGTCTAAAAAGTCTGAATCTAATTTAAATGAAATGGTAGCAGGAGACGGTTCTGGTCTTCAATTGCCACCTGCTTTTGTTATGGTGAATCCTAGACAGCACCGTAAGTATAAAAAGAACAACCAAGATAAAGTTGATGGGCGCACATCAGGCGCTCGCACTCTCTTCGATCGTATACAAAAAAGAAAAATGAAAGAACAAGTAGAATCACAAATTGATGAAGCTATTGTGTCCGATACAGAGAGGGCACAGAAGTCTATCCAACAGGGTAAGAAACTGAATCGCCAAAAAGATATGCAGAAAAAGCGTAAAGAGGCGAAAGAAAAAATGATGAATAAGTCTGGTGAGATGGATACTCTCATGAAGGCACGTATGTCTGACTTTAAAAAGAAGGCAAAGGACCAAGAAAAGAAAGTCCAAAAAAATTCTTATGAACCCACAGGTGAAATTATGACTGAAAATCAAGATGTAGTTCAAGTTGCATTAGACGTTGCGACATCAGAACTTAATCCACAAGGCGAAGGATCATTTGCTAAGGTACAATTTGGCGATGGATCTACACAGAACCTTGATAACTTCTCAGCAAAACGTATTGCTGCTTGTTATGCTCAATTGGATGATTCTCATAAGCAACAGTTTCAGTATCTGCTGAACAAAGATGCTTCTTCATATCAAACAGCACTCAATTTCGCAGTAAGGAACGTTTAAGTATGGCACTTGGTCTTGGTAGATTAGCAGTATTAGAATCAAAACTCGATATTTATGAAGACCTCTCGAAAGAGATGCTTGACAAGCTCGAAAGAGCAGTTGGAACAATCTCGGAAAACAGCAACAGAGTTGCTGTAATCTTGGAGCGCCACGAAAATCGTTTGGATGAATCTGAACGTGCCGATAAACTCATCATCGGTATGCTAGAAGAGATGAAGGAAAGGCATACAAAAGATATGGAGATGATGCACGAGAGAATTGGCAAGGTCCAAAAGAAAACAGAAAGCAATGCTAAGTTTGTCATTGCTACCTCTGCTGTCTTGACAACCCTTGTGACAGTATTACAAGTGTTCCCTCCTGTCTTCAAATTGTTGACACCACAAGTAAACGCTGCTATTATAGGACCAGCGAATCCTTAGTAATGAATGTCATTTATTGACGTAAAGTATATACAACTAGTATCCTCTCGCTTGACTCTTTTCAGTCGCAAGAAGGCAGACCTGTATAATTTCAGGTGTCCTTACTGTGGTGACTCACAGAAGAGAAAGAATAAAGCGAGAGGATATTTTTTTAAGATTAAGAATACTTTTGTATATAAGTGCCATAACTGTGGAGTTGGCAAAACACTTGCTAATTTTTTAAAGGATCAAGATACTCTTCTTCATGACCAATATGTCATGGAGAAATTTAAAGATGGTGGAACTGGTAAGGGAACTACAGTACCCAATCCTAAGTTTGAATTCAAAGCGCCAAAATTTGCAAAGAAAGATACAAATCTTGAAAAGATTTCTTCGCTAAATATATCTCACCCGGCAAGAGAATATCTTGAGAACCGAGGGATCAAAGATCTAGATTACTTCTACTATTGTCCCAAGTTTAAGGCTTGGACAAATGAGCAAAAGAAGATGTTTGATACTCTTAGACAAGATAGTGCTCGCATTATCATTCCATTCCGAGACAAAGAAGGTAACCTGTTTGGATACCAAGGCAGATCGCTCGCCCCTAAGGCAAAACTAAGATATATCACGATCATGCTAGACGAAGAACACCCAAAGATCTTCGGACTGGATAAAATAAAAGACGACAAACCTGTTTACATTGTGGAAGGACCATTCGATGCCACCTTCCTCAGTAATTCTGTTGCTATGGCAGGATCAGATGCTGATGTTAGAACCTTTGGTTGGAACAATTACATCTGGGTATTTGATAATGAACCACGCAACAAAGAAATCGTCAATCGAATCTCTAAAGTTATTAGCAAAGGAGATAAGGTAGTCATTTGGCCAAAGAAGATACAGGAAAAGGACATAAATGACATGTTCCTTGCTGGACACGACGTTCAAACCATGGTAGACTCTAATGTCTATGGTGGACTAGAAGCAACCCTTAAATTAAACGACTGGAAGAAAGTATGACAAACGGACACGGTATCAAAGTAAAGAAGCGTAATGGCGCTGTAGAGGGTTTGAACCTTGATAAGATCCATAAGATGGTAGAAGAGGCATGTGAGGGTCTAGGGAGCGGTGTGAGTGCCTCTCAGGTAGAGATGAACTCTGGTCTCCAATTCTTTGATGGGATTCAGACAAGCGATATCCAAGAGATCCTTGTTCGCTCTGCTAGCGACTTGATTAGTTTGGATAATCCTAACTATCAATTTGTTGCTGCTCGATTACTTTTATTTGGAGTTCGTAAGCAAGTCTTTGGTCCTGATTGGATCAGAGGATACCCTACTGTGTTGGATCATGCAATAAAATGTGTCTCCAAAAGTGTGTATGATGATGGTATCTTGCGTAAATATACTCAAGAAGAGTGGAACAAGATTGATTCTTATATGGATCATGATCGCGATATGTTGTTTACTTACGCTGGTCTTCGCCAAGTAGTAGATAAGTATCTGGTTCAAGATCGTAGCTGTGGCGAAATGTATGAGACTCCTCAATACATGTACATGATGATTGCGACAACTCTTTTTCAAAATTATCCTACGGAGACTAGACTGGATTATGTCAGACGATACTACAACGCAATCAGCAAGCACAAAATCAACATCCCAACGCCAATCATGGCGGGAGTTCGGACACCGCTCCGTCAATTTGCATCTTGTGTTCTCGTTGATGCTGATGACTCCCTCGATAGTATCTTTAGCAGCGATATGGCTATTGGTAGGTATGTCGCACAGAGGGCTGGTATCGGTATTAACGCAGGCAGAGTTCGTGGCATCAATTCTAAAATTAGAGGCGGCGAGGTACAACACACAGGCGTTGTCCCCTTCCTTAAAAAGTTTGAAGCAACTGTCAGATGCTGTACACAAAACGGCATCAGAGGTGGTTCTGCTACAGTTCACTTTCCTATCTGGCACCAGGAAATAGAAGACATTATTGTTCTTAAGAATAATAAAGGAACAGAAGACAATCGAGTGAGGAAACTTGACTACTCAATCCAAATTTCAAAAATTTTCTACGAGCGTTTCATTGCGAATGGAGAAATTAGCTTGTTCTCACCGCATGACGTACCGGGTCTGTATGATTCCTTTGGTACTGACAGGTTCGATGATTTATATGTGGGGTTTGAACGAGATGAGTCTGTTCCAAGAAAGACTATCGGGGCGCAGGAACTTATCCTAGATATTCTAAAGGAGAGAGCAGAGACTGGTCGGTTATATCTTATGAATATCGATCACTGTAATGCACATTCTTCTTTTAAAGACAAGGTTTACATGAGTAATCTTTGTCAAGAGATCACACTTCCAACAAAACCACTTCAGCATATCGATGACCCTAATGGTGAGATTGCTTTGTGTATCTTATCTGCTGTTAACGTAGGTAAGGTATCAAAGAAAGATGAACTGGAAGAAATTTGTGATCTTGCTGTTCGTGGTCTGGAAGAACTGGTAGATTATCAGGAGTATCCAGTAGAAGCAGCAGAATTGAGCACTAAGAATCGTAGATCTCTTGGTATTGGTTATATCGGACTCGCACATTACCTAGCAAAAAATGGAGAACACTACGATGACCCAGGAGCATGGAAACTCGTCCACGACTTGTCTGAATCTTTCCAATATTACTTGCTCAAGTCAAGTAACGCCATCGCTAAAGAGAAGGGCAAGTGTGGATATTTTGATCGAACCAAGTATGCAGACGGTATCCTCCCAATCGACACTTACAAGCGTGATATCGATGAGTTCTGTGGAACGGAATTGAGTCATGATTGGGAAAGTCTTAGAGAATCTATCATTACCTACGGTCTTAGGCACTCAACACTGTCCGCACAGATGCCTTCAGAGAGCAGTTCCGTTGTGTCAAATGCCACCAACGGAATCGAACCACCTAGAGGATATCTGTCCACTAAAAAGTCCAAGAAAGGACCACTCAAACAGATCGTTCCTCAGTATGGTACTCTCAAGAATAATTACACTCTTCTATGGGATATGAAAGGCAATGATGGATACATTAAAATCGTTGCTGCTATGCAAAAGTTCTTTGATCAGGCAATTTCTGGCAACTGGAGTTATAATCCAGAGAACTATGACAATAATGAGGTTCCCGTATCTGTTATGGCAGGTGATTTCCTGAAAACATACAAGTATGGATGGAAAACTTCTTACTATCAAAACACATATGATAACAAAGATGATTTGTTAGATGTTATTGATGAAAAACCAAATCAAGTCCAAGATTTATTATCAGAAATTTTAGAAACCGAGGAGGATGACTGTGACAGTTGCAAAATTTAGGACATACAACCAAATGCGTAGTCAAGTAGATGGCATGACGGTATTCAATACGAGTATCGTTGACAGCACCAAGCAAAAGATGTTCTTTGGACCCCCTCTTGGGGTTCAGAGATATGATAAGTTTAAGTATCCTGTGTTTGATAAACTTACACAGCAGCAACTAGGTTATTTCTGGCGTCCTGAAGAGGTATCTCTACAGAAAGATCGCGCTGACTATCAAATTTTAAATGATGCACAGAAACACATCTTCACGTCAAACCTCAAGTATCAGATCCTCCTTGACTCCGTACAAGGTCGTGGTCCTGGCATGGCTTTCATGCCTTATTGCAGCCTACCCGAGCTTGAGGGTGCCATGAATATCTGGCAGACCATGGAGATGATCCATAGTCGCTCTTACACCCACATTATCAAGAATGTATACGCTGACCCTTCGGATGTCTTTGATAAAATTTTAGACGATGATAGGATTCTTGCTAGAGCACAGTCAGTTACTAGTGCTTATGATGAATTCTTACGGGCAGCACAAGAATGGGGTGCTGGAAACCAATGGGAACATGCTCTTGACGAAGTTCCAACAGCACAGATAGAACTTCGTGAACTCAAGCGTAAATTGTATCGTGCTGTAGTTAATGTCTATATTTTAGAAGGCATTCGTTTCTACGTATCATTTGCTTGTTCGTTTGCTTTTGGTGAACTCAAACTTCTAGAAGGATCTGCTAAGATTATTGGTCTCATTGCTAGAGATGAGAGTCAACACATGACTATCACCAAGAACATTATCAAAAAATGGCTGGAAGGTGATGATCCTGAGATGGTTGAGATTGCTAAGGAAGAGGAAGAGAATGTCTATCAGATGTTCCGTGAGTGTGTAGAAGAAGAGAAGTCTTGGGCAGAGTATTTGTTCAAGGATGGTTCTATCATTGGTTTGAATGATAAATTGCTTGCTAAGTATGTTGAGTGGACTGCTAATCGTCGTCTGAGATCTATTGGATTGAAAGCAATCTTTGATACTCCTATTAGCAACAACCCTCTACCATGGACAGAGCACTGGTTATCTTCTAAAGGTATGCAAGTTGCTCCTCAGGAAACAGAAGTAGAATCATATTTAATTGGGAGCATTAAGCAAGATGTTGAAAAAGATACGTTCGCTGGTTTTCAGTTGTGATAAGATATTCTTTACCTGGTTGGAGGGAAGACCTCCTGCAGACAAACCTACTCAATCAGGAGGAGAGAGATCTCCTCTCAAAGGGTCCGTCAAGTCTCGCTCAAGCGTGGAGAATGCAGGCAATAAAGTACAAATACGCGACCCATGGGACTGAATAAATAATGGAGGTTATATCATGAGTATGTGGCAGAAAATAAAGAGTATCCGAATCCCTGGATCTATCGTGGGAGCGTCTTTGACGGGTCTCTTATTGGGAACAACTATGGTTTTGTTTACAAGATTACCTGTAGCACCACCAACCGTTCCTACATCGGTAGAAAATACTTCTGGCAAAAACGAAAGCCTAGAGATACTGGTCAAACTACCAGACGGCGAAGAGTTACTAGTGAAAGTGACTGGAGAAAGTACTATGGAAGTTGTCCAGAGCTTACAGATGATGTTAAAAAATATGGACGGGATGCTTTTGCTAGAGAGATCCTCTCCTTACACACCACACCAGGACGAGTCAACTATGAGGAGACCCGTCAACTCTTCGTCAACAACGTTCTTACCGAGAGCTTGACAGACCACACCCCCACCTACTATAATAGCAACATACTCGGACGCTACTACAGGAAAGACTATTTTGATTTTGGAAACGATTCTGGCGTTGACGCCTGCTGACTACGACCACCTTGCACGAGCAGTGCAAGTTGAAGCAGCAATTAATACTAATGATGAATACTGTGTTGCGGTTTCTATCCTTAACCGTGTGAATTCACAATACTTTCCTAACACTGTTGCCGATGTAGTCTATGCTCCTGGACAATACGAAGGTTTCTTATACCGTCGTCCAGCTGCTAAACCTAGTGTTGTTGCTAAGTTAAAAAACACAGACAAACTTCTGGAAGCATACTCGATTATTGGCGATAGAACCAGTTTCAAAGGACAACGTATGTTGCCTTATCGTGTAGTTGCAGAAGATCCCATGTGTGATCGCAAAGGAAACTTTTACCATTACCATTGGCAAAGTTGAAAAGATATGACTCAGTAGCTCAGTTGGATAGAGCAACTGCCTTCTAAGCAGTCGGTCGTTGGTTCGAGTCCAACCTGAGTCGCCAGTCGGTATGGCGGAATTGGTAGACGCGCCAGGTTTAGGTTCTGGTGTCTTATGACGTGGAGGTTCAAGTCCTCTTACCGACACTCGCTCGAATAGCTCAGAGGTAGAGCACCTCCTTTACACGGAGATTGTCGGGGGTTCGATCCCCTCTTCGAGCATTACTCATATGAGGTTAAATGCTTACAAATGTTATCCGCAAGATGTAAAATGTGTGGCAAAGAACTGACAAGCACCAGCAAAGTTCAGTTCTGTGGATGTCCAAATCAGATGAAAGTCGTAGACGATACAGTAGGAGCGATTGACTTGGGTCAAGTAGTCCTTACAAATTATGACAAAAAGATTAAATATCATGGTATGCTGACACCAGATGACCTAAAATACCAGGAGGAACGACGCCAACGTAAGGTCCGTCGCATTAATTTTGAGGAACGCTAATGATTAATCTAGACGCTCGTTATCACGAATACTTACATAGCAATAAATGCTTTACTATCGATGGAGCATGTGAGAAAGTAATTGCTTACGGGTGGACAGATGATGGTTCGACCATTGATGGGTATTATGTCTTGACAAAGAACTATAAACTCCAGTATAATATGAAAGAACAATGTATCTCGATGCAGCAACGCATCGGAGTGTAATTAACCTACCGAATATGAAAATTTTCCTAGACACTGCTGACTTTGACGCCATTTCTGAACGCTATGAGACTGGTCTAGTCGATGGTATCACTACAAATCCTACACTAGTTCGTAAGTCTGGTGTAAACTACCTTGACTTTATTAAGACACTTGCTTCTGAATTTCAGTTTGAAAGCATTTCTGCTGAAGTTGATGGAGATACTGATGTAGAAATGATTCGTAATGCTCAACAGTATATTGAGATTGGAGAAAACGTTACTATCAAACTGCCTCTCACTAAAGATGGGTTATCTGCATGTAAAGTTCTCACTGATGATGGTATTGAAACTAATGTTACGTTATGCTTTAGTGCTGCTCAGGCAGTGATGGCAGCGAAGGCAGGTGCCACATACGTTTCTCCATTTGTAGGACGTATGAATGACAATTCACTCAGTGGTGTTGAACTTGTTCGTGCTATCTCTGGATTGTATTGCGCTCATGGTGTTCGCACCAAGATCCTTGCTGCCAGTTTGAGAGATGTCCACCATGTCTCGCGTTGCTTCCTCTATGGTGCTAGTGTATGCACACTACCACCTGCTGTGTTCGACAAGATGTATAACCATGTCCTGACCGATTCTGGTCTGGCAATTTTTGAAAAAGATTTTAAGGAGATCAATGGTTGAAGTCCCGTTTGCTGAATTTGAAAAAGACTTTGATGCCTACATGGATCGCATTGAAGCAGGCGAAAAATTTATTGTTCGCAAACCAGATGGAACTGCTGTCATGGCAGTCCCTGCTGAAGAATACAAAGAACTAGCAGATCAAGTTACTGATCTTGACTGGGAAGATATGATGACAACACATGATGATGCTAGTTAAAAAATTAATCTCTAAGTATATCTCTTTAATCCAAAAGATTCCAGAGAGACATTATTGGCCTATCTTTGTGTTCCTGTCTCTATACTTCATCGTTCCGATGAGTGAGATCACAGTTACATTAACAGCAATTCTTTACTTCAAGTTTGAAAAGAAGATTGCTCCTGTGATAGGCAAATTCACCAAGAGACTTCCTAACTGGTTGAGGTTTGGTGGCGGTCTCGTCTTCTTCCTTGTGATGATTGATGATACATTGTTCTACTTTGCTCTGATTGCTCTAGCATTCTGGAGCAGCAAGCAGGTCAAAAAGAAAACTGTCCCACCCCCTTTACATGACGATGAGGAGGTGCTACAATATGGAAGTAACAAGGAACCTGATGAAACCAACCGTCATTCTTGAGAGATCTCCCTACCGCTACGTTCAGTGCGGTCTTCTGGAGATCAATGGTAGACCTGACTACCGCATTCAAAAAATGAATGAATGGACTAAGCGTTATACAGACATGTATTTCCTTGACAATCAGATGCAACTGGACACTTGCCTTGAAGATCCAGAGTATACCAAATGGTTAGACCCTGATCCCGATGTATGTGCCTATCGTAAATTCAATTCTGTGAGAAATCCCTATGTCAATTAAGTCTCATCTCGAAAAAGCAGAAGACTCTGCTCGTCAAGCACTTATCAACGCTCTTGCTGAGGGCGAGGATTATTATCTCACTGACCTCTTTAATTTACTAAATGATGTTCGTGAGTTAAATAAAAAAGTTGGTAATACTATTCGTTTTACTGACAACTCAACACAATGGGAAAGCGATAGACTTGAATATAATTTCAATTTGTCGTCTGATTATCTCAACCGTCCTGGTGGTGATATGGATGCCCTAGATAACGTTCTTGATTTCCCTAAAGGAGATATCATTATCAATACATCTGATGATGATACTATCACCTTCAGTTAGTCTCGGTAGGACTATAAACTAGCCCTGGTGCGGGTGATTACGTTGCCGCCTGGTTTCTACATTCCAGTTAAAGATGTAGTGGTGGTGCCAAACCCCTTCCGTGTGGCTGTTTTCTTGTTTAGCAGTTAAAATAATAAAACAAGTGGCGTGCATGTGCTCGGGGTTGACAACCCCAACTTTACAAAATTCTCTCTTCTATCCATGGCAAAAAATAATGGAATTTATTTAATTCCATCTGGAATTGACCAATCTGTATCCAATGTCATACAAAAACAACTTGCTGATTCTTCTCTCGTAGAAGGAAAACTTCAGGATGATATACTTGACAAACAAATTCGTAATGTTTCTGTTTCTTGGATTAATACAGATCATTGGATTTCTGGAATGTTAGCACATTTTATTTCTGTTGCAAATAAAGATCATTTCCATTATGATCTACATGGGTGGGCTGATAGAATACAGTATAGTGTATACGATGGGAAAGGAACAGGATATAGATGGCATAATGATCATCAAAAATCTGTTTACTATACTGATATGGTGAGAAAATTGAGTATTAGTTTGTGTCTAAGCGATGATTACGAAGGAGGAGAATTTCAAATTTATGATCATGACATTGAACTAAGTACATTTAAAATGAAATCTGGTGATGTTGTAATTTTTTCTTCAGAAATGATGCATCGTGTGAGACCTATTAAATCTGGATGTAGATCATCATTAGTTGGATGGTATGCTGGTCCTAACTACAAATAACCCTTCGGGGTTTTTCTGCGGGTGTAGCTCAGTGGTAGAGCGTCAGTTTTCCAAACTGAATGTCGTCGGTTCAAGTCCGATCTCCCGCTTTAATAAATACTTCTAGCTTAGAAATAGTGTCTTCAGGACTGGAAGTATGTCAAAAATTCTTGCAAACCAAATTGCCAACTACGGGGATAACTCTCCGGTTGAGGTGAAGGAGGGTGTAAATATTCCTGCTGGAAAACCATTACAGACTGGTGGTGTCAGTGGATCTTCTGGTCAAGTCCTTACATCAACTGGTACTTCTATTGAGTGGACGACACCTTTTAATGGTAGTTATCTTACTCTTACTAATACACCTTCAATTCCAGCAGCACAAGTTAAAGCAGACTGGCTTGCTGTGGGATCTATTGATGAAATTTTAAATAAACCTGTTGTACCTGCTCAACCATCAATCGTAAACGCTGGTGCTAATGGTGGGGGAACTCTTTCATATGATACTGTAAATGGTCAGTTCACTTTTGAATCTGCTGACTTATCTTCATATGCATTAACAACTTCTTTAGCAAATTCTGGCAATTGGGACAGTGCATATGGTTGGGGTAATCATGCCTCTGCTGGATATTTAACTACAGAAACAGACCCACAGTTTAGTAATTGGTATACTAATTCTGGCGCTGCTGGAATTACTACTACATCAATCAATCAGTGGAGCACTGCATATGGTTGGGGAGATCATTCTACTGGGGGTTATCTGACATTTGAATCTGATACTCTTGCTAATGTAACTGGTAGAGGTGCTAGCACTAATAGTAATCTTACTTTTAATGGCACTGTAGAGTTTTATGATTCTGTTGAATTTAAAGGAACTAGCGGAGCTAGTTCAGTACACATGTATGATGAGAATGGAATTTATTTTGGTGATCAAAATGATGGAGAAATAATTTATAATAGTACTGGAAATATTATTAAATTTGGACGATCTGGAAGTGCTGGTGAAATAGAAATTAATGCTACACCTATTACACTTAAGCATACTAGTAATACGAAATTACAAACAACAGAAACTGGTGTAGATATCACTGGAAACCTTTCTGTAACTGGCACAACTGATATAGACATTGAAGATTTAAATAATGTTAATATTGGCGGTGGATTATCTGATCAACAGGTTCTCAAGTGGGATGCTGCGTCCACTTCATGGAAACCTGCAAACGATTTAGTTGGTGGTCAGTCTGCTATTGAACTTGCTGATTTGTCTGTAGCATCAGCACCAGTTGGAACAGCAGGACTAGCATACAACAATACTAACGGTGTGTTTACATATACACCACCAGATTTAACTGATTTTATTAGTGATACTGATTTTGGCGCTGAAGGTCTGATGACTACAGATGGTTCTGGAACCTATAGTATTACTATCAATGCTTCAGCAAACTGGAATACTGCATATGGTTGGGGAAATCATTCTACCCAAGGTTATCTAACAACAGAAACTGATCCTGTATTCACTGCTCATGTAGCATCTGGTATTCTGCAGACAAATATCAACAACTGGAACGCTGCATATGGATGGAGTGATCATTCTTTAGCAGGTTATGCAACTACAACTGAACTTAATACAGCTGTAGCAAACGCTGCTAATTGGGATACAGCATATGGGTGGGGTGATCATAGTGTTGCTGGATATTTAACAGCAGAAACACAAACATTAGATGCGGTTCTAACACTTGGAGCAACAACTACACAAGATATTACTACTACTGGTAAAGTATATTTCTCTAACAACTTTGCCACGCTTGGAGATCTTCCAAACGCAACTACTTATCATGGTATGTTCGCTCACGTTCATGCTGAAAATCATGGATACTTCGCACATGCTGGTGCTTGGACACAACTATTAGACACTGGTTCTTCTATTGGTGAACTAGCAGATGTAGATTTAACTGTAGCGCCAACAACAGGTCAAGTTCTTAAGTGGAATGGATCTAATTGGATTGCTGATGATGATGATTCTGGAAACATTGTCGCCAATGCATCTATCCAGGACACTGCTCCTGGTTCTGCTACTATTGGTGATCTGTGGTGGGAGAGTGATACAGGACGCTTAAAGATCTACTACAATGATACGGACAGCTCGCAGTGGGTTGATGCTTCACCACCACTAACAAATCAAAATGTACCTTTGTACGTTGGTGAGTTAGAACTTTATAACTCTGGAACTCAAGTACAGTGGGTAGGTAATAATGGTGTGACAGTATCACTTAGAACTGCTGAAGGTGGTGGTGGATTCCAAAGTGATTATGTTAGAGTCAGTTTCCCAACAGCATTCGGTAGCATCAATGATTACGCAGTTCAAGCTACGGTATGTGATCCTGCCACAGTAGGGCACATTTACGGACACTCTATTCGTAAAACCAATCCACAATATTTTGATATGTTAATTTATAATTTGACATCATCTGCTAATGCTACACAGGCAACAGTTGCTATTACAATCTACGCAATCTAAATACTACGGAAGGAGCATCTTAAGAAATGGCAATTAATTTTCCCTCAACAGCAGGGCAAGCAGTAGATGGAACATTTACCTATGTTGTAGCAGGTATTACTTACTCGTGGAATGGTGAGAGTTGGACTGCTGCTGGTAGTGGTGCTACTGCTACAGACTTAACAGTATTTGGCGTTGTTACTGCTGCAAATTCTGGAGATGGTTCTCTAACATATGATACTACCAATGGAGACTTTACGTTCACTCCACCAGATCTTTCAACTTACTTAACTGGTACAGGATCTATCAGTTCTCATACTGATGTAAACATTACCGGTCCTAATGCCAATCAGTTATTAGTATATGATGGACCCAATTTAAGGTGGGAAAATAAAACTCCTGGATCTGGATCTGGGTTAGATGCGGACCTTCTGGATGGACAAGAAGGTACTTACTATAGTGATGCATCAAATTTAACTACCGGAACGTTGAGTTCTAGTAGGTTATCTGGAACTTACAATATCAGTATTAATGGTTCTGCAAACTCAATTGCATCTGTAGATAGTATTACAAATGTCAATATTACTAGTTTGTCTAATGGACAAACATTAGTTTATAATGGATCTAATTGGGTAAATTCTGACGCTACTGGAATTAGAAATACAGTTTCTTATACATCAACAAATTTATCAGACGCTTCTACATCCACTTTTGGTATTACAACACCAAATACTTACGCTCTATTAAAAGTAGAGTTATCTCATGCTGCGTGGGTGAGGTACTATGTTGATGCTACTAGCAGAACAAATGATTCTGCCCGAGATCAAACTACAGATCCATTACCTGGATCAGGTGTAATTGCAGAAGTAATTTCTTCTGGATCTACTACTCAATTAATTACTCCAGGGGTCATTGGTTTTAGTTCAACTCAAAATAATACTACTTATGTTTCTATAACTAATCTTAGTGGTTCTCAAGTTAATCTGCAGATGATATTAACATTTGTGCCATTGGAGGCTTGATATGGAAGATCAAATTTATATAGTAACTCTCTATGATAGAGAAGAATTGCAAAAATTTTATAATGAGATGCAGCTTACTGGATTTCCTTTGGTGTTGAAGCGTCCTATGAGTAGGAACACACACTATATGATGACAGCAGAACAGGCAGAAAAATTACGTCAAGATCCTAGAGTGTGGGGTGTTGAACGTGCTGATGATTTACATGTTAGATCTCAAAACATTATTAGTATTAATAATGAACCATATTCTGTCGATGGAGATTTTTCAAAGTCGGGATCAAATTCTTCTTATTTTCAATGGGGACATTTACATTGTGCTGGAACACAAGCACAAAGACGAAAAGGTTCCTGGGGATCTGGTGTTATTAACGATGGAGTAAATGTTTTTAATAGTGGAAAACATGTTGATGTTGTTATTGTTGATGATCCAATGGGATATGATGCAGAAGAGTGGTATAGTCCTTCGACTGGAGCAACGAGATTTGTTCAGTATCAATGGTTTAATGAACTGAATACTATTGTCAATAGTATTGATGACGACTTCCAATCGGAACCTACTGGAACAATTACTTATCATCAAACTGCTAGTAATCCGGATTATCATGGAATGCATGTTGGTGGAACCGTGGCAGGTCAGCACTATGGGTGGGCAAGAGAAGCAAACATTTACAATGTGGCAGTTACTGGAAGTTGGCAGTCTGGTCAGTCAATAGGTCCTTATCTTATCTACGATTATCTTAGAGCATTTCATAAAAATAAACCAGTAAATCCTGAAACTGGAGAGAGGAATCCAACTATTACCAATCATAGTTATGGTGGAATTTACTATACTCCTAATGAGAATCTTCAACTGTCTGATATTAGCAATGTTGTATGGCAAGGCGTGACATATACATCTAGCAGTCCTGGTCCTAGTGGATGGACTACTTCTGGATTATCAGCAGACTTTGGAATACGATTTGGGGTGGATACTATTCCAGCATACTCAGCAGGTATCGCTGCTGATGTTCAGGATGCTATTGATGATGGTGTTGTGATTATTGGTGCTGCTGGAAATGATAACATGCTGATAGCAGCACCAGGGGATGATAACTGGAACAATACAGCAACTATTGGTGGTTCATCTCGGTATCTTTGTAGGGGAGCATGGCCTAATACTCCCGATACTGATGTAATTAATGTTGGAGCACTTGATAAAAGTAGTAATTTTAAAAGAGCAACATTCACACAGTTTGGTCCTGGTGTAGATGTTTTTGCTCCTGGTGTTTATATACTTTCCTCTTTTAATAACCAAGGATTTACTGACTCAAAATACACACAAGGATCTGGAAATTATTATTATCCTATTCAAGGAACAAGTATGGCATCTCCGCAAGTATGTGGAGTGATGGCATGTCTTGCTACTGGAAAAAGAAGATTTACAAATGCAGATGTGAGAGGTTATCTTGAAAAAATGTCAATCAAGGGGGACATGACATTTGATATTAATGGTGGTGGATTAGGTGATAATACTTGTAGACAGGGAAGTCCCAATATGTATCTACATATAGAAAATCCAAGACAAGCATCCGGATTTATTAGTGATGATTTAAGAGGAAAACGCACGACTGGAATGACTTTTCCCAGAAAAGTGACGTATTATCAGGAACCATTTACTGATGGTTCGCAAACTTATGAGATTGCTGTCGGTAATGTTGGAGCAAGTTCTTATGTAATGACAGGAAATCATGCAAATGGTTCCTTCGCAAACCAGAATGATCCGCCAATATATTTAAATGTTGGAGACACCGTAATATTTAATGTAACCGCTTCTGGACATCCATTTTGGATAAAATTTAGTCCTTCAACTGGAGTTGGTAATAGTGTGAGTGTAGGAACAACTGGTCAAGGAACTACAAATGGACCAGTTACTTGGGATACTACTGGAGCTCCAGGTGGAACATATTATTATATTTGTCAGTACCATGGTTCTATGTATGGTCCTATCATTCTCTCTCCTTGAGGCATAAATAAACACGAGCACTAGTACCCATTTGGTTTAGTTAGATGTCTGATAGATTTCCTCTTATTGTTAATGCCGTATCAAAGAAAATTGAAGAACTTGTATCGGGAGACAATCTGGAATTAACTGGCAATGGAATTGTTATTAGTGGCGATACTGGTTCTGGTAAATATCTTACGAGTGATGGAAGTAATGTCGCTTGGGGAATTCCTGGTGATGTTTTTCTTGATGCGACTCAGAATGTATCTAATAAGACACTACAATTATGTACTATTTCTGGATCCAATAATTCTATTACGAATATCCCCAACAGCTCTCTAGTTAATTCTGGTTTTGTTGTTAATGGTGAAACTGTTTCTCTTGGTGGATCTCTTACTCTTTCTGATACCAATACAACTTATAGTATTTCAATACAAAATTCTGTAGTTACTACAGAGAAAATTATTAGACTTCTTGATAGTGATGATAATAATGATGACATTAAAATTGCAGTTGGTCCTCCTGCATCTGTACCTAGTGGATACAATGCGTTAGAATTATTTGTAGATAATGTTAGTGATAGTATTACTATATCTGGGTATGTACCGGATAATAATACTATTACTACTATTGAGTCTGCTACTGGCGGTAGTGCTGTAAGCGGTGCTGTAATTTTAACTGCTGGTAATTTCACTACCATTAGTCAAACAGGTAATACGATTACAGTTTCGGGTCAAGATACTGATACGATTACAAGAATTAGAGCAACTACAGGTCAAACCGCTGTTTCTGGAAACTTTACATTCTTAGCAAGTGGTTCAGCTTCTGTATCACAGGGGGTAGATGCTAGTGGTGATCCTACTATTACAGTGGGATCTACAAATACAGTAACTAGAATAAAAGGTGGAGCTTCTGGATCTCTTACTAGTGGAGATATTGATTTTACTGGTGGTACTAATGTAACAGTTTCACAATCTGGTAATAGTATTACAGTTGAGTCTACCGATACAAATGATGTAACTAAATTTGGTGCAAACTCAGAGACACTGGCATTCGGTGATTTTAGATTACTTGCTGCTGGTGCTGCTAATATCACTACGGCAACAAATAGTGGTGTAAAAGAGATTACTATTAGTTCTGTTAATACTGATACTGGTGCTAGTCTAACTGCATCGGGTGGTGTTGTTAAAACTTCGGAAGATTTTTCTCTTAAAAATAATACAAATTTTGTTGGTAATACTGTTATTAAATGGGATAGTGGAAATAATCAATTATCTAATAGTATTATTCAGGACGATGGCAGTACTGTAACTATTGGTGGCGATCTGATAATAACAGGAACTCAAACTATACTAGAGACACAGACTTTAATTGTCGAAGATAATATTATTGAGATGAGAAGGGGTGCAAATCTTACTTCTACTGATGGTGGTATCCAAGTTAACTTAACTACCAATTCTAGTGGCGATGTTATTTCATATAGACAACTTCAATGGAATAACTCTGGTGGGTATTGGAGATCGTGGGACGGATCAGTTGATAATAGATTTGTAACAGAAACTGAAACTCAAATTCTATCAAATAAAACATTACAAAACCCCACACTAAATTCTCCAACTCTTGGAAATGCTACAGCAACTGCTATTAATGGACTTGAAATTGTTAGCACTGCATCAGCAACTTTAGATATTGCATCTGGAAAAACTCTCGATGTTAATCGAGATCTTGTTTTAACTTCTGATAATAATAGTGGATCTGTAACTGTCAACGTTAGAAACGGAGGCAATCTTGCAATGACCTCTGATACATTGGCAACGTTTGCATCTACTACATCTACACAAATGCGTGGTGTTGTTTCTGATAGTACAGGAACTGGATCACTTATGTTTAGTACTAATCCAAGTGTTGTTAGTGGAATTACAACTGGATCATCTGGATTAACATTATTCAATGCTAATGCTACTTCCATTACTGCATTTGGTGCAGCAGATCAATTAATAATTGGTAATGCTGGGGGAATTACAAAATTAAATCAAGATCTTCATGTGTACGAAGATCTTGAAATCGGTGTTAATGACAGCGGAACTATTACAGATGGTAATGTGATTGTTCATGGGCAATTAGATTTAAGAGAGAATGATCTTCTTATTCGTGGCACTGCTACGAACCCCATGAGAATAGGAAGAGGAATTGGTGAGGTTAACACTAACACTGCTGTTGGTGTACGATCAATTAATTCTGTTTCTAGTGGATCTCAGAACACTGCTTTGGGATTTGAGACATTATTAACAGCAAATACTGGCGCATCTAATACTGCTATTGGTAATAGAGCATTAAGAGCATGTGGTATCGGATCTAGGAACGTTGCTCTCGGTAAAGATTCTCTTCTTACAAATCTTTCTGGTGATAATAATGTTTCTATCGGTGCTGATAGCATGGTTGGAAATAGTACCGGTTCTAATAATATTTGTATTGGATACTATGCTGGATATGCACTGACTGGTAATGGTAATGTTATTATTGGTCCTGCCGATGATGAAAATTCTACAAATGCTACTTATATTCCACCTGTTCCTGGTGGCAATAGACAGTTAGTTATTGGATCTGGAACTGAAGCATGGATTAGAGGAGATGATACATTTAAAGTTACTGTTCCAAATGATCTAAATGTATCTGGGGATCTAGAACTTGGTGGATCACTTACAGTTAATGGTACTGTTACTACTATTAATTCAAACGTTGTGTCTGTTGACGATAAAGAGATTGAACTTGCTTCTGTTGGAGCAGCAACATTTACTGCAGTCACACAAAATAATAGTGATACAATTACTGCTGTCACTCCATCTGCAGGACTAATTCCTGGTATGGAAGTCACATCTTCTACTGGTGGAATTAGTGTTCCTCCTAATACTATTATTTCATCTATCTCTGGAAACACTGCCATTCTTTCTGCATCTGTTACTGGCGAAGGAACTGCGACGTTTACATCTCCTGGTGCTACAGATTTGACAGCAAATGGTGGAGGTATTCGTGTCTTAGGAACCTCTGATAAGAGAATTTACTATGATCACTCAAGAACCGATAAGTATTGGGTGATGTCCGAGAACCTTGAGATTCCTTTCGGTAAGAAGTTTGTTATTGGAAATCAACTAGCACTTAGTGCAAGTTCACTTGGTTCTACAATTGTTAACTCTTCTCTGACATCGGTCGGAACACTTACTAGTTTGGAGGTTGATGGATCTCTTACTATCGGTGGTGTGGTCACTGAGAAAGTATTTAATAATTACAGTACTGTACTTACTCCATCTGCTAGCGTTCTTACAGTTAATGTTGCTGGTGCTAACACAATTTGTGGAACACCTGCAGCAGCGCAGATTGATGAGTGGGCATTCACTGGAGTTGGATTATCCAACGGTCAATCTAAGACTATTACATTAATCCTTTCAGCAAATACCGCTGCTATATATGGTGATGACTGTAGTGTTGATGGCACAGCAATTACTAATGGTGTCCAGTGGTCTGGAGGTTCTCCTCCAATTGCAACATCAAACACTGATATACTTACTTTTATTATAGTAACCGATAACTCTGGTGTAACTAAAGTATTCGGACAAGGTAATACGGACTTTAGCTGAGGATAGATAAATGCCAGTAGGTTTTAATAGTCCTGCCAGAAACCTTTTCCTTTTAGGTTCATCCGGGCAGCAAGTTGTAACAAATTTCTTTGAGGCAATTGATAAGTCAGCAGGCACTGATGGTGTCTATATTCCTGACGAGATTAGATATATTGCCTCTAGTCAAAAGTATGCTCTCGCTGGAACTGCAGCAGACAGCAACTCGAAAAATTTTGGGTGGTTGGAGAGACAGGACTATGATTTAGAAACAGGGTCTCTCACTACAGATTATTCTAATAGGATTGAATCAACCCAATCGGGTGTTAATACAACTCTACGTGCTATGGAGTTGGATTCTAATGACAATCTAATTGTTGTTGGTAAAACGGGTACTGTTCCATGGATTGCTAAGTATTCTAATGGTGGTTCTATTGAATGGTCAACAACAACCAACACTGCAAACTTAGAATATTTTGATGTTGCATCTGATAGTAATGGAAGATATTATGCTTGTGGTAGAACACCTCTAACTGCTAGTGATACACAAGCATTTGTAGAAAGTTTTGATGAATATGGAAACCCTAGATGGGGTAAGCAGGCGTACATGCTGGGCAGAGAGGTTACTACTATTGCTATTGATGCCAATAACCAAGGACATGTTGTCGCTGTTGGATATCTAGAAGACGATACTAGAGACAAAGGATATATTATTAAGATTAACACTGCCACTGGTAATGTTATGTGGGACAGAACATTAAGTTCTGGTGTAGACTTAAAATGCACAGATGTTTTTATTGACAGTAAAGATCAGATTTTTGTGACTGCAAATGATGATACTAATGGATATCTTGTAAAGTATACTGCTGAAGGTAATATGATATGGCAGAAGAAAACTAATCAATCTGCTGGTACGTTATCCCATCTTCAAGTACAGTCTGATGGTGAGACTGAACAAACCATTGTCTTTGGAAATTATGAATATAATGGAGATCAGTCTGGAGTACTGAGTAAGTATGCAAAGGATGGCAGACTAGTCTTCCGAAGAACTATGGTTAGTTCTAACAATAATTCTGATACATTTGATAATATTTGTTTAGATGCTGACGCATCATTTTACTACTTCATGTATACTGATCAAACTGAAAGTGGATTTGCTGGAACCCCAGATGCATATATTTTTGGTAAAGTAAGTAGTTCTGGCAATGGTCTTGGTGCATTCCAATATGAAGATGGAACAGGAACAACTATTGACTACGAGATTCTTAATACGGGAGATACTATTGGTAGATTATCAGATGGTTCTGTGAGGAATGATACAAGTGATTTAATTACCTATCCATTCACTGCTAACAAACTAGTCTTTGATGACCTTGCTACTCATGTCTCTAACAAGAGGAGACAGATGGATGGTCCTGGTAGCTTTGAATATAGTGGTAGTCCTGCTATTAGAGTTGCTGACTTCCAAGAACTGAACTTGGGAACAGAATTTAATACTACTAATATTTCAGTAACTACTTCTGGTCCTCCTGTAAATCAAGCAGAATTCACAACAACTGGATCTTTCAGTTGGACTGCTCCTACTGGTGTAACTTCAGTAAGTGTAGTCGCTATTGGTGGTGGTGGTGGAGGTAATCTTTATAATAGTAATTATAACACTGGTGGTGGAGGCGGTGGTCTTGGATGGAGAAATAATATTAGCGTAACTCCAGGTCAGGCATACACGGTGGTTGTTGGTGCGGGCGGCGCAGGAGCTTCTGGTTCTGGTAGTGCTGGTAGTTCTGGTTCTGAATCATATTTTGTTAATTCAGGTACTGTTAGTGGTGGTGGAGGCGGTGGTGCAAATCCAAATGGTGGTTCTGGTGGCACTTTCACTGGAGATGGTGGTGGTAATGGTGGAGTAGGTGGTCAGGTAACAAACACTAGTCCTGTTGGAGCTGTTGTTGGTGGTGGAGGTGGTGCTGGTGGTTATTCTGGAAATGGTGGAGCAGGTGGTGTGAACGAAGCTGTTAGTGGACAAAATCCGTCGGGGGATGGCGCTGGCGGCGGTGGTGGTGGCGGTATTCAATTTTATGGTGGTGGTGTAGGAATATTCGGTCAAGGATCTAATGGTTCTGGTGTATCTGGCAACGCTGGCACAGGTGGTGGTGGATCTGGTGCGACTGATGAAGTATATGGTGGAGGTGCTGGATATAATGTAACTGGAGCTGATGGTGCCGTAAGAATTATTTGGGGTACTGGTAGATCATTCCCGTCTACACTGACAGCAGATCAAACTCCTTCTGCAGGTGGACCTATTACTACCACAGAAACTGTATACACAGCTTTAGATCAATCAGGTAATGGTAATGATGGTGTAGCAGATGGTGCCACCCTCAACGCATCTGGATACTGGGAGTTTGATGGGACGAATGACATTATTGATCTAGGATCAACACCTTTGGTTGCTAGT